GTGGCGAGAACGTGCGATCGCTCAAACGTTTCAACGTTCACAGGCTCTCGATAATTTACCGAGGGGTTAGAGTAGCCCGTTATATTATCTTCAGCATCAAAGTTCGGTGTGCCCTGGATAAAGGCAGTCTGACCCACACCGATCTTAAAGTTATTGTCAGGCACGAAAGTCTTAACACCATTCACATCATCCCAGTGCCCCGGTGGTTGAGCGCCCAGGATGATTCGCTCTAAGAACCCTGCCTGTTCCAGATTCCGCATGAGCATCGTGAGGACAAAGTTAACGGCGCTCTGTGCGTCTCTCGCTGATTGAGTAATTAACGATGGCGCTGACATCTTATAAACGGTATAGCGCCCGCCCCAGATTCAAGCGGATCTCTTCATCATCTAAAAGCTGTTTCTCATTTGAGTCTAGAGTCTGGATTACAGTCTCTCCTGTTATCTCATCAATAAATTGAGATTCAATATAGTCAACGTTGTCTATCTGGTAGCGGTAGTAAATTTTCTCTAGAAACTTATCAGCATCATAAATAAGCTCGATCGCCCCCATATCAGGCGAGTGAATGGCAACACGCCGGATCGGATCATCGGCATTCTCAAACCGCTTCGGAGTCCAGATTCGCAGGTATGCTTCACCTGCCACTGCTAAATCTTTGACAGCTTTCTTAAAGGGATCGCCCATGTCTGCTTCTTGAGTTTGACTCAAGGACTGAATGCGATCGATCCACCTCTGTATCAATAACTCGGCTTCAGTTGCCGCTGAGTTTGGCGTTGCTTCATCACCTTCTTTAGGGTCAGCCTCCACCCGATCGCCGCTTTCGTCCTTAAAAAACCAGTTAGGGAAGCGACCAATCAGCGCACGGACATGGCGATCGATGCAGTTGCGAATCAGGTTGTTTGTTTGGAATACCCGCTCGATTGCCGCATTAAACTCTTGAGCGTTAGGTTCGTTCTCGTCAACCTTGGGGCCAATCCAAAAATCCCAATGATCGCCGTTATATAAATCTAGATTCTCTTGTCTCCAGTCCTTCCGCCAATACTTTTTTGCCTTCATGATGTAATTTTACTCTGGTGCTAATAAGTGGCGTAAGAAACAGCGGCGATCGGTCTGTTAATACGTTGCGTTTTGATTGGTAGTAGTTTGGCAATGAAATAGCCCGCGCTATCTGGTAGATGGTCAAAACCTTTCGACTTGTCAGGTTCGCCATTCTTCCAGCCTTGTTTTTCTAACGCTTCTACATACGGTTCGCAAGTAGCAATGTTGACCAAATATGGACGATCGCCGTTAGGATTGCAAAAGGCTGTGTTCATGGCATTGATGCGATCTTTAACTGCTGGGTTGGAACCATCAACCACAACCTTAAACCCTGCCTGCCTGAGCATAGCGACATCAGAAGAAGCAGCATTAGTTGATTTGCGACTTTGCCCTGAAGCGTCAGGGTAAATTGAGATTAAGGACAAATGCTGTGGGTAACGTTTTTTGATTGCTGCAATCATGGCAGGCGTGTCTTCGATGCCTGTCAAAACATCAACAGCACGGGGTTGATTGTTGCGAAGGACATGAACAACAGCGTTCATGTTTGTCACGTTAAAGTCCATACCAATATGCAAGCGATCGCCCATCTGCACAATATCTGTACAAGTATTCAAGGCACGATCGAAGCGATGGTAAACCAAGTCGCCATTCTGCTTCTTCTTAGGGATACAGCCAAGCTCCTCGTCAGCAGCATCGCCATAGTCTTGGTACATCTGCGATCGCCATGCAAGTTCACCTTCTAATGTCCAAACCTGATTCTGCACTAAGCAGATACGCTGATAAAAACCTTCTGAGAGCGCATCATCCAAAGAAACGCGATGATGACTGTAGTGACGATCGCCAGTCCTGATCGCTTCAATGAGCTTGTTAAAATCATTGTCTTCGCCATCGTGGGTGCTCCAAATGCCGACCGAGCCTCCCCACATCACCACTGCTAAAGCTGCCTTAACCAGTTCTGCTAAGTCTTCATGAAAAGCCGCTTCATCAATCCGTAAGCGTCCCTTCTTAGATCTCAGGTTGGCAGGTCTGGAAGACAATGCGGCAACCTTGTAACCGCTCAAAAAATGAATGGTGTAGGTGAAGATATTTCTACCGTTCTCTTCAATTACGGACTCTTCAAAATCGCTCACACTTAACTGATAAGCTTTCGCCCAGTACGCTACATCTTTGATGTACTGCTGCGCCATCTCAATGTTGTAGCCAATATAAAAAGTATCCACACCGTTTATTTTGGCTGCTTCTAGTGCAGAGTCAGCGGCATCTGCCCAGCTAAATCCAATCCGGCGTGACTTCTCTGCGATCTTAATTAGGCTCTGATCGGCTAGCCACCGACGCTGGTACGGCAGGAGCATCGGCGGGCTGGATGCCCAAAAGGTGTGCTCTAATCGCTGCTGCTGTTTCCTCAGAGAGTCCAGGTCTAATCCGTCGATCGTCGCGATCGGGGATGACTCCTGCAAATACTTCTGTAATCCCTTCTCTAGCGTTGCCCACTTCATCGCTTACAGCCTGTACTAACCATCTTGGTAGAACACCCGCTTCTGAAAGTGTATGAACAGCCTCAAGGATGTCTAGGGGCTTGCCTAACACCCGCTCGATCGCCCACTTTGGGAATACCGACTGGCACTCTTTGAGTAATCTCTTTCTCGTAGGGTTCTCCAGTCCGTGCATTGATACCCGTTTCTTTGGTATAAGTGACTCGCTCCATACGCCCAAAAAGGTAATCAGCAAAAGCCTTTTTAGCTTGCCTTACTAATGTTTCAGGGCACGTATCACGATATTCATCCTTAGCTCTAGAAACGGACTCGGAAAACTCGGAGTAGCGTTTCATCCACTCGTAAAAAGTGTCTTCACTAATCTTGCCTGCTTGCCACCCTGCACGGTCTGATCCAGACTGAGCGATCGCGTCAATAATTGTCTGAACTCTTTCAGGCGTGTACTTAGATTTAGCCATTTAACCTTAGAAGCCGCATTATCCAATCATGCCCTAGATACAAAGCTTTGCGCTAACCATTGCTACCAATCAACTCAAGCCGATGGAGGAATAGATCGACCAAGAGAAGGTCGATCGCACAAAGTCCTGATTCTTTCAGGCTCTCGATCGCCTCTACAAGGTTCTTCAACGTGGCAGAGGCATCTATCAACGAAGCGCCTGCTGTACTATCACCTAACACCGCTGCCGATTGATACCTGAGGCAAAAGCACATCTGATGCACTAGCAGGTTGGTTAAGTGGTCATCAAAGCTTTGGGTCATTTGCTGCTGGGGTGTAAGTAGACTCTAATTGCCATACCCAAGATTCGTCGTAATCATCCGAACCATCGCACTCGCCATAGTCGCACTCTAATTCCCAAAGTTGAACGGTATTACTAGAGGGAGAATAGGCGATCGCCTTAAAGTTGTTGTATTCAATGACTACGGCATCGTCGCTGATAAGCTTTGAAAGCTCAACAGCAATACCTAAGAATGAAGACCACGAAGACTTTTCTTCTATGCTTAAGTCGATAGGCGTGAGTTTTGCAATATCAGCTTTTGTTAGTTTAACCACGCGCTGCCAAAGCCTCGTCGATCGCCTTTTTTGCTTGCTTTAATGCTTCCAAAGGGCTAGCCACAAAGACAATTTTCATTTGAGCGCTAGCAACATCGGCACCGGCAAACCACTTATAGGCTATGCAAACACCATCACGCATTAGCTCAAAAACTTGAATCGGTTGTCCTTCGTAAGTGGCTACACACACTAAGTTTTCTTGTGCAGGGTCTAACGCAGCTTCTTCCGGTTCTGGTTGGCTGTCAGGCACTATCTTAGGGCGCTTAAAGACGAAGTAATCTGTAGTAGCGCAAACCAATTCCCATCCCTGTGAACCCTCCTTGTTCAGGCGATCGGCTGGGTTGCAGGGGGAAAATAAATCTGGCAGCGTTTTGTATTCCCAGGTGATAGTCATCAATCCTCCGTTAAATGCCGATCGGTCAATTCTTCAGGCAGGCAGCGCAGCAAACGGGCGATCGGTGGTAGATGTTCGGCTTTCAGTTGGGTTCTTCCCTGTTCCACCCTGGCAATATATTGCACGTTTACCTTGATACCATCTGCCAATTCTTGCTGTGTCATGTCCCAAAAAGCACGGGTACGGGCAATGTTTCTACCAATGATATTCGGTTGTTTAATGCCTGTCTTTCGTCGTCTAGAGTTAGTCACTATCATTTTTCGATAGCTAATGTCATTTATCAATAGTAACGCCGAATTTTGAAACCACAGTGGCTAGATTTGAAGCGTACTAGCATGTTCATGGCTTGCTATGATGTGGTCTCGCGCCGAAATATGGCATTTATTTAGGACAGTTAATAGGTAGGTAGGAAGTTGGGGGGGGGGGGGTAAGGGGGGTGGGGTAGGGAGGTGGGGGGATAGTCAGTATTATGAGGAAGGCTTAGTAGGTAAGGATGGAGGGGGGGTTGATGTTATGAGGGGAGTTCCTTATAATTAAATAAGTAGTGTATTGAAGGAGAGGATAGTGGGGGGGGGGGGGGGGGGGGGGGGGGGGGGGGGGGGGGGGGGGGGGATGATAGGTGATAGTTGGTAAGGGATAAATGGTGGTACGGTGATATGCATTGTGAAGTGAGGAGATGGAAGTTGTGATTGTGTGTATTGGGAATTAATGATCTGAGTCTGGTGTGGAGGGAATTAATAGATTTTAAGTTAGGTGAGGAATGGTAGTTTGGGGGGATTTGTTGAGGGGTGTGGTTGGGGGACGATGTGGATGAAGTGTTAGATTGGGTTGAAGAACAATATTGATTTATGATATGAATAGTGAGGGCGGGATTGTTAGGGTTTTGCAGTTGGTAGGGGCAGGGTAAGTTATGGGGATTGCGGTAAAAGAGGGGTATGTAGTTGGGAGTAGAGAGATTTTGGTAAAATGTAGGGGGGGTGGGGGGGGGGGGGGGGGGGGGGGGTGGGGGGGGGGGGGGGGGGGAGGAGAATGGTATTAACTTGTTATGTGTTGAAGGGGGTGTGGGCGGCGGTTATATGGGTTTGAGATGTGTTGCGTGGGGTTGAGGTATAGTAGTAGGGGAGGAAATAGTGTTATAATTATGAGTGTGTTGGCGTAATTAAGTTTTAATGGGAGGGTGGGATGGGAATTAGATTGTAGAGGATTGAGTGTTATTGGTTTAGTAATAATTGGATTAAGAGGTGATGTTAGTGAATTGTCAGGGAGAGAGCGAAGATTGTGATTAGGGGCATAAGGGAAGTGGGGGGTGGGATTGAGGGGGGTTAAGGGAATATTAAATATTGATGTTTGGAGTAAGGGGTTGGATGAGGATTGTATATATAGATAATAGAGGGGGGGGTATGGGGGGAAGGGAGAGGGGGGGAGAGGGGGTTTGGATATGAGAGTTATGGTTAAGAATTATGTTGGTTATGTGGGTGGTAATGAGTGAAAGGGTGAAATTTTGTACGAATAGAGAGATTTGAGAATATAAGGTGAGGGAGTTTGTGTAAAAAGATTTATTAAGGGGGGGGCGGGGGGATAGTTGGAGTAATTTTTTTGACTTAGGAAATTGAAATGGGTAGAGGTGGAGTTTGGGGGGAAAGAGATTAAGATTGAGGTTAGGAATGATTTAGATAGGGGGGTAATAATATTGAAGGGTATGTGGCTGTTGGGACAGAGAGGTGAGAGGAAAAAGGGGGGTATATTATAGGAGGAATATAAGGGTTAGCGATTGAGGATATGGGGAGGGATATGGTTGAGGGCAAATATTAGAGATAAGGGATAGGAAGAACTGATGAGGAGGAATGAAGGAGGCTGAGGGTCATATGGGTGAAAGGGAGGAAGGATAGGAGGAGAGAGAGGAGGGAGATTATTAATGATAAGTGTAAAGTGGTTAGGGGGGTTTGGGAGGAGAGTATGAAGGGGGAGTATAGAGGAAGGGGTTAGTGAAATTGGTGAAGGGATAAGGGGAATGATGCGAGTGGGAAGATAGTGGAGATCAGTGGCGATATTGAGGGTTGAGGTACGGGAGTGACAATAGGGGGAGGGTATGAGGAGGGGAAACGGGGAAAGGGATATATTGGGGGGGGACGGAGTATATGAGTAGTAGTTTAGGGGGGGTAGGGAGTGGGGGTGTAGAGTAGAAAGGCAATAAATGAATTTGGAAAGGGTGTAATCCTTAATGAGGATGGTGGGGTGGTTGAGTTGTGATAGAGGGATTTATTTAAAGGTAGGGTAGGATTAGGGGGGAGGGAGTCGGTGGGAGGATGAGGGGGTTCTGGAGAGTTTATTTATGTTTGTATTAAAGTTGGGAGTAGGAGTGGGTGAGAGAGTAGTCTATTGGGATTATAAGGTGAGAGTGAGGATAAGGAGGAAAAGTTGAGGGGGTGGATTTAGGTTTGTTGGGAGGAATAAGGAGATGGATTGAGTGAGGTAGTGTATAATTAATAGTGGAGGAGGAGTTGAGTTGAGGTAGTTAGTAGGTGAAGAGTGGGTTGGGGGGATTTGATTGAGTAGCTTGTATGCGGGGAGGTGGGGTGAGTGATATAAAGGTAGTAAAGAATTTGGGAAGGGGTGTAAATGGGATATTGTGAGATGAAATGAAAGGGTAGATGATTTATGGGATTTAATATATATAATGGAGATATGGGTATGGTTGGGGATGGAATTGGGAAGTTATGGGGGGGGGGAGGATATTATTGGGTTTGTTGGAGTTAGATGGGAGGGGTAGAAGAGGGTATATTATTGTGCTATGATTGTGGGATGATGATATGGGGTAGTTAGACTGGAGTTTGTAGGAATAGTGTGGGGATGAGGATTAAGGATTAGTTTTATTTAAGGGGAATGGAAATTGATGAGAGTATTTTTGATGGGGCGTTAGAGGAAAGAAGGCTGAGGTAAGTTATTTTAGGTTAATTAAAGGATGAGGAGATATGGTAGGGGTGAGAGGAGGATTAGAAGAGAATGAAATAGAAAGGTGTAAAGAAGTGTGGTAGTAATGGGTAGGATGAGAAATTAGGTTGGTATTGTGAGTGAAAGGGAGGGAAATTTTTGTTAGGTTTTGCCTGGATATTGTTCGTTGAGAGGGGGATATGAGGAGGAGGTTGTGAGGATTACGTTAGAGAGTTATAGAAGTAGAGAAAGAGTGCTTTGGTTGGAGAGTGGGTGTTTAATGATTCATATATCGTGCAGAGTGGTGGGATGTTATTAGTTAGGGCGGTAGGGGGAAGTTGAGAATTAGGGTTGGGTGGGGGAATTAAGGTGAAGGTTGGGGGGGGGGGTTTTATTTGTAGGGGGGGGGGGGGGGGGGGGGGGGGGGATGAGGAGGGATATGAGGGGGGGAGAGATTAAAGGAGTGAATTGGAGTGGATGGGGGGGTGATTGAAAAGGGAAGTTTTGAGATGAGTGGAATGGAGGAATTGGAATATGAAGGATTTGTATTGAGTTTAATTATGCAGTAGTGATGAGGGGTGTATGAGTGAGGAGTTAGAGACGTTAAGGGGAAGGGGGGAGGGGCGGTTAGGATGTTTATTTCCGAGCTGGGCAGTTCCGAGCGGGCACCCCGTAGATATCCCTAGCGATGTAGCGGGGTCGCGGTCGGGATTTTGAGCTAGGAGCTTATGGTACACGGGTACCCGTTGCGTGCGGGCTATATTGCCTGTGATCATGCCGTTTCGGTGGGTTACGTATGGGCCTCGTCGAGCTTATTGCTCGATGGGGCGCAGTCATAAGCCTGGTAGGGCTTGCACAGTATGGTGTGCCTTATATGGGTTTGTGTATCGCTCGCTCTAAAATACGGGAAGGAGATTTGAGTGTAGATGCTCAAAATCCACTGCGGTGTTTCTCACTGAGTTCCCCTGGCATGGGATGGGTCCGAGGACACGCTCGTAGCCGTGCATCGCGCTCGGTTCGTGGGGGCTATTGCGTTGCCCGCTCGGGCGCTGCAGGGCGCTTCAAGTTGACCGAATCGCGTAGGTAATTTCGGTTATTTGAGCTTTCGGCGATTTGACCCGTCAGCGTTTTCCAGCGTCTGCGTTTGGGGTGCGGCGCTGTCCAGCTCGTGCGCCCTGCGCTGAGTCTTGTGTCGGCCTTCAGCTAAAGCAATCGGCACCCAGGTCGTGATGGGCCACGTTCGCGGTCACTTGCGATTGCGACCTCAATGCAGAACGTACGTTCTACTTGCTGTAACTGTTGATGATGGAATGGATGCACTGGCCCACCTCATCGCCGCGTCTCTAGGGATAGCCTGGGACATTTAAACATCGCGGCGACGGCGTGGGCAGTTGAGAGACTACGATTGTGAAACGCTACCTCATGACCGGTTCAGTTTGGCATAACTTTTCCTACTTCACTGCACTCTCGAAAACCAGGACGCAGATATGTTGGGATACCTGCAACTTCTGCGAGAGAGCGAGGGGTTAGGGGTCACCTGCACGGCCGCCATCAGTTGATCGAGGGCGTTCTCAGCGTGAGATCCGCGAGCGCTTCAGTATTGCCTCGATTGAAACTCGCTCTGCGGTTCTTGTGCCTGCGTTTTCCCGTGTGCCTCGTCTTGGAAAGATTCGGATAAGATTGCCAGTCAACCCACCTGTGCTGATAAGTTTAATGGGTTCCCCTTCAGGCTGGGTTAGCTCGGCGTGGAAGGGAGTCGGAGGGGTACCGAAAGCGCGAAAAGTCAGTGGATAACCAGTGGGCCAAGGGGTGGGGTGTCAGTTTTGTTTCGTGTTTTCAGGTGGGCAGCGATCGGCCCCTGCTTTTTGGGCAGCGATCGCTTGGGCAGTGGCATTCAGTCTTCGGCCTTTTGTCGCTGGCATGTCCGCGGCACCCTACGAGTAGTCGGTACCTGCTGGTCGTCACTGTGTTGGTGGGGCCCTACTGCATGTCGCATCGGTGGGCTTGAGGTCAAAGCAGGAGTATCTGCATTGAGGTCGACGGAGGGTCCCTTGTTTGTCAGCCATTGGGTAGATACTTGTGAATGTAATGCAAGTCATCGGTCGTCCTGGTGTAGCTCTGCGGGTCCGATGTTCTGATCGAGTCAGGGATGCGATGAGTCCTTTCGCTGCCAGGCCACTGGGATTACCACAGCACAGACCCGTGGGGGTTCCGGGTTTTGCATAAGACTAAGAAATCCACACAGAACCCTCGTCTTTGAGGTCGCAATTGATGTAGCAAAATCTCCCATTACGCCCCTTATTGGCGTACCGCGGTCCCTTATAGAAGACATTGTTAGGCGTGGTGTATTCGTTCGAATCGCCTTGCTACTGAGCGTGCAGCAAGTTGGCCTATGTCTTGAAGTTCACCAGTGTCGGCCTCGGGGATCGAGCGACCGGCTCACGGGATTGGCGGGAGTTCGAGCGTTACCTCGAAGTATTCGCTCGTGGATTGCTTTTGGGTCGCAGAAGGTCATCCATTCCCGCCACAGAAGGCGCCTGCATACCACTTGAAGTTGAACATCTTGGGTTGTTGGACCGCCCGTGATCTTGATTCCATCCATCCCGTCTGCAGTTGTGTATCAACGACCTTTTGCTCTGGCTGCACGGGAGAAACGTACATCCAGAGACCGTATACAACCCTTGAGGTCGTCGCTGGGTCGCCAGCAACCATGGCGGCCAAGGTCGCTGACTCGATCTGTACCGACCCGCTGGGCTAGCGACCCTCACATTTAAAGTGTGACGCCAAAGGGGTGTGAATATAGTCCGACATCGACGATTGCGGGGCAACGTCCTACCGGCGTTCATCGTTTAGTCGGCGGGAGTGCGAGCGCCTGCGTCGTTGCTTAGACTGTAGACGCTTGCATTTTCAAAGTATCGGTGAGTCGGTATTGTGGTTTGCGCCAGATCAGCACCGCAGAAGTGACACGCTCCGATCTATACACCGTGTTCTGTTTGGTTATGCCGGGCCGCTGCTGGCTAGGGCAGAAAACGATCGTTTGTGGCACGATTTATGCAGCAACCCCCCTGTGATCAGAGAGATCCGTTCCTGGTGTGCTGCCGGGTTGGTAAACAGGGGAACGCGAAATACCGTGCGCAATGCACAATGCGGACCGATTGGGGGCACTAGTGCGTTGGGATTGGTCCGTGTCAGCTTGACGGTGAGAGGGTAAACCTTGTTTGGAACGCCAGTTTAGGGCTTTGACGTTGTTTTATTGGTTGACAGGACGGCCAACAGCCTCCTAATAAGATGGTTGTGGGGTTAATGCGCATATCTGTGTTATTGCGGCAGAGCTGGGTAACTGTGTGGCGCATCTAGGCGATTCGCCTGGGCATATTACCGCTGATTTTGCGTCGTTAGCGTATGGGCTGAGTCTGTCCTGCCTTTACGAACCTCGCAGCACAAGCGCTCGCGCCACTGGGGTACAAATGCGCTGGGAGCTGTGTGGAAGACCTGTATTATAAACGTGTACGCCTTTATCCTGTTTGTGGGCTTGTGCGGTTCCACCCAATTGGAACTCCCTCCATTTCCCCGCAAAAGGTGCCAAGTTGTTCCTTGAGGAGCGTTCGCACGGTCTTGGTCTAGGCGATACTGCAGGTTGCCTGGGGGTTGGTTCAGTCGCTTACCTCGACTTGCAAGAGTCCTGTGTGCGCCTGATTCCGAATTGGTGTTGCCTGGGGCAAGACCTTCTCTTTCTGCGGTGGTGTTATTCGCGGGGAAGAACCCCAGCGAGTGAGCGATTCCTATCGCTAAATGCGCCTTTCATGTGATCAACACTTCTAAATAGGCTTCTCTGATATTGCCGTGGATATGGGGCACTTTGTCCGGGGTAAATTATGTCCGAGCGAAATCGCCACTTCAGTCCAGTCACGTTCGGTGCCACGAGGGCCCACCCAGAGAGGTATACGACCTACCTACATCTTAGGCATAATCCACCTGATCATTGCCCCACCAACAGTGCTGTGATGTTTTATGCTTGTGGGAAGGATTTCATTTGAGTTCCCATCAGGAGCACTCCCTGAGAACAATTCTCCAACTATTCTTTGACCATACTTTTTAGTAATGCGCTCCGTTCGTGTGCGGGTTGGCTAGAAATCTAAAGTCGCCTGTGATGTTGCGCCACTTGTCCTCTATCGTCCAATCGGCATGAGCATCGACTCTTGACTGATGCCTTCAGGTAATACCTTGGCTCGACCATGCGACCTCAAGTAGCATCGTCGAGGTGCCAGCGCCAGGGCTTGTCGGTCGGTGGGGGTTCCGGGTTGGTTTCCCGCACAGATGCTTGATGATTACAAACCGCCTGCCAGAAATGTCGTTGCCGGCGCGCTGTCAGTTTTCGTTTTCTTGCCCATCCGACACCGAAAACTCAGCGTCAAAGAGACGTAAGTAAGTTGGTGCTGGCCGTTTGGTAATGACTTGTTCGCCTGGAAATCAAGCAGCCATGAACCTACGCTTCAAATCTACCGGCGGAGGTTTCAAAGCGGCCGTTAACTCTATAAATAAAGTGTTTTTGAAAAAAAAATAAATGATAGTACTATCGAAAAAGATAGTGACCGCTCTAGACGAACGAAAGACGCATTAAACAACCAAGAATCATTGGTAGAACATTGCCCGTACCCGTGCTTTTGGGACATGACACGCTAGCGAATTGGCAAGGATCAAGGTAAACGCAATATATGGCCATGGTGGAACAGGGAAGACCAATGAAACCGTACATCTACCACCGAGCGCTACGTTGGCTGCGCTGCCTGCCTGAAGAAGTGACCGATCGACAATTTAAGTTAACGAGGATTGATGACTATCACCTGAATACAAAACGCTGCCAATTTATTTTCCCCCGGTCAAAAACCCAGCCGATGCACCTTAACAAAGGAGGGTGTCACAGGGATGGAATGGGTTTGCGCTACTACAGATTACTTTGTCTTCAGCGTCCTAAGATAGCGCCTGACAGTCCAGCCCGAGAGCGGAGATGCTGCGCTTAGACCCAGCACAGAAAGACGGAGCGTGTACGACTTCACAAGACATACGCGATACGAGTGTCAGAGTTCCAGTGTATAAGGAACGAGGTTTGGTGTACAAGTGCGATACTGATGTGGTTAAAGGTTTCGATCTGGGTGCCGAGTTGCGCGCGCTCAAATGAAGATTGCCAATGGGGCTGAGCAGAAGAAGCGATTGATGAAAGCAAGCAGAAGGCGCTCGCTTGAGGCTGGTGACGCTAGCTGCAGAGAGCTACAGGTAAATAACATAGCTGATCATGCAAAACACGACACGCCTGATCGACTTAAGCATAGAAGCAGTCTGCGTGGTCTGCATTAGTTAGGTATTGCTGTGTTGAGCTTTCAAAGCTTATCAGCGACGATACCGTAGTCATTGAATACAACAACTTTAAGGCGATCGCCTATTCTCCCTCTAGTAATACCGTTCAACTTTGGGAATTAGAGTGCGACTATGGCGAGTGCGATGGTTCGGATGATTACGACGAATCTTGGGTATGGCAATTAGAGTCTACTTACACCCCAGCAGCAAATGACCCAAAGCTTTGATGACCACTTAACCAACCTGCTAGTGCATCAGATGTGCTTTTGCCTCAGGTATCAATCGGCAGCGGTGTTAGGTGATAGTACAGCAGGCGCTTCGTTGATAGATGCCTCTGCCACGTTGAGAACCTTGTAGAGGCGATCGAGAGTCTGAAAGAATCAGGACTTTTGTGCGATCGACCTCTCTTGGTCGATCTATTCCTCCATCGGCTTGAGTTGATTGGTAGCAATGGTTAGCGCAAAGCTTGTATCTAGGGCATGATTGGATAATGCGGCTTCTAAGGTTAAATGGCTAAATCTAAGTACACGCCTGAAAGAGTTCAGACAATTATTGACGCGATCGCTCAGTCTGGATCAGACCGTGCAGGGTGGCAAGCAGGCAAGATTAGTGAAGACACTTTTTACGAGTGGATGAAACGCTACTCCGAGTTTTCCGAGTCCGTTTCTAGAGCTAAGGATGAATATCGTGATACGTGCCCTGAAACATTAGTAAGGCAAGCTAAAAAGGCTTTTGCTGATTACCTTTTTGGGCGTATGGAGCGAGTCACTTATACCAAAGAAACGGGTATCAATGCGCGGACTGGTGAACCTTACGAGAAAGAAATCACTCAAAGAGTGCCAGTCGGTATTCCCAAATGGGCGATCGAGCGGGTGTTAGGCAAGCCCCTAGACATCCTTGAGGCTGTTCATACACTTTCAGAAGCGGGTGTTCTACCAAGATGGTTAGTACAGGCTGTAAGCGATGAAGTGGGCAACGCTAGAGAAGGGATTACAGAAGTATTTGCAGGAGTCATCCCCGATCGCGACGATCGACGGATTAGACCTGGACTCTCTGAGGAAACAGCAGCAGCGATTAGAGCACACCTTTTGGGCATCCAGCCCGCCGATGCTCCTGCCGTACCAGCGTCGGTGGCTAGCCGATCAGAGCCTAATTAAAATTGCAGAGAAGTCACGCCGGATTGGTTTTAGCTGGGCAGATGCCGCCGACTCTGCACTGGAAGCAGCCAAAATAAACGGTGTAGATACTTTTTATATTGGCTATAACATTGAGATGGCGCAGCAGTACATCAAGGATGTAGCGTACTGGGCGAAAGCTTATCAGTTAAGTGTGAGCGATTTTGAAGAGTCCGTAATTGAAGAGAACGGTAGAAATATCTTCACCTACACCATTCATTTTTGAGCGGTTACAAGGTTGCCGCATTGTCTTCCAGACCTGCCAACCTGAGATCTAAGAAGGGACGCTTACGGATTGATGAAGCGGCTTTTCATGAAGATTTAGCTGAACTGGTTAAAGCAGCTTTAGCAGTTGTGATGTGGGGTGGTTCGGTCGGTATTTGGAGTACTCATGATGGCGAAGACAATGATTTTAACAAGTTGATTGAAGCGATCAGGACGGGTGAGCGCCATTATAGTCATCATCGTGTTTCTTTAGATGATGCGCTCTCAGAAGGATTCTATCAACGCATCTGCTTAGTGCAGAATCAACCTTGGACATTGGAAGGTGAGCTTGCATGGCGATCGCAGATGTACCAAGATTATGGTGACGCTGCTGATGAAGAGCTTGGCTGCATTCCCAAGAAGAAGCAGAATGGCGACTTGGTTTACCATCGCTTCGATCGCACTTTAAATGCTTGCACGGATTCTGTGCAGATGGGCGATCGCTTGCATATTGGTATGGACTTTAACGTGACAAACATGAATGCTGTTGTTCACGTCCTTCGCAACAATCAACCCCGTGCTGTTGATGTTTTGACAGGCATTGAAGACACGCCTGCCATGATTGCTGCAATCAAGAAACGCTACCCACAGCATTTGTCTTTAATCTCGATTTACCCTGACGCTTCAGGACAAAGCCGCAAATCAACCAATGCTGCATCTTCTGATGTTGCTATGCTCAGACAGGCAGGGTTTAAGGTTGTTGTTGATGGTTCCAACCCAGCAGTTAAAGATCGCATCAATGCCATGAATACAGCTTTTTGTAACCCTAACAGCGATCGACCATATTTAGTGAATATTGCTGCCTGCGAACCCTATGTAGAAGCGCTAGAAAAACAAGGCTGGAAGAATGGCGAACCTGACAAGTCGAAAGGTTTTGACCATCTACCAGATAGCGCGGGCTATTTCATTGCCAAACTACTACCAATCAAAACGCAACGTATTAACAGACCGATCGCCGCTGTTTCTTACGCCACTTATTAGCACCAGAGTAAAATTACATCATGAAGGCAAAAAAGTATTGGCGGAAGGACTGGAGACAAGAGAATCTAGATTTATATAACGGCGATCATTGGGATTTTTGGATTGGCCCCAAGGTTGACGAGAACGAACCTAACGCTCAAGAGTTTAATGCGGCAATCGAGCGGGTTTTTCAAACCAACAACCTGATCCGCAACTGCATCGATCGCCATGTACGTGCGCTCATTGGTCGCTTCCCTAACTGGTTTTTTAAGGATGCCAGTGGCGATCGGGTGGAGACTGAGCCGGAAGAAGGCGATGAAGCAGCGCCAAACTCAGCGGCAACTGAAGCCGAGTTATTGATACAGAGGTGGATCGATCGCATCCAGTCTTTGAGTCAAACCCAAGAAGCAGATATGGGTGATCCATTCAAGAAAGCGGTCAAAGATTTAGCAGTAACAGATACGGCATACCTGAGAATCTGGACACCTGAGAAGTTTAAGGAGGCTAAAGACCCGATCAGGCGTGTTGCTATTCATTCACCGGATATTGGAGCGATTGAGTTCATCTACGATAAAGACAAATTTTTAGAGAAGATTTATTACCGTTATCAGGTAGACAACGTTGACTATATTGAGTCTCAGTCTATAGATGAAGCAACAGGTGAGACTGTAATCCAAACTCTAGACTCAAATGAGAAACAGCTTTTAGATGATGAAGAGATCCGCTTGAATCTAGGCGGACGCTACACCGTTTATAAAATGTCAGCGCCATCATTAATCACTCAATCAGCGAGAGACGCGCAGAGCGCTGCTAACTTTGTCCTCACGATGCTCATGCGGAATCTGGAACAGGCAGGGTTCTTAGAGCGAATCATCCTGGGCGCTCAACCACCGGGGCACTGGGATGATGTGAATGGTGTTAAGACTTTCGTGCCTGACAATAACTTTAAGATCGGTGTGGGTCAGACTGCCTTTATCCAGGGCACACCGAACTTTGATGCTGAAGATAATATAACGGGCTACTCTAACCCCTCGGTAAATTATCGAGAGCCTGTGAACGTTGAAACGTTTGAGCGATCGCACGTTCTCGCCACCTCCATCATTTATCACCAGATGGGGCAGGGGCATTTGTTAGCCACTGATCTCAACATGAGTGGTATTGCCAGAGTACAAAGCCGACAGGACTTTGATACAACGCTAGAGGAGCATCGAAATACGGTACAAAGCGCGATCGGTGGGATTCTCGGCGCTGCCCTGATGCTGATGGTGGATAATCCAGAAGCCTATGAAGGCTTAGACGTGGCGGTACAGTTGCGCCTGAGTACGTCGAAGCCATTGCCAGAAGAGTTAGAGCAAAACAGGAAGGATTTTGAGGGTGGTTTAAAAGCAAGAACAACAGCCATGAGTGCAACTGGAATCGAAGATCCAGATGCCGAACAGCAACTTCGTAAAGCCGAGGCGATGGAAGATAACGCACTAGCGATCGCTTCGACGCTAACTACATTGGGAATGCAGGACAATGAAAGCGCGATCGCCATGCTGGAAAGGTTAGGCATCGTTCCGCAAGGCACAAGAGCGACAGTCGATCCAAACCTACCACTGAACCCTGATAACAATGGAACAACAGCAGCCGGAAACAACTAAACACAAATGGATACCTGTAGAAGATCGAAGCCCTGAGACGCTCCAAAGAGTTTTGATTGCATATCGCGATGGTGAAAAAGTGAAATGCGTCTCTGGCTATTTTGAACTGGGTTTTGCAAAATATCCCAATGGCTTTGTACCAGACGATCGCGACTGGGAAATCGACGCGATCGCATGGATGCCACTACCAGAGTATCCCTAATGCCAAACGAACCACAGCCAACAAACTGAACCAACAAACTGAACCCTGACAACAATGGAACACAGATCACCTGACGAAGTTATGGCTGAAAACTTAGCCTCTGACATTTTTGCTAGAGGCAATTACAAAGTAGATAAAGCGATCGAGAAAGAAATTCACGATGCTGTCTTTGCTTTCAACAATCGTTATGGCAAATACCCTAGCTCGCTACTTTTGGGTTGGGGTACTTACCTGATTTTGTGCCTTAATAGCGCCGCTGATCGTGGTTGGTCAGTGCATGACCCGTCAATGAAAATGTCATCGTATGGAAGCATTGATCTTCTGATCGACCCCAGCGAAGAGTTTAAGGTTGCCTGCTGCCTTCCAGAAACACCGTGGGCATCTGCGGTGCAATATTCTTTTAATCATTTTGTGACGAACAATGGCGGAACAACCGGAACCACAGCCAACAATCAAACCGGTTGGCAAGCCTATCTCAATCGCAGAGACGCAGGCGACTAACGATCGCGGTGAAGTTGTCCTAACTCAGGGCGACGTGAACCGGGCGATCGCTGAAGGCGACAAAGAGATTGTGAAATATATTGATGCGGCGAATCGGTGAAAATATGAGCAAGAAAAATAAGAGCGGTGCCAGTCATCAAGATTGGGGGAAGCAAAAGGGCAATCCAATGCAAGATCTTTTGGCTTACAAGGCTGAATTGGGCAGGCGTGAAAGTAGCAGCGCTAGCCCAGTATCGTTAGATCAAATGAGGGCTATGGCAAAAGCTTTTAGAGACTCTATAGACAAGTCAACGGGATGACAGCACAACTCATTGGTGGCACTCGCACGACACTGGAATACGTCAAGACTCTAGGGCAATTCCGCAACGCTCAGAGTAAACGCTTTGTCGATCGCGCCACCGTCCTGCAAGTCGTTGACACAGAGGCACAGCGCACAGCGCTCCAACTGCAAGGGCACACACGGTTGATGGCATCGGGCAAAATCAGCCTCTCTGAATGGCAAGAACGGATGGCAGCTAGCGTCAAGAGTAGCCACTTAAGGCAAGCCCTTATGGGCAGTGGTGGCAAGCTCCAGATGACCCAGCAGCAGTATGGTTTTGTCGGTAGTAGGTTGGCGAAAGAGTATCAGGCGATCGACCAGTTTGCACAGGCTTTAGCCAGAGGAGAAGTTACCGAGAAGCAAGCTTTGGCGAGAGCATCACAGTATGGGCGATCGACTGCCCTATCATTCCATCAAGCTGAGAAAGTGACACGGATTAGAGATAATTTTCAAGCCCTAAGATCGTTAGACGCAGCCGCGCAGCATTGCCAGGAATGCATAGAGTACGACACTAAAGGGCAATGGATTCCAGCGCAAGATGTAAAGCCGACTGGGGCGGACTGTTCGTGTAGGTCGAACTGCAAATGCCGAATATCCTGGAGGCGATCTTTGATCAACCTTTCAACGAATAAATAGCTTAAAATATTAATAGCAGCGCTAAAGAAGACAGCGAATCTTCTTTAGCGCCTAACTACATCCTAGTATCAGTAGGTGAGCTATGAATGATCTTACATTGCCTAAACGGGTAAAAAATGTCCTTGGGCAAAAGTTTGGAATTTTGACGGCTGTTCGACACGTTGGAGTGAGGACAGACATAAAGGCACGATCGCACTATTGGGAATGCTTGTGCGATTGCGGGAAGACAACGCAAGTAGCTAGCAGCAATCTACTTAGTGGTGCAGTCAAAAGCTGCGGATGCGTTACTCCGCTCTTGAACAAAAAGAGAATTACACATGGGCACACCAGTCAGAGCTCTGTTACTCGTACTTACAGAATCTACCAAGGAATGCTGACAAGATGTTACAACCCTGACCGTGATTTCTGGCATTTGTATGGCGGTAAAGGTATCAAGGTTTGCGATCGCTGGTTTCGCAGTTTTGAAAACTTTTTGACTGACATGGGTGAAGCGCCTAACGGGTTGACCTTGGACAGGATTGATAGTAATGGAGATTACGAGCCGTCTAACTGTCGGTGGGCTACTTGGTCTAGGCAAGCCAGAAACAGGTCTACAACTAGAATGTTGACTTGGGATGGTAGAACACAAGCCGCATCAGACTGGGCAGATGAAACTGGTATTCCTTTGGGGACGCTTTTGAGCCGAATTGATAGGTATGGTTGGGATCTTGACAAAGCTTTTACCGAGCCTGTTAAGTTTAGAGAGATAAACACGCCTACCAACCACTGCAACACTAACCTTGCTCCATACAAGCATTCAAAAGACAGGCAAGGTAACCAGCGTTATATATGTCCTGCTTGTGGTAAGTCATGGGCGGCTTAAGTTGCCCCGATGCCGTTGTCTTGTGGTCTGGAAGAAACCGCGATCGCTTAATATTGATAGCAGCAATCTTTTAGCAGGTTAGCAATGAACGACACCCCTGAGCCAAGCCTAGCTAGTGAAGTGTTAAGAGAGGAGGGTTTTGGGCTACCATCCAAGCCAGAGAAAGCACCAACTTTAACAAATGAAGATGCTAAGATATGGCTCATTCAACATCTCGCCGATCGCTTCAGTTTGGATGGCGACACTGTCAAAGCGAAGATTAAAACATGGCAAGAAGAAAGAAACGCTGAAGCCAAAGCCCATCTTTTAGAGTACGGGAAAAGTATTCCTGGTGGCATTCCTGATTCTGTGACCCGTGAATTAGAAGCCATAAATCATGAAGATTCATCGGCTTGGATAGTGAGTTTAGTCAGAACTGGTCAACGTGAATTTTACTTGGAAGGCGAAAGGTTATACGATCGCTGGACTTAACAAGCGATCGCGCTTAAGATCGCCATCTCATAGCGCTTAGGGCATAATATTGCTATAGCTCTTGACAACTTACCCGACACATGGATCTTCAAGCCGCTCTTGCCGCGATTCAAAACTGTGATGCTTTGCCTAACCGTGCCGATATTTATGCTGCTGTAAGTAGTGAAATTGGCAAACTGAAGCCGCTTGAAGAGGAGCGCACAGCCGTTCTAACTCATAAGGCTGAAATCTTAAACGAGAAAAAGAAGCTGCAACAAAAGTTTGAGCAACTTCAAAAGCTGCTTGAAGAAACAGTGTCAAACGTGGCAGAAGGCGAGACAGTTGAAGAGAAACTGAGCAAGATAAAAGATCTCACCACTAAGTTGAGTGAGGCAGAAGCAGCGCGTACTACCGCAGAAACAAAACTGGCTGAAACTGAAGCCAAGATGAACGACTTTGAAAAAGGTCTAACTTATCAACGTGTTGCTGCCAAAGTTGGAACGAATGCCGATGCATTGGCAACTTTAATTAATCTACCGAGCGATCGGTTCCTGATTGAAGACAATGATGTTTTTGTTCTTGATGAGGCGAAAACAAATAAAAAGCCTTTAAGAGAACACGCTCAAGGGTTAGGTAGTTGGGTGGAAAAAGCTTTGTTCCCTGTAGTAGCAGCACCGACTGGCAACGATCAGCCTCCACGTAGAACACCGTCAGCGCCACCGACATCAAGTGAGAAACCTACTGTTAACGCTAACACCATTTTGGCTAGCACCTTTACTGGCCCACCTAAAAAGAAAACAGCATAGTTGCGCTTTTCTAAACTTGGGTTACATTAGTCTCAGATGAGACTGTATTCAAAAACTTAAGGTTACTGTGTAGCCAAGCACTTTGCTCCGTGAGCGCCACCGACCCTTTGTGAGGGGAAGGATTCAACCCCTATCCCACACAAAGGGTTCTTTTATGCGTCCTCGCGTTTTAGCCAAGTCATTCGATCGGGTGTCGCCTGCATGGTCAGGCACACCGCAACATCAACCTAAAGTACTCGTCCCGGTGGCGCATTTCTCAATGCTGCTGCTTTTACTGCGTCCAGTAATGCGATCGTCGTTACAGTTGGTGCCAATGCTGCTGCCAATGCAACCTCGGTCACGGTCACGGCATTAACCGATAACCGCGCCGAAACGACCAATACAAGCATTCTGATTCCGGCTGGTACGCTCCTTGACTTCACAGGTGCGGGCAAGTACGCCAAGCTCACCGCCAACGCCATGAAAGGCGCAACCACGATCGCTGTTGAAGCCTTGCCACAAGCTTTAGTCGCTACTGACAGCGCTAGCTATAACCCATCCGGTAGCCGATCGCTCTATGTGGAAGCAGGCACTTTGATTGGTCGCACTTATGCCGAACGTGAGGCGGGCATAGGTTATGGTCCTGCGGATGTAACGACACCAGACGACGAGATCCATCTGCTGTTCTTTGACGTACATAACGCTTTTGACGACCCAGAGTGCGAAATGTACATGGCGAAAGCTGGCAACGTTGTGTACGAAAACTTTCTACCCGAATTGGGCAAGTCTTCCCAACGCCCAGAAGACGTTTGATTCGAGCAAAATACAACTGCCTCAAAGGGCAAGCATAGGAGGACTTGAAACAATGGATATTTGGAGTTTGATGCGTGAACTGATCGAGTCGGATGAGCCGATGGCGATCGCTCGTAATCCAATGGTGCAATTCGGTACAGAACAGAGACGCTACTTAGGTGCCACGCTGCTGCCAGAGCGCCTAGTACCGAGAAACGAATTTACTGAAGATCGAATAGTTTACTTTCAGTGTGGTAGCGAACGACGCTACACGTTACTCAGACCGCAACTGAAAAAAGGGCGAATTGATCGGTAGTTTCTCTGTGAGACTGGGTGAGATTGATATTGCCCGCCAACTGACAGGGAAAGATTTTGATAATATCCGCAGAGTTGCCGCTGATAATCCTGACGCTGCCAAGCGATCGCTGATTAATTGGCTCAACATCGCTTGCAATTTGGCACTAGTGGAAAAAGCGGAAGCGCAACGCTGGCAAGCAATGTGTAAAGCGACAATCACCATCTCTCAGCTCGACGAAGAGCCTTACGATATTGCCATTTCTAACCCTGATGGGCATCGCATCACCGTACCAGGTGGTACAGTCGGCAACCCCGCAGGTTGGTACGAAACCGATGGCACCTACGATCCCTTTGATGACATCTTTAAGCAGGTGACATTGCTGGCTGACAAAGGCTATCAAGTCAATCGAATGATCGGCGACACCCAGATTCTCTCAGCGCTTGCTAACAACCCTGCTGTGAAGCAGCGAGTGGGGATGCTGAGTATCAACAATGGCGGGCTAACGTCTCGCGTCGGTCTAGCTGATGCCGCTTCCATCAATGCTTATTTGACAGGAAACATGGGTTTACCAGCAATGGAGATCTATGACACGACCTATCGAACTCAACTCGGTACTCAGTTCTTTAAGCCACGCGGCTCGTTGGTCTTGTGTGCTGCAACAGGTCGAACTGAAGAGTTCATGACCGGGACAGATGGCGGTGAGTTTGAGATTGTGGAAAACACACTGGGCTACTACGCGATCGGTACTGCCGTTGGCGAAGATCGCCCCGGTCGTGTGATTCGGGCACGCTCTAGCAATATGAAACCCGTGGGGATGGATGCTCAAGGCTTCGCGACGGCGCTAGCCGTCATTCAAGAACCAGAAAGTTTAGCCGTGATTAATGTCTCAAAGCCAACGGCTTAAAACAAAGTTATCTGCCTGTAGTTTGCTTCATTTTTCCCAAGCACTTTCAAGATATGTTTCCACTTTTTTATCGAGAAAAAGTCTTGACGTTGATACCATTCTTTGGGGTCACGATCGCGCTTGGAAGAATTACAACGAGTACAGGCAGGCACAATGTTGCTAATACAATCAGAGCCGCCTTTTATCAAAGGAATGAAATGATCGAGAGCGATCGGGTTGCTAATAGAACAGTAAGCGCAGCAATTGTCAAATTCTTGCCGTCTCAAGATTTCTTCTTGGCGACTCCAAGCAATATGATGATTGTTGGCAAGAATTTTTTGCTGTCTTATTCTGACTTTTATTGCAACCTTGCTTTTGTTGTTCTGATAGTAGGATCGACGCTGCTGCCTCATCAGTTCTGGGTGCTCTCGCTTATAGCGGTTTTTCTTGGGCAATTCAACCGCTTTGTTTCTGCGATAGTAATCTTTGTTGTAATCAGGATTGCGATCGAGGTATCGACGTTGAGCCGCTCTAGCTTTGTCTCGATTGTTCCTTTGCCACATTTGGAAGTAAGGCTTTCTTTCTTCGTAAGTCTTGCAAGTCGTTTTATGGATCGTTCTTCTGCACTCAAAGCATTGGTTGCTGCTCAACAATCGAACGCTTTGACCATTGCCCCAATCATGCAGATTTACACAAAGCTGTCCCAGTTGGTAGCGATCTTTCTTTACTTCGATCTGAGGGAAAGGGCAATAAGCGTAGCGCACTGGTTTAGGCTTTTGCTTCGCTTGCCTAATTTTAATGCTGCACGTCAAGCAATGCTTGTTGGCTCTGTAGCGTAAAGTCTTGTTCGTATCTCCATAAGCGTGATTACGCCTACAGAGATTGCCTAAAAAATGTACTTCAGGATTAAAAGCGGGTAGCATGAAAAAGAACCTCTACTGGTTTCAGCGAATAGCTCAAGGTTTTGACCGCCAAATCATGACCCTTGAGCTATTTGTGTTTGCACAACTATTTTACTTTATGAATAACTGGAAACCTAGTAGCAGTAATGCTTTTAGGCAATTCTTTATATATTCAGGAGGCTAAGTGAAAACGACCTTAGACAAAAGCTACGGGTGGAAAGGTCAGTTTTATCCATCGGGCGAAGCTGACATCCCTGACGATTTAGCAGAAGCGATCGGGCTAACGGTACAACCGATCGCCCCAGTCGAAACCCTACAACTGAGGAGGCAACACCATCCATCGAAGTTCAGGAAGAAATAGAAGCGCCGCAAACCATCGCGATCAATACGGCTACGGCTGAAGCGATCGCTGATGGTTTAAGCGGTGTTGGGCTAAAGGTAGCAAGACAACTTGTCATGCTACGGAATACCCGACCCGATCAACGCTTCACTAGTATTGATGATTTGAAAACCATCAGTCGTGTTGATTGGGATGCGTTAGCTCCTCAGATCTCTTTTGACTAGGAGGTGATGCGATGGGTGAGGCTTTGAGTGCCGAACAAGGGCGATCGGCGTGAGTTGGGGAAAATCAAAGCTCTTAAAGCAGCGATCGTCTGACTAAGTGCCTGTTGCACCGACGCAACGCTACCACCCGATCCATAGGTCACGCTGTACTCACCATCGACATTCGTGGAAACAACATTGCCGCTGCCGTCAGCCTGACCTGTTTTGATCAGCTTCTCATATTTGGTAATGTCTTCGAGCATGGTTTGAATCCGCTTTATAAAGTCTGACCCTCTAGTCAGGTCGATCGCTGCTAGCACTTCGACTCTAGTGAAAACAGCGTCGAAACTGGTTTCAGGATCGAGCCTTAACACTGAAACAATTTGGGTGATTTCGTCGGTATCAAGCATAGTTTTGAAGTTCTTTTGTTGATGCGATCGTAACCGCAAATGTCTTTCCCGCTTACCAATCTAGCCACACCGATCGCCTCTGCCCATGCAGCAGGAGAGTTAACGGGATGGGCTTGCAGGTGAGTCGGTTGAGCGCGATCGAGGCTTACTAATGTCATATACAGGGCTAACGGTTGATAGCACAACGAACGGTGTAGATTTTGTTGCCTCCCATAAAACGGGGTTGGTGGCAACAATTTCGGGTGAAGTTTTGCAAGTGGCTGGCGGCGGTAAGTTAACGGGCACAATTACGATCAACTACTCACAAATCAGCCTTCTAAATACTCCAAGCACTGTAAACGACTCTGAGTCAGTTTTTTCTTACGGAACTTCACGATTCAACACATCGGATCTTTTAAGCGTTAGGAACCAATCACACATCCTGTTGTTAAACCCCTGGAACGAAGCCAGGATTTTTATTTCCGAGCTTTCCGATAGCGCGATCGCTGAAGAAAATAGTATGCCCAGCGCTTTGGTTTATTCGCAAGCAAACGCGATCTTGCGATCGGCTTCTTTCAGAGGCATTAAAACGCTTGAGTTTGTTGCTCCACCATCAGTCTTTAGTGATGTATCGCTGCTGAATTGTGGGTTCGGCTTTCTGAATTGGGAAGCCGGAAGGCTAGATCTAATTGGTATCAATATCCCATCAACCACATCAGGCTATCTAGGGACGATCGGGCAGGGGGCGACCAATAACAGAATTTATCTGTGGAATCCTGCTGCTTACGATTTTACAAAAACACTCATTACCGAATCAAATGGGGTCGCGTATTTAGGATACTCCGTATCCTGGAAATTTAAGGATAGTAATGGTGCAGCAGTAAATGACGCTTTAGTTATTTACCGTGACGATCGCGCTAACATTGGCGGTTCTAAAACGGAGATAGGTCGTTATACGACTAATAGCTCAGGCATTTTAACAGGCACCTACGACAGTCAACTTGATACAACTGGCAGTAACATTGCCCGACCGTCGCTTTGGGTGAGGGCAAAGCAAACCTTACAGACAGGGGCTACGGTTGCCCAAAACCCTCAAGTTATTTATACATTCGATAATGTGGGGGGGATCTATACAGAACGTCCCTATACCGTCCAAAACGTTTCGACTGAGATTGAATTTAGGAGCTATTTACACCTAAAACCCTCGCTGCAAGGGACTCCAACGGAGCAAATTGGCAAGATCAATAGCGATAAATCAATCAACTTTTACGTAGACTTAATTTTTATCGTTGATACAGGCGTTACTCAAACCAACACAACAACCGTTAGCGGCTACTCAGGCGTTGCTCACGCAGCCAACCTGATCACACTTTCGGGTAGTCTGTCGTTGGCTCAGGCTTATGACTCTAGGAAGCTCTACTGGCGCAACAACGACAATATCACGGCACCTTTGCGAGTCGGTCAGCTAGCCGACTTCGGCTCAACCAATCTCACGATCGCTTCTGGTGGTACGCTCACGGCTAGCATAGCCAAGTTTAGTGATGGTATCAAATCGAATGGTACCCTGACGCTACTCAGTCCCTCCAGTCTTACGGCCTTCTACCAGACTGATAGCGGCTCGATCGCGCTTCAGGCAGCAGGCAACTATAGTGCTATTAAAGGCGTTGTGGGAGCAACGGCGATCGTCACTGTAGTGGCAGGCACAACCAACCTTAGCGGTTGGACATTCGCCAGTGGCACTACCATTAACCGAGTTTCTGGTAGTGCCACGGTGATCGTAGATAACACAACAGGCATTACGGCGGGCACAGGTGTTACGGTCATGGTCGCTCCGTCTTCCATTCAGGTCGCAGTGCAAGGTGCCCCGATAGGGGCAGCGATCGGTGTCTTCAAAAGTCTCGGCACGGGGAGCATCATTGCCGATCGCGCTCAGTTCGCCTTAGCCGCTGGCAACAACTCAGGCAACTCTACCCTTGTCTTGAGTGCAGCGATTCCGCTCGATACACCAGCAGCAGGCTTTGTGCGTGTAGTGAGAACATCTGGAGTGGAGGATCGTTTAGCCTATACCAGCTACAGCGGCTCAACGTTCACTCTGTCGGGAACGTTGCCTACATCCTATACAGCAGGCGACGGTGCTTATGTGGGCTACCTGGATGTGCTGGGTTCTGCTACGGGTAGTGAGTCCAATACGATCCAATACATAGCCGATCGTGATTGTGTGCTGGCAGTGCGTAAAGGTTCAGGCACCGGACGGATTAAGGATTTGCGCCAGGCTTTTGTCATCGTCAACAGCAGTCAGGTGATTCCGGTATCTGGCATTCTCGATTCGATCAACAACGCTACCGTATAGGAGTTTCTGATGCCTTTTCTTGCCGATCGCGTCCTCGATAGCGGGTTAACCATTCTCACAACAGAGGTTAATCGGTTCGATATTTGCTCCGCAGAACCCACAACCTACGCGCGGCGACATCGACCAACACACTAGGCAATCGAACGGCACCGACGATCGGCTCACCCGCTGCACGATCGCCCAGTGGTCGCAGAGTAACGGTGGCGGCGATCACATCAGGCGGCACGGTGACGGTGAACGGGACGGCAACCACTTGGGCACTGAGCGACACCGTTAACTCAAGGCTACTGGCGACAGGCGCTCTAAGTTCGAGCCTAGCCGTCACAACATCGTACTCGTTTACGACTGCTGCGTTTGACATCGGGATACCAGGAGCGGTTTAAGTGCCCTGGAATACTGACTACTCGGAGCGACGGCAGAAGTAGCATCAGGCAACCTGACGCTCACAGAACCCGCTGGTGTGCAGGTAGGCGATCTCCTTGATTGCCTGCATCAGCTATCGCTCTAACGCAGCGTTCACAAGACCATCAGGCTGGAACGACGCAACTAGCCAGAATACAGGCAACACGACAGCCAATAACACCACTAGTATAGGTAGTGGCTTCATGGCGTACATCGTGCGTGGCACTAGCGCCCCAAACCTGACGTTTACCAGAACGGGGGGCGATGTCGCGCTGGGTCGAATCATTTCTTATCGGGGTGGCGCTCCAGGTACATCGCTGACGGCTACTGGCAGCACGACGATGGGTACCACCGGGACAGCCATCAGTGTTGCTGGCGTTACGACTGTAAACGCACGCGATCTGATTGTGGTTGCTGCCTGTGGTGCCCGCGCCAACACTTTCTCGGTGTTCGCTGCCACAGACCCCGCCACCTCATCCGGTACGAACTCAGCCCAAACAGCCGACCCGATCGCAGGGACATGGCAGGAACGATCGGATAACAGCACGACAACAGGAGCCGACTGCACGTTAGCGATCGCGGATGCCGTCCGCTCAACTGCTGGCGCGACAGGCAATATCACGGCGACCGCCTCTGCTTCAGCCCGTCATGTTGTCCTGATTGCAGCGTTTCGCGAAGATATTCCGGTGGCGCTCACACCCACAGGTATCGCCACGGGTGCCCCTGTGGTTGGCAATCCTGCGATCGCACTGCAATGGCGGCTCGTCCCCACGGGCATCACTGCTACGCCTGTCGTAGGGAATCCGAAACTTAGCTTAATTGCCCTCTTCGTCCCCACGGGCATTACCGCTACTCCCGTTGTTGGCAGTCCCGCCCTTAGTTTAATCGCTCTTTCACTCCCACGGGCATCACCGCAACACCTGTCGTGGGGAATCCAGCCGCTTCACAGCCCCTACCCCCGGCACAGCCAACAACAGATTATGTCATCACGCTACGGATCACGAAACTATGAAGGCATTGGAAAAAGCTGAAAAAAAAGGAGGAGAGGCTAAGATTAGGTTGTTGCTGATTACGGTCAGGCGGCGCCCTGTTGATGATTGCCGCCGCGATCGAAGACTATTGAAAGAAGCTAGCTAAATTTTTATCGACCAATCAAGTCGCCATTTTTGCCCACTTGATTGACCTGGATTCCCCTTATGGTGCATCCCTTTGAACTAAACAGAGGATGATGCCCGATGGCTTTAATTGACGATCTACAGATTAATTTGCCGAATCAGCGGCTCAATATTAACGCGACACTATTCACGGTTTATCAGTGCGTAGATTTTTACAGTTTATTGCAAAATCTGTTTGATGAAATTGGCGCGATCGCACTCGCTGGCTCGATCGCCTATCCAACACCATTAACCGCTAGTACGAAAACGGACTATACGTTGGTACAAGGCTGGTATCTGACCCAGGCTTCGTACAGATTCCTGCAAGGTGGTTCGATTCAAACCAGCGGCTTCGCCAATACCATTTATTTGCTGACTCTGGCGAGCGGTGGCTACACCAGCGCTATAACGGGCGACCTTTACAAAACGGTTGTCGGTGGCACTTCAACAGCCACGGGCAGGTTACTCGACTATGACAACACAGCCCGTAAATGGTGGGTGCGTAGGGTGACGGGCACCTACGCAAACTCTGAAGCTATTACCATCACGACGGGCACAGGGGCAGGTAGTACGATCGCCTCTACTGGTTCGCAAACTGGCGAAGAAGGTTCAGCCAACGCCTATACACTCGGCACCCTGAATCACGGTGGTACTTATTTTGCGCAAGGCTCAACCGTAACGGACGGGACTGGCTGGTACGGTAACAGCAACATCACCGGAAACCATATCGACATTTTGATCAAGGTGCGCGAAGCCGGAAACCTTATCAGTAGTGGTAGCGTTACATTCTTTAACCGAACGAACCGCGATGCCGCTAATGCGCTCGATGGGGCAACGGTAGGCGATACTTACGATTGGTATAACGCCGATCTAAGCGGCTTTGGGCGTACTCCGATACCTTTGAACACCAAAGCGGATTTGGCTGATACACTGACGAATGCTCAAGCGCTCAATCTGACCAACGGGACGACGGCAACGATCGCGCTCACGATCGGCTCGTTTACCGCTGACGTGGATCAGGACGGCAGCACCGAATCCTACACAGGCAGGGTTGATCAGTCCAGCCAAACCAACGCCGTCCTTTACTCTGTCCTGAAATACATTTTCCGCAAAGGCAACACGACAACGATCAACAGTGTCCAGGCGCAGTTGTTCCAGTTCCTCAACAGCGCCTACACGGTGGTCAAAGATTCACCGATCGCAGCGATCGCGGGTGGCAAAATCTTCTATGCGCGTGGCTGGTATCCAATCAACGTGGTGTCATCCGATGCCTCCAACTATCAGACGATCGGGACTGGCTCCACGACACCAATCAACCCCCCTGTGTTCTACCTGAGAGCACGAACAGGTGTTCCGGTTGGAGCTAAAGTCATCTTGGCTCGTAGCTCTAGCAGTAACTTCTTACTGACCAGTGAGTTTGCACTTGCCGCTGGCAACAATTCAGGCAACGGCACTCTAGTACTAAGCGCTGCCATTCCGCTCGACAAACCCTCTAGTGGCTTTGTGCGGGTGTTCGACAATAGCGGCAACGAAGACCGTTACGCCTATACCTCGTTTTCAGGCGCAACCCTAACGCTTTCCGGCACCCTCAGTAAAACCTACGCTGCGGCCAATGCCGCTTACATCCCCTACCTCGACACCACAGCAGGTAGTTCAACCGTATCGGTCGCGCTGCGCTATGTCGCCGATCGCTCTGTTGCCTCCTTTGTGCGGCTGGGTAGTGGTGCTAGCAAGATTCAGGGTGATAGCTCCAACTACACGCTGACCGCTGCTGACAGTTCCGTACCTGTGACCGCGATCGCTGACACTATCAACAACAACTAAACCAATGGCAACCAAACCCGCTCCACCTAAGCCCGCTGCTACAATCTCGGACATCAAACCACAAGCGCGTCAAATTCAGCAAGCCGTTGCAAATTTGCAAGCCGTTTTGCTTGGCGTGGAATTAGTCGAGCATTTCAAGCAACATCCCGATGTGGTGCAAGGTCATCCTGGGGCAGACAGATACAAGCCGATCGCGGCGATTGGTACTGAACGGGCTGGCAGAGGCATTGAGTAGCCAGGTCCTGCCCAAACGTGATCAACTTTTGGAGCGTCAGCAAGACTGGCTAGAGCCAGGTGATCTGATTGTCGGTTGGGCTGGGGAATTGATTGAATCCCCGACTTCGCCACACCCATCAGCGCGAATCGTTACCAGCGTTGAGGATGATGGCTACAAATGGCGCTATGCCGATGACGAAGAATCAATCAGTCGTGATCCGGTCAAGCTCGATCCCTGGTTTCAGCATATTGGCTGGGAGCAGATTGAAGGTGGAGAGGACGCAATTGCGGCGATCGATGCCGTGCAGCAAGAAGAATTAGCAATCCTCTCGGCAAAGCTAGAATATTTTCAGTCCCACGCCTATAAAGCCGAGTAAATGCCCCCTAGCTACACCGTCACGACAGGAGACGTTGCCAGCGTTGCCGCTGATTCCAAATTAACGGCAGGCACCGTCTTTGATTGGGGTAGCCAGATCATCACGATTCCCGCCTCCACTAGCGTCGTTGATGCCCAGTGGCTTGCTGATGCCGCCAGGTTTGCTGAGATGACAACGATCGGCTATGCGCGACCCAACATCGTCTCACCGCAGGGAAAATACAAAAGGGCATTGATCCCGCCACAGGCTTAGATCTTTTGGCAGGAGTGGAAGTAATCTTGCTCGATCAGTGGATTATCCGTACCGCTAAGACATCTGGGGCTTTTGTAGCGCGGGACATCTACAAAGTGGATGGTAGTTATCCAATCGCTCCTAACCCACTGGTGAATTTGCAGTATCAAACCGCACAGGGTATTTTGTTGGTGCAATTCGCATCAGGTAGTAGTGACGGATTCACGAACACGGACCGAGCGGTTTTGACAGCAACGAGAGCGATCGTGGAGGATATAGCCGATCTTTCTGGCTATACCGAGGGTGAACCGATGACAGCCGATGCTACCGCTGGTACAGTGACAGCCAACGGAAAAAAGGTGACAGTAACACAGCCAACACCAACAACGAAGGTCTATAGCCGTGATTAACCCAGGCTCAATCTTTGACTATGCCTCTCGCGGTGTCTTTGGCTCTCTAACTGCCTATAGCTCACGCGGGCTGTTCCTGGATTTAGCGCTTAGTGGTACGAAATATCGCCCCCTTTGCCTGATTACACTTGACCCTAGACCGATCGCCGTTGCCAAGCTATGAACCTACCGACCACTATTACAACAATAGCCCCACAGCCGATCGCACAGATTAGCGTTGATGCTCAACCTGTAACTCTAGTGGTATTAGTGGCATCACCAACAGCAGCGATCGCATTCAACATCCAGCCTTTAGCAATGGTGACGATCAATGAGTAGTTTAGATGGCTACGAGCTAATCAGGGGCGACTATTACACGGCAACAGTTAGCTTCACGAACCAGTCCGATCTGGTTGCAAATCATCCGCTCAAGGTGTCAGGCTTTCAGACCGCTGGTTATGCGCCCCGCTTCACGGTCAAAAAAGCGCTCAACTCTGACGAGGCTCTAATCGAGAAAGTCCTAGGGAGTGGGATTGAAATTATCATGCGACAACTGCCATCCTAGAAATTTATCCAGCCGATACCAAAGATCTTAAAGTCCCCCTAGACGGACTGACACTGTATTACGACTTTCAATTTGCTTCTACAGATGGTAGCAGGGTTTACACGATGGAGCGCGGTAGCTTTACAATTACCTTAGATGCGTCGATCGCGGCACCCTAACTCACACCTGAACTAACCTGGGTTGGGCGATCGCACTGGCTGAGAACGGGCTAGAGCCGTGTGCGATCGGTTGGTGGGAGTGGGGAGTAGGGAGCGACTATTGTTTATAGCTTCTCAAAGAACGAATCGTAAGCAGCATTAGTGACCTTATAAACAATCTCGTCCGTCAGCTTCTCTTTTACCTTTTCACGAATCATTGTGGCGTAAGGTTCCTCTCTAATCATCTCTCTCAAAACTAAAGCAACTTCTTGCTCTAAAACTTTGGGCAGTAAGCCACTGTACGGATTGCCCAGTTCTTTAACTTTTTCTTCTAGCAGCTTTTTCATTGACTGCCCGATCGCGCTATCAACGATCGCCTGTCCTACTGCTTCATTAATTTGTTCAGGCGTGATGTTGACCTCGATCGCCATTACTTTAGTTCTCCAAGCTGGTCTAAAACTGGGTGCCTTAAAAAAGTGCGATCGCTTAAATACACCGTTGCCGCCTGCGATGATCAGAGCATGAAGCACGTTTCGTTAACTCGCAGATAATCGGTGCCCAATCAGTTTTCGCCCGGTTCTTCCCCTGTCACTTGGTATGTCGCGGCTTTTGCCTGATGTGTCTCTCCCTGAGCATCCCAAGAAGCTGGCGCGGCTACCATTGGTTTGAGCGATCGTCCTTTTATTCTACGTCAGGGAAGTCGCGATCGCTCCTTATGCGACATTCGCCCAGGCTTTTGTTTTGCCTTTGACAATACTGCTAACAGTTGAATGATTAACACCTGTTCGCCTGCCAACTTCGCGGAAGCTTAAGCCTGAACTGACTAAGGCTTTAATCTCTAAAACACGAGCTTCGTCCAGCCATAGATGGACTGGCACTTTAGATCTACCAGCTTCTAGCGCGTCCTTTTGATTGTCAGAGTGGGTTCCGGCATAAAGATGCCCAGGGTTAACACAGCGCGGGTTGTGACATTTGTGCAAAATAAGCTTGGCTTTTGGGATTTTTCCGTAAGCCAACGTATAAGCAATGCGGTGAGTGCTTTGCAGTTTTCCGCTAACACTGAATCTACCGTGTCCAAATCTAGAAGTGCCGCCAGTCCACAACCAACAGGATTCAGTTTTCTCGATTTTTGCTCAAAGCGTAACCGCTCTACATCTGATAATACAATCAGGACAGCCATAGCCTTCTCCAATAAGGTTGGTGGTTAGATCGCTTGAGTGGCTGGAACCCATTCAGGCGATCGGTAATCTTCCCATTTTAACTCACAATTAGAGAGTCGCAGATGTCCCTTATACTTTGTGAGTAACCAAGTTAGGGTCGATCGCTATGGGCTCCAGAACGTTTGACAATCGGCGTTGTACGGTTAAGTGTGGACGAGAACCAAGCAAACCGCAAGCAACTGATCCGCCACCTACAGGCTCTAGGCGATGCTGGGTGCGATCACTTGTTCTACGACATTGCCCAGTCGTACAGCGTCGATCGCGGAGCGTCCAGGGCTTCAACAGGCGATCGCCCTCATCGAAACAGGGATAGTCGAAAAAGTCTTGATCCCAGATGTTGAGCGCTTGACTGCTAACCAGGTGGTGCTAGAGGAGGTAAAAGCGATCGCGCGTCGCCATCAGTGTCAGATTTTACCCAGCAACCTAGGGATTGATTTGTGTAGCGACATTGGTGGGCTGCTAGGGTCGATCGCAGCGGCAGGGGCGACCTATGAGTTATCGCGCATTAGGAATAGGCAAACCAGAGGCACCGACTACGAGCAAGAGCGGAACCTGTGGCGTGGAGCAGTGCGGTTTGGCTTTACCAGGCAAGACGGCAAGATAGTTCCTAGCACCAAACCGTTCTTATGTCCTGCTAGCCACAAAGGAAGAATTACACACAGCAGCGATCGCTCGGCACCAGGTTGAACTATTCCTGAAGCTTAAGGGATCAACGCGAACGGTTGGAGCAATTCACGATTATTACGGGATTAGCCTGCCGTCGATCGTCGTGCGCCCAATGACAAAAAATCATTTGCTACCAGACGAGATTATTGGTTTACAAAAGCGGCACTTTTGGGCAATCTCGATCTTTCGGTGGAGCGAGGGTGGCTTAATTGACTGGCTGACAGATCCGGTACTCGCAGGCGGCAAAGTTCTTAAGAAGCAAGAAATTATTGATACCAATGGTAAGCGTGTAAAATATCTGCTGCCACGCGAGGACTGGGAAATTGACTGGAACAACCACACGGGCATTATCAGTCGGGAAACGCACGATCAGATCATGGGCATCATTGCCAGCCATCGGTCGATCGGTCGTGGTTCCAACAGCTATGCTCATCAAAACTGGTTTAAGGGTTTAGTGTTCTGCCAAGAATGTGGAAGCCAGTGCCGACTGCAAGGAAACGGCGGCAAGCACAATCAAAAGTTTGGGTATCAGTGCTGCCTGTATATCAAAGAGCGCTACCAACGCAAAATCAATCCAGACGCAGTACTGAACTGCACCAACCGAACGCTCACTAGAAACACGTTGATTGAAGATGCTGTGATCGCCAAACTGAAAGAACATGTCAAAGCGATCGCCGCGCAAGCCAAGCATGATATGCAATTGGCATCGAACGAGCCAGAAGCGCCTGAAGTAGTCGAACTGCGATCGCAGATTCATAAATATGAAAAGATGAATGACCCAGACTTAAGAGCAGCGATCGAGGCTAAGAAGTTGAAATTGTCTAAACTCTTATCTAATGTCACAGTGCAAAAGCAGGAGCGTCGAAACAAGGACAGCTTGATTTTGCGATCGTTTCAAGATGAAGAGTTTTGGCGCACAATGGCACCAGATCAGAAACAAGAGGCTGCTTTTTATTTAGTAGAGCGTGTTGAAGTTTTAGGTGGCAAAGTGATGAAAGTTGAATTGCGTTAAGCAACATCTTTCAACATCTCTTGAAGTTCAATAATTTCAGGCGCATCGGGTTTAATTTTTTCAGGTGGCAAAGCGGCAATCTTCAAAGCTGTTTTATAGACCTGATACTGAATAGCAGCATCAATCAAATTCTTAGCGGCTTGCTGCCGACCGGGTTGATTTCTAGCCATTGGTGGTTCCCTCCGTTGTTTCTAAACCGTGTGCTCTCAATTCCTCCGCCAATTCATGAAGGGCGATCGCAGTCCCGATGCTGTGCCGTGGTATTTGCGCTTCCAGCCATTGCACAACCTCAAACAGCGTCTCCTCTCTGATACGGCACTTCATCTTCAGAATGTCTAGTGCCAGTGCCTTATCCCTCGCTTCACCATCTCTAAGGGCAAACTCGTAACCCAGTGCAATCCATTGACGCTCCTCCGCAGTAGCAGGGGCGATCGGGCTGTCGTAAAGTGCATCACGTCGATCGGCGTGGGCTAGCAGCAGAATGATGCCTGCACAGATGACGAGGGTGAGGAGGATTAGCATGGGCGATCGTTCACTTTGCCGTGCATCGGGCAATTTTCACTAATCCAAAACGATGGTTTGCCGTCCTTACCTTTAGCGCCTCCATAAGCGCCTAGTCCATTAGCGTTGTCCATGCGCGGGCAGAGGCAACCGTGAGCAAGCGCGTAAGGGCTACCAGGGTTGGCATTGTCTACGGGTTGTGGTTGTGGTTCAAGCATTGCGATCGCTCTCCTGATCTGTGTCATAAAACGCCCAACTCTTGATGGATCACCGCAACATCTTCTAGTGGTTTAGATGGCACTTCTGGCGGCAAGTGTTGAGAGTCAAGCAAAGTCGTACAGAAAGGGCAACAATTGATATAGATTGCTTCGTTTGTCTTGCCATAGCGTAGAACCACACCCGCAACGCGAGTTTCAAACGTTTTGAAATTAGTTACCTGACTCACATAGAACCCTTTAGCTTTGGAGTTCCACATATTGCCATTCATTGCCAACTTCATCCCCTGACAAGGAGTGAAATTGTTGGGTTCAAGTTGACACTTAGCCATTACGATCGCCTCCTACTTTTACCGTCATCGTTTGCAGATTTGCCCTTAACTCTGTGTGAATCAAATCGTTAGCCTGCTGCTTATAGCCAGCACAAATCTCACTGTTTATCGCGCTGGCTACTTTTACCTTGCCGCAGAGCATATCGTAGTTGGTGTAAGTGTGCCGAGCGTAGGCAATCACACGCCACGACTGCATACTAAATTCACCGTGATACCGACAAGCCTCAGTGTGTAATTGTTGATAGCTTGGCAATGGTTTAGTGAGTTTGACCGTCTTTTGAAAGAGTCGATCGAGCCTGCTTTGTTGTACTCTCATTTGGCGATCGGTACTGCGTTTGTTGCGGTTTTTCATAGTCGTCACAGTGGGTTATGCCATTGATCAACAATCGACTGGGCGATCGCCCCTACTCCCAAATCCTCGACCGTTGCTAACAATTCCAAGAGCGCGACGATCGCTCGTTTATCGGTCGGTCTAGCGTCAGGATGAGTGAGGAAAGATGAGGCGGCTTCGAGGTGCGATCGCTTCTCCTCTGGTTGCAGATTTATGAAACTGTGAAGGCACAACTTCTGGCGGAGGGCGGCGGCGATCGCGCTTTGGATTTCAGTTGGTGTTTCGGTGCGAATCATGGGGCTAATCGTCCTTTTAACCATAGGTTTGCTTCAAACCATGCACTGACTTGTGGGCACCACTCTTTCAGGTGTGGCAATGTCAATTCACACAACTGCTGTACTTCTAGCTGGGCATCTTTCTTGCCTCGGATAAGCAAGATGTGAAGCAGCGATCGCAGGTTTGCCGACATGACAAAATGTTGTCTAATTCCTTGCGGTAACAAGTCTCTGGCGTGTTCCTCTGTGACACCATCTTTTCTACCCGATAGGCATACTTGATGGCGGCATTGCGGCAATCTTCTCTATCTTCGGCTTGCATTTCTTCGGTGTAAACGTAACGCGAACCCTGTCGATCTGTGTAAGTTCCAATCGGTCTTAGATAGAAGACTTCATCAACTGGGCGATCGAGTTTGGCAACATCAATAACCCTTTGAGATGTGTACCTTTGGGATTGAACATCGAAAGAGACCCCGACCCTATGTGTTCTTAATTGCACGATCGTGCTGTGAGGGACCAACCACAATTAAAACTATTGCACGTGTCGAGTGGCCAAAATGACCGCGATCGCCTTTCAATAGATTCTAGACAATGCCGCTTGCCTGCTCTTCTTCGTGATCAGTGCTTCTGAGTTGAAAGGGTCATTCAGCGCAGGCTCAAAGCCATCATATTGATCTTCAAAACCAAGCTCATCGCAGACAAAAGACTCTGAATAATCTTGCCTAAGTGCAGCATAAATTACTTGCTGAGGGCTGAGAGTTTTGCTAATAACTTCAACCTTGAAGAATGGATCGATCGCCTGTTCAGTTTGCATTGTTTTCCCTCATACTTTTGTAAAGTGATCGCAGCTGTTCCGTAGCCTCAATGACCATTGCGGCATCGCGTCGATCGTTTCCCTGAAAAAGTTGCTCTAGCCAATGCATTAAGTAACTCTGTCTTGGTGGATTAGCAAAATTCAGGTTGACAACTCCGGTTCTTCAATTAATCCCCTAAGATATACGCATAGATCAAAAGTGGCTTTTTCTAAAGCTTTTAACTTTTTATCGCTACATCTTGCAATAAAAATATCGACAAGCATTGGTTGTAATTTAAACCCAATTGCTAACGCCGAAATTTCTGCATGTTTTTGTGTTTTAACCAAAACACAATTCTCCGGTAAAATTTTGCTCCATAAATATCAGGATGAATTTCTAAATATCTATCAAGTCAGGAAATAAAAATCTGGCGTTTACCTGTAACAGGATCTTTCTTTTCGTATTCAAATTGAACAGTCAACTCTTTTAAAAGAGTTGCAGTTGACACTTCCCATTTGCTGCGGTATCTGATCCCTTTGTATTCGTACTTTTTCCATCCTTTGCCATGATAGGTATTTTCTTTGCACCTCTTTTTGGAAGAGCAGCTATTGCACCTTGAATGCCCTTTAGAGATCGACTTGCCACAGTCAACACAATTTTAGGTTTTCGCTTAAATCACAAGTTTTGCCAAAACCGTGACTTATTATTAGAATCAAAAAGAAGATTCACACTTAAGGCAAACCCTGGGGAACTGTCTTAAACTAGTGGCAAACAATTTTTGCAATACTTGGATTTGGTTTGTCCGCTTTTGGATTCCCCACAATTCGTACAGCTAAATTTGCACTTATTGCAAACAAATAGCTACTCCAGATTTTGGTTGAAAAAGTTCCTGGCAGAGATTGCAGTGTTTTTCTTTAAAGACTGTATTAGCAAAAAACATTTTCTGCAATTCTCCCTTTTCTGGAGACTTTAGCCCGCAATTACAATATGCAATTTTTCCAGACATTTTTATTAACTCCTCCTTTTCAAGAATTGCTTGCTTAATGTAGAAAATTTCGTCCATTGCTTCCTCATACGCATCTTGCAAGCTATCTCTGCCGTTAAATGGTTGTAGTGGCGTGTTGTATCTTGCAATGCCAAGGCTTTACGATCGCTCAGATCTTGCATGACCAAATCCGTAATATGTGGGCGATCGTTTGGTGTTGGTAGTGGTTGATTCAACCTGCCCTCCTCTGTTGATTAGCCAAGACGATCGCCGCTTCATTACCAGTCTTATCAAATGGACTTTGATTAATTGAAATCAGCCCTTGCCGCTTCAGTCGTTGCACCATTGCACCCACATCGGAAGGGCTAAGATTTAGTTGTAGGTCAGGCTGCGAAGATAGACACTCCCAAAGCGTTCAAGGTGGGCTAGTAACTGCCGTTCCTTGCGCTGCAATTCTTCTTTGCTGTCACCTCAACTTTTTCCGGTTGCGTTTTAGTGTTGAACGTCAAGCGTGGCTCTTTATGTTTTTTCACGGAGACATACTTTCTTTTCTTGGGTACATTCGTTGCGGTCAATTCTGCCTCTTCTCTGGCAGCAATATACGCCTTAAAAGCGGTTCGGGCGCTAGGATTTTTGGATGTGAAATAGTTCTGAGAAACGCCAGCACGATTGCAGATTTCGAGCTTCTTAGCATCCGCTTTTGAGTAGCGATCGCTTCTTGCTTTGCCGCTTCGATCGTCTGCATCACACTCTCAAAAGCAGGCTTGCGACAGCGCACGGCGCTTTGACTTTTTGGTTGTTCATGCTGCTTTCCTCTCTGAGCTTTGAGGTGCGATCGTTCTGACTTCTACAGGCAATACATAGCCGCGCCAATCAGGGGTGTGATTGTCGAGGGCTTGCAGCGTCAGGTTGTACCAGTCAAAGCGTGGATCTTTTGTCTTGTTCCTGGTTTTGATGCCGAAAAGTCTAGCCGCCTTTTTCATAGCAGGTAGACTGCGGCGATACTTGCACTCTGGCTGTGGTTCGCGCAGTCGTGCTAACAATTCGGGCGGTAATTGTGCAGGGGGAGTAGGATTAAGCATGGTTTTCATGAGTTAGTTAATGGATGGGGCGATCGTGCTGGCAAGTGCGATCGCCCTTTTTGTGGTTACATCACGCATTCGCAAGGGATAGCAGGCTGGCTAAAAAGTGACGGTGTGAAATAGGTTGGCTTTACAACGGCTTTAGCTTGTGCCCAAAACTTTTGATGAGTGATGTGTTCGGTGGGGGTAACACCTGACATTTGCATGGCTTCAAACAGTGGCTCTAATGTTTCTAGAAACCCTTCTGAGTGAATGGAATAACCGATCGCGGCTTCCGCTTGTTTGCCCTGCTGCCAAATATCGGGGTAGTAGCAAAAAACGATGTACCAATGCTGCAACCCTGCTTTAAGGCAGCCGATACAATTGCCGTGCTTAAAAAGCTGATAGGTAAGCGGTGGTTCGATGCCTAACTCTTTGGTGCTTTTGATGGTGCGGGGTAATTCCGCTAGGTAGCCTGACTCGTAGCCCACCACTGCTAAATGCTTGCGGCGGCGAATGAGACGATGCTGCTCTTGGCGATCGAAGCCGTAATAAATAACGCCTTCACCTGGGGCGCAATTCGCTTTGAGCCAATTGTAAAAAGGCGTTGTCTTTAAAATGTTTGTACAAACTTCTTGCCCGTTGCCAAACTTAAACCCATTGCTGCCATAGCCGAACTTTGAGGCCAGCATTGCTGCCTGGAACTGATCAGGCAGGTTCTCAGGTTCAGTAATACCCAAGCAATTGGCATAGGTGATTGACATACCCAAATAACTAGCAACCTCTTGCTTAAAACGCTTGATGTCGGCGTGTTCTTTGCTGGGGTTGATGTCGTGATTGAGCAGGATCAAATTTTCAGTGCCGTGCAGTCGAGACACCTCGATCGCGGTTAGTGCAGAATCGTGCCCACCGGAATAACAAACAATGCGTTTCATAGTTTTACCTCAGCCGTTTTTTTGAACAGCGAATCAAGGTAGATGCGGCTACATTGGCGACTGCTCACGCCATCAGTGCGGTGTTGCAGCAGGAATAAAGCAATTGCCTCAGTGAAAGCGCGATCGGTTGTGTAATGGGGTCGTGCGTTTAGAAAGGTTTGGAGTGACTTTTCTAACGGTTCAGGAATGGTGATGTTCATGCTCGTTTCTTGGCTCTCTGTTCACGTTTCCCAGTCTGTTGTTTGGCGAAGGCTTCTGCTGCTTCCACACCTTTTCGTACTTCGCCCAGCGCAATGTCTTTCAAGTTGTCGCGGTAGATGGCACCCAACGCCGATCGCAGTCGTTTGAAGAGATGCACCAACTCGGTATAGCGATCGGGTTCTTTTAAGCTCATGCGGCTAAGTCCTCCAGCACTACAGATTCTTTGGAAACCAACACTTGCAGGCAATCAACTGGCACTTTGTAGCGTTCGCCGGAGGCCATGATTAAGGCCAAATCGCCTTGCAGTTGCTTGAACGTGAAGACTTCTACCCAGGGAAAGCGATCGGGTGCGTAACGTTCGATCCAATCGCGGTTCGATCGGCTGTAATTTTTGAATGTCCCAGTTTGGACATAGGACAGGTTGGTCAATGTGTTGCTGTACCAACGCTGATACGGTCCTGCTGCTACAACCACCCGATCGCCTGGTTGAGGTACTGCTGTAAGCTCTGGTTCACTTACAACTAAAGCAGGCGTTTGTAGGCAAAGAAATCGCATTGGCACCTCTACACCTTCTGCTGGCAACCATTCAGGATGAGAAACGATCGCGCTTAAGGTTGTCACGCCATCTGCTACTTTTTTCAACCGTTTAACTACCTGCACTTTTTCACCGCTCCACGCTAAATATTCAAAGGGGTTTGCAGCCTGCCACATATACACCTGCACCCAGTCACCGACCTTTGGCACCAATTCTTTTTTGGCTTTCATCAAAATTCCTCCACATAACCTTCGGGTTTACCTTTTGCCCACTCGTCGTCATCGTCGTCGGTATAAGCTGGGTTTATCTTCTGGCCCTCAACGGCCATGTCTCTGAAGAGAGAATTTGTTTATGCGGGACATTCTCGAAACCCGCGCTGTGACTACTTTCTGAGGCGTTTCTTGTTATTCTCTGTCGAGAGATGTGGATCAAAATTAACCCTTGCTGTACGGGGGGTTTGAGCGATTTTCGTTTTTTTGTGCCCTCATGTGCCCTCGACTGGAGGGGGGGTCTAGCATATTATTTTTTTCAACTCGACTTTTTGAGTCATTTTGAGGGGTATTGTACGCGTTTTCGTCCATTTTTTTTATTTGCTCAGAAACCACGATGGGCACACGATGGCCATGATGGCACATGATCGCTGAAAACTACATGCTGTAGTAGCTTCTGACTGTGCACTCGACTGTATTTTCTTTTTCGAGAGATGATGGGCCATTGAGGGCCAAAATGCGAATCTTTGATAAGTTCACCTGATACCCCTGCTGCGTGATCTGCAAAAGCCCACAAACCCCCGTCTTCACACTCTTTCTTAATGCATTTGCAGAAATCACCAGCTTCGTTTTCTTCTTGAAACACTCCGTCAAGTGGCTCAATTTCAACCCAATGAGCCAAAATTTTGTCTGTATGTCCTTCAAGTTTTTTGCTACCTCTGCGACGAGGTTGATAGTGGTGAGGAATGATCGTTTTTAGGTGGTTAACAAATCTTGGTAGGCTCATGCGGCTACTGCCCATCACCTGCACGTAGGCGCTGTACCATGTATGCAATTGACAGCTATCAATCTTCTTTTTGCTTCCGGGTGCAGGGCGCAGGCACATATCAACGAATGACCGGATTGGATCGCCAGCTAAAGCGGCATCACCTCTAGCTGCCTCAATGCGATCGTAGAAATGCAGGTTGCTCAGAATGAAGTCACGGCGCTGCCTGGTCATTGAAAGCGCCCAGGAAATAATCTGCGGCAAAACCTCTTTGAGCTTGAGTTTGAGGTAGCGATCCATGCCACCTCGACGCTCTTTGGTGGGCAGTGGAATTACCCGACGATCCCAACCATCGCCAGAGTTTTCAATTTGCAGGGCTGCACTGACCCGATCGCAAAGCGCGTATTAAATTGCACCTGAATATTGCGCTTACTGAATAGCGGTCGAGCGCTCATCGGTTCGTTGTCAACCAGTCCATAAAAAGCCCGCAATCCTTGCTGATAACCACCAATGTCAGGGCACTTAAATAGGCTGGTGCCCATCAAATTCTGATAGCGTCCTTCTGGTGTCGATAGTTCGCTTAGTGATGCCGCCGATCGCACATTGTCTTGGCTATACATTTCTTCCCAGACACTCATTAACGTGCCTTTGCCGCTACCAGACGGACCAATCAAATGCGGAATTGACCGTAGGGTGCAGTCGGGTCAAGCAGCATACTGGTGACTGCTTGAATGACCTCAAAAATGTCTTCGCCAAACGCACCGTAAACAAACTCACCAAAAGCATCAGGGCAGGGTAAGCCCGGTTCGTAATCAGCCGCGATCGTGCTGGTCAGAATGTCATCCTGGTTATGCTCCAAAATGTCGCCTGTTCTAAGATCTACCGTGCAATTTTTGAAGCAGAGTAAATGCCTGTTATAAGGAGTATTTTGGGTGGAAGAAAGCAGCGTGCGTGAAAAACTAAACGCACTGCTGACATTACCTGTTTTGGCGTAAGGAAAGTTAATGGCGACAACTTCACCCCGTTCGTTTCGTTTAGCTTTGTAGGCGTTGCGCGTGTATTTAGCGATCGTTTGCTCTACTACCTCGTCGTCAATGTGCGCCCAGTAGCCTGCACCTGTGTACTTATAAAAAGCGCTGTTAATGACTTTGTAATCGCCTTTACCAGCCTCAAAAATCCGTTTGAACACATGGTCATCAATAGTTGTGTTCTTGACTTCATCTAATGGCTCTAGGTCGGTGAAGTGAGGGTAGTCGCTATCTGGCTTACTTTCAAAATTCGGCTTTAGCTGCTGCTGTGTTTCAACTGCTTTCGGTCTGCTTTCAACCTCTGGCAGTGGCTTAAAAGTTCGGGCTGTTTTTTCTACAGCACCCATCACCGTGTTAAACAGTTCATCCTCATCCTTCCCTTGCGCTGTCAACTCATCGAGCCAGTTACCCAGGTCGTAACCACTGCCCAATTCAGGGTTTGACCAAGCGTAATGGTCAGGATTGGCGTACAACCATTGAGCGTGAGGGAAGAAACTGGCAACCTGCAAACCTCTAGCGATGCCATCTTTATCGCGGTCAGGGCAAATCACTAAGCTTTCCTGAATGGCATTTTTCAAGTCGGCTTGATAATTGCCATGTTTGCCGCCATAAGCTGCCCAGACTTGCCCCCACCGATCGCGCTCGTAGCAGGTATCCCCAAAGCTAGCAATCGGTCTACTAAGGCTTCACCTTCAACCAGTAGTAATTTAGTACCCTGCTGAATCGCTTTTTGGTTGAGCGATTCAGTAATTTTATAGAGATGAATTTGTGCTTTGATCGTTTCTGGAATGGCACTATCAGGTTGCTTTTTGCTAGGGATGATCCACTGCTCACCATTCCACCAATGCTGGCTAAAGGTCTTTTGACCATTGCCAAAGTCAACCCGCTTTACACGGATCAGATCCTCGCCTGACAGTGTGGGGTAGTAATAAAACGTTTCAGACTTGGGTTGTACTGGCTTTTGGAAAGGATCAACCGCGAAAGTATAGACCGCGCGATCGCGCACACCATTTGTTTCAATCTTGCCTGTAAACTTAAAACCATTTGTTTCATCGGCTGGCTGGGATACCTTAGAACCAGGATGAGTGCGTGTGTGACAGAGTACGGTCAACCATCAGCCGCTATCTGGCAATCAGCGTCGTGAGTGCGACCGCAAACAGGGCAGGGTTTAGTTTCACTTGAATCAATCCAATGCATGACGATTACCGCAGAGTGCAGCGAAGCGGGTTACTCCCTCAATTGAGGGAGTAAAACAGGAGCTCATTACTTTGAGATGAAAAGCTTTTGGCTGGCGCGACTCATTGCCACATACAGCAATTGATTGCGTTGCTTGATGTCTTTGCACCGCATGATGTCGCTGAGTGCTACGTAGACTTCGTTGAACGTACTACCCTGGCTTTTATGGACCGTTAAGGCGTAAGCGTAGTTAAGCGGTGCAAAGGCATTTCTCAGGTTGTAATACTCGCGCCATTTTGCTTTGCACTCAGCACTGCCACGCTCTAACTTAAAGGCGGCTTCGCGTAAGACTGCAAAACGATCGACAATCGTTCTTGTTCAGATGCAGCAAGCGCGATCGTCGTATCCGTCGATCGTCTTCAGTCAGCAAGCGCAGTCGGATGCATTGCCATACTTCTTTACCTGTTACATACTGATCGCGGTCTGCACCCAGCACTGTGCATTCTGATGAAGTCTGCATGACTACTTCGCGCTCTTGTACGAGTGGCTTGACAGCAATCAGGCGCTCATCACGCATGAATTGTTCTGCGTCTAGACCGTAAAGGTTGTCTCTGATATAGCGATTCAGCCAATCAACGGTTTTATTCGTCCATGCCAGCGCTTTGCAGTGGTCTGGGTTAAGCTGATACGCCTCTGACTTGTAAGCAGCAATCAGGTCATCCAACCAATCAAACTTATCAGAAACCTTGATTTCACCTTCGTCTGAGCAAGCCGATCGCATGAATGGCGGTGTCTTTGCTTCTAAGTCAGTGCGGATTTTGGTGACTAAATTGCCAATCACTGAACCGTAGCGCATAACTTCTGTTAGTTCAGTTTGTGGCTCAATCACAAAGACAGCGCTTTCCTTTTCACCGACAGGCGGCAACTGAGCCGGATCACCCATGAAGATGACTTTGGGGAAACCTTTGCGTGTCTCACCTTGAATGCAGGTCAAAATCTCGCTGTTGATCATGCTGGCTTCATCGCAGATGATCAGGTCATATTGATCAAAACTACTGTTGCCGTTGGGGTCGCTGACAGGCTTTTCTTTGCCATCGTCATCCACTTCTAGCTTCATACCCAGCAGTTGATAGACCGTTGCAAAGTCAATGTTGTGCAGTCCTTCTTTCGCTGCCATCCGCTTCAGCACTTTGACCGCTTTATTGGTCGGTGCTGCCATGCAGATGTAGCCCTTACGCTGCGTCTGAAATTCTTTGACTAGGGTCTGAATCGTCGTTGTCTTCCCAGTCCCGGCATAGCCCTTAAGTACAAACCAGGTAGAGTCTGAGCCTAAAAACTCTCGCATTAGCGCGATCGCTGCTTGCTGCTGTTGGTTCAGTCGAAACTCAGATGGTCTTGTTACTGCGTCTAATTCAGAGTCTTCTGAATCTTCATAGTCTTCATCATCTGATTCCGTTTCTGACTCAACCAATCCCAACAGTTCAGGTATGGTCGGCAAGAAAATATCTGCGGCTTCTAATTGCCGTCGATACTTCTTCAGCATGGCTAACGCTGCCTGGCGTTGATTGGTTGTCAGTTCACGGTCATCACGTACCTGTTGTGCTAGTGAGTGCCCAAAGTTTGTATCGGTCGCATTAAAACCAATGCTGTCTCGCTGGTTGGCTCCGTCGCAGGCAGTCGCTAAACAGAGCAGCGCTGCTGCAATCGGATCTTGATGCCTAGCTTGTGGTCTGTAAACCTGTACCATAATTTTTAGCTAACCCGTTAGTTGTGTAAAAGCAAAGCGGTGTAGTGGACACCCCCTGTTGACGCAGGGGGTTTTCTTTGACTCAAGCAATCAGGTTAGAACGGGATATTGTCTTTGCTGGCTTTGCCACTGCCTGCTGCTGCCAACTCTCTAACAGGAGTAACGTTAGGCTTTTTTGCTTCTCCAAGTGAGTCATCGGCAGAACGCGGAGCACGTAAACGTAAAGCGCAATCCATGCGACATTTGCCATCAGAGCCAATTTTGATGTTGGCAGTTGTCAGCGTGACTGGCTTGCCTTCGGCTAAAGCGCGATCGACTGAACTACGAGACAGCTCATCCTTAAGCTGCATATCGCAATTACCCCGACTCCAGACTTCTCGCCCATCGACTAACTTGATGATGTAACGAGTGCCATACTGGTTGGTTTCGACCGCGCGGTAGCTTTCAACTGGAAACTCACCATTCCCTAGTTCTTGCATCTTGCCAGCGTCACCACCGCCACCGCCTTGACCCGGTTCGCGCAGAAACTTAGCGATCGAATCACCTCGTTTCATCGCTGCCCTGACTTTGCTTGGACTCGGCTCGGTTGTTATCTGAAAGCTGACTCGAATGCGGTATTCAATCTCAGTACCGTCTTCTGGCATGAAATCGATCCGAGCCGGAAAGTAATTAATTTTGGCTTTTTCACCTGTTTTCTTGTTAGTTATTGGGTCAACTACATCCAGGTCAATCTCAATCGGCTCATCAGCAAACGCAATTGTCCCGGTCAGGGTTCCAATCCGAAACAGGTTGATTGCACCCTTTGCATCTTTCTCTTCAGCCATTGGCAGCTCGTTGCCGCCAACCTTGACGATTAAGCCACCCTCGCGCTGAAACACAGACGGACCGTAAACGTTCTTGAAGAAACCGCCATCCGCTGCTTTGACTAGCAACAGGTTCTCAAAGTCAATCTCAGCGATATCTGTATAAGCTAGAAACTGTTGCAGCAAGGCTTGTTCGCCTTCACGCAAATCACTAAAACCAATCTGGTTCCATTCACTCAGATACTCGTTGTCTGCCAAGGATGGAAAATCTTCGTTGCTGAAAGTAATAGTACTCATTTGTTTTTGCCTGAATTAGCGGTTTACGTTGTACGGCAGTTTTCAGGTTTCAGCCGCTTCAACCTGAAAGAGTAGAGAAGAAATTAAAACGGTGTGTTCTCTTGCAGTTGAGCGCTCACTACCACGTAGCAGCCTTTGTAAGCAGCGTTAATCGTCCGTTGCGCCATCGCTACCGCGTCAATCCCTAGTAGCGGCATATAAACGTCAATCTGTTCGCTCTTGCCTGTGGCGTTGTTGCTTGCCATCACGTTGAACCAGGCAGAGACGTAACCAAGCTGTCTGGAATCTTTATGCATGACGATCTTCGATCGGTCTGCTGTGAGCGCTTGAATCTGGGCAATGTCGCCTGCTGCGTAAGCTGCTAATGCTGCTTGGGCTTGGGTTGCTGATACCATTGTTCTGAATCCTTTGTGAGGGTTTAGCGATCGCCGTTGCTTGCTTCTTGGTCGGGGCTGGGCAGCGGCGATTCGTTTTGTCTGTCTATTCCACTATAAGATGTCAACTTATGCTTGTCAACTAATAGTGGAAAGTAGTATAGTGATGGATGACAACATATAGTGGAAGGTGAAAATCTAATGGTGCAAGCTGTGATGAGGGTTAGCAGGGTTATAGATGTACCTGGCTTAGAAGTGCTTATTAAAGCCGCAAGGGAGGCAGATTCCAGGTCGATCACAGAGTTGGCTGCTGCTGCCGGGATGACCACATCTAACTGGTACAAAATTGAGTCGGGCAAACCGTCTGCTCTACCTGTCGAGACGCTTCGCAAAATCGAAGAGGTGTTAGGCACTGACTTTGGAGTGAAGATTTGACGATGAATCTTGACTCTGTTAATCCGTTTGATTTGCCGTTTGTACCACTGCGCGATCGCAAGAACTTGCCTGCTGTATCTGGCATTTACTTTGTGATCAGTCGCAGAGAAATTCTTTATGTGGGGCAGAGCAAAAATATTCTTATTAGGTGGCTCTCCCACAGTATTTATGACCTTGCTTTGCCGTACGTTACTCCTGTTATTGCGTGGCTTCCTGCAAAGAGTGAGTTCCTGGATGAATACGAAAACTACTTTATAAGCAGACTGAAACCGTTTTTTAACTACGACCCATCGACCAAGCGCCGATCTAAATATCGGTATTCCGTTTGCAAAGAGCCTCCAAGGATGTATCGCTATGTTTTGCCAAAGCCTTACGATTGGAGCAAGCATCGGTACGGGCGCGATTGGTCTTTGAGAGTTGTGTTGGCAAGTCAAAGAGTTACTCGCATAAAACTTCAGGCAGAACTGCGCGATCGCTTTTCTATAAAAGTCAGTTCTGCCAAATTGCGGCAATGGTGCAACGCTGACAGCATCCCCAGCGATATTGACATGACGATCGTTGACGCAATAGTTAGCGTTGTTGGCTGTCATCCTGAAGAGCTTGTCAGCAGAAAAAAGCTGAAAGGTGAAAGCGATTCTGTGGCTGCTTAGCGGCTTAGAAGTGAGATCGCCCATCGTTTCAGCAGCGCGATCGCCCCTTAGATATTTGTTTGCTATAGGAGAAGTCATGGCAGTTCGATTAAGTGATGAACAGAAAGAGGCTGTAAGGCTAAACGGTTTGCACCATTGCATTTTGTTTACTTACACTCATGGGCAGCTTACAGAAGGTTTTGCGGCTGAGTTGCTAGGTTTAGATCGTTTAGAATTTCGCGATCGCTGGATGGAGTTTTTACAGCAAAAGCCTGAAATTGCAAAGGCGGCAGGATACGACACGCACTTGAAAGTTAATGAATGAGAAAAAGCGATCGCCTCTTTGCCCCGACGATCGCGGCAAACCTAAGACAGGTCGATTGCTTCTGCCACCGCGCGTTCTGTAGCTTCTGCTTTGGCGATCGCTTCGTCTAACACTTTGATGTAAGCCTCAGCATCTAAAACGGGGTTGCCTGCTAGGTCTTTGTAGTAATGGGTGAGCAGATTTTTTAGCCCTTCCATCTGCGCGATCGTCATCGGTACGTTGTGCTGTGCTAAGTCCATAAAAATGCTCCTAAGTTTCAAATTGAGATCGCGACAAACCTAGTCAGGCGGCAACGGGTAGAGCCGTACTTTGTCTTTGCGCTGGTGCTGTCGGTAGAGGTTGAGTAGATGGGTGCGATTCTCTTCATACTCAAGGCGCGATCGGCTTTCTTCGTAACCCTGTCGCATGAGCGCTCCAAGCACTGTGTTGAAGTGAGTCACCGATCGAAGCTTGTCGATCGCGGGTGGTCTTTGGGGTTTGTTCATGCGGTTACCCTCCAAAGTTGAGCCGGAGTTGAATCGGCGTGTCTGGCACTTCGATCGCGCCTTTCTCTTCCATCACGATCAGCGCTAACTTGACTTGCTTGGGTTTAATCGCTTTTACCTTGCTTGTTTGAGGGTCTGGAATACCTCGCCAGCGTAAGCAGAAGCCTTCGATGTCTAGCGGTTTTTCATCCCCTTCCAGCATGAGAGCAGCGGCAATATAGCCAGTGGCGTTGATTAGCCCCAAGTCCCATAGCTCAATCAGGTTTGCCTTGCTGAGAGTGCCAGTCTTAACCGTTTCGTAGGACTCGGTATCAATCAGTTTGAGTGTTGCGCTTGTCATGCTGCTGCCTCCTGTTGTGTTTCCATAAATCGCGTTACTGAAATCGCCTTATCCTCAATCCGCCCATTGGCAAACTTCACGTCGATATACCAAGTTGCGTGTACGCCCTTGCTCCTGTCGCGCTCTTTCTGGTACGCCACATTGCTCACGTAATGCTTCTGCGGCGTTGAGTCAAGGGCGATCGCCCCTTCCCAGTACGCCGGATGACCAACCTGCATTTTGTGGTGACAGATTCGCATTCCTTCGGTTAGTTCAGTCGTGCGTTTAAGTCTCATCAACTTGCCCTCAACATCTGCATAAAGTTTCTATCCGTCAGCCGATCGCACTTCGTCCCTTCCTGCTTCGGTGCTACATTCTCGCGAGACTCCATCACTACATCGCCAGTGGGACCGAGATCGTTATCCCTGGACTGGACGATCGCCCCATCCGGTCTTGCCACATTCGCCCAGAAACGTTCAGGCAAGACTGCCGCCCATTCTTGGAGTGTGGCGAAGTCGGGTATGGCCTCAAGTGATTGACAGTATTGAGCGATCGCCCCTTGCACCTTGCTCCAGTAGTAGTCGGTGGGATTGACCAAGTACCAGACGATCGAGCCTGCCATGCCGATGGCGTTTAAGTCTGTCATCAAGGCTTTGGCGCGATTCTTGACGGGCATGGGGATGGAGACGATCGGTTGGTGGCGATCGTCGTACAGGTTCAGCACGTAGCACTGTGGCTGTCCGTAGTTGGGAGTTCTTTGCTTCCGGCGTTTGGCTTCACCCATTACGCTGCCACCTCCCGCAAAAGTTCCAGGGCCAAGATTCGTTGGAGTGCGATCGCTGCGACATGGGGTACAACCGCATTGCCTAAGGCTTCTAACCGCTCTTTGCGATTGGCTACTTGTTCGCTATCGGTTGCGTAAGGCAACAACTGCGGCAAGTCTTCCAGGGTCATCAGGTAAGGTCTGTCCATCCTTGCGGATAGCCCATCATCATTTCGACAAACACAGGGTTGAGCCTTGTCTTGCCCGTTGCCGCTGCACAGCGATCGTTCAATTGCTCCGATCGTGGCTTGTCTACCTGAGCAGCGCTGCCGTGCTTCCAGTCTCGTGTTGTGGGCGTTGGCAGTAATCCTGCTTTTCTCAACTGCAAATACTCTGGCAGGTTGGGACTGTAGCCCCTTTCTAGGCATCCTTGAGCAGTTTTTGCTGTGACAGCTCCCTTGAAATCTGTACGGCGCGGTGTTGGTAGCAACTGTACAACCTGTGACAGTCGCATAAAGCTCTGATGTCCTTCTGCGTTCACATGGCGAATCGTGCCGTTCTTCGTCGTGTGAGGGTTGCCAGGTCTGCGGTTGAGCGTATCCGATGCCGTTGGAGTCGGCAACAATCCAGACCCTTTCTCGAAGGTGGACACCGCCCACATCGGCGCATGAAACAACTGACCATTCTGCATCGTACCCGCTTTGGGAAAGCTCCCTGAGTACGATGTCCATCCCATTAGCAAGCAACGCTGAGACGTTTTCCAAAGCAACGTATCGGGGTCGAACCAGGCGAATGATTCGCATGAGTTCAAAGAACAAGCCCGATCGCGTGCCTTCTTTGATGCCTGCCTGCTTACCTGCGGCTGAAATGTCTTGGCATGGGAAGCCTCCGGTGATGAGATCAAAAGCTCCAGGTTTAGCTGTGTAGGTTCGGATGTCGTCATGGCATGGAATACCTGGAAAATTCTTTGCTAATACTTTTTGGCAGTACGGATTGATTTCAACAAATTGCTGTGTCTCAATACCGCCCACCATGCGAGCGGCCAGAGAGAAGCCACCAATGCCTGAAAATAAATCTAAAGTTCTAAGGATGGCCATTACGCTGCTACCTCCAAAGTCGAGCCGTGGACACGGTAGCCGCGATCGTCACTCCCCAAAATTGCCCAATTCTCTACGCCTAGTTCCTGCTGCAAGACCAGTGCGATCGCTCTTACCGTGTAGAGGTCGAAAGCTTCAGGAAAAGGGCAGTCAAGGCGTAGCAGTAGCGACAGGGCATCATCTACCACCTGTAGATCCCAAATGACGGTGTAGGGATACAGGCATTCCAGACGGATCATCGCTTGAGTGCAGAGGGACTTTTTGAGGTGAGAGCCGATCGCGCGTTCAGTGGCGATGAGGCTTTGGCTCTGCCTCACGGCGCGGATGAGGTAGTGGATGAGGCTCGATGGTGAGTGGTTCACGCTGCGACCTCCAACAAACTCAACTGCGGCAGCCGCTTCTGTACAGCAGGATTAAGCCAGAGTCTTTCTACCCCACCGTTCACCCGTTTGCTTGCTGCTGCCCACCCCTGCACTTCAAACAGCGACTCGTATAAGCTCGATGGGAAACCGCTTAAGACGACCATTGCAGGCGATCGGTGTAGCACCTCGCCTAACCTTCTATGTTCGTCCTCACTCAGCAACTCATAGGCGTACTGGCGGCGTGGCATCGACTCAATGGGATTCGCTGTACGGTTGTCTTTCGACTTGCGTACAGAGCCGAGATAGGGTGGATCGACATAAAGTAAGGTATCTGTGTCGCTCACCTGCTCAATCACCTCAAAGGCATCGTGCCTGGTCAGTTTTATGCCTTGCAAGCGCTGCGAGTCCTGCCAGAGGTGCCCGGTGTTGATTCGGTAGCCGTTCGTACTTGCGCCTGTACTCCAACGAGTCCCACCGCCCATAAACGAGAGCTGTGAGTAGAGGTAGAAGAATGCAGCAGAGGCGATCGTCTGGTCTTCTGTGGGCAGGGCGATCGTGTAGTCTGGTTGCAAGTGGTGAATGTTATCCACTAAGCCAGCGACATCGCTTTGCAGCCAGTACAGATAGTTGATGGCTGATTGGTTCAGGTCGTTTAATTGCTCAGACTGACAGCGTTGCTTTTGCAGTAGGACTGCCCCGCTACCTGCGAATGGTTCGATGTAGGTTGTATGTGTTGGCAGGTTGTTGCAGATCCATTTGGCGAGGGAAGCTTTGCTGCCAAAATATTGGGCGCTCATGATGCTGCCCTCGCTGCTCGAATGGCTTGCACGTATGCGGCGAGAAGGGCGATCGCTGGGGTTAATCCTTCCGAGTAGTCGCTAGAGATTCCAACTCCTCTAGACACAAAAGCTGTTGGATTTTCTACAGTAGATCCTTTGCCTGTATTTGAAGATCCGAACCAACCATGATCGCTAATCGCTTCTTGCACCACTGCCTGCACGATCGCCTGATCTGTTTTGCTGAAAGACAAATCGCCCCTTGTGCAAGTAACTACCCTCACCCAACAGACAAACTTCACTTCAATGTTTAAACAGTTAGCTTCTGGATCGCCGTAGCGTTTAACAATGCAGCGATCGCTCTCCATCTCTGCCCACTCTTGAAACAGTGGCAGCAGTTCGGTTGTGGTTGTGTTGCTCATGCTGCCACCTCTGGCTTATCCAGCCACAGCATGACGGTTTTGATACCTGTACCGCTTGCCTTGAATGCACCTTCACCAACTTCGTTCCAGCCACCGTTTTGCTCAACAAACTCACGAAAAGCGGTGTATTTTTTCTGAGTGCGGAACGTAAAGCCAGGTGATGCGATCGCTACTAAACGACCACCAGGGGCAAGCAATTTGTAAGCGTGTTCAATGTGGGTGATGTCTGCTGCTTTGTCGCCATCCACGCTGAACGGTGGATTCATCAGGATCACTTCGTAATGTTCAGGCAGTGGATACTGCAAGAAGTCATCACAAGCCGTTGTGTAGCCTTTTGCTCTCAAGATTGAGGCTCTAAAATCGTCAATTTCAACGCAATCAATTCGTGCTGCTGGGTACATAGCTTTCACCGTGTCAGCGATCGCCCCTAATCCGGCTGATGGCTCTAGCACTTGCATATTGTCCAAATCACCAGCAAGAGCAATCATTTCTTTGACGATTGGCTCAGGCGTGGGAAAGAAGGCTAGCGGGTTCTTAGCTGGCAGTAAACCTGTGTCTAGCACCGCTTGAAAGAGTGGTGATGGGTCAAAGAGAAAGATATGCGCTGCCACTCTGCCACCTTTCCATTTGCCACCCAATCGCTCTAGCACTTCGTTTACTTCGAGGTACAACCCGCGATCGAGCTTTGGGCTATTCAGTTTGATCTGAGTTTCGTTGCACGTTGCAGCTTTCAATACGCTCAAAGCTGCTTCACTAACACGGTCTCTTGTTGTTACAGTTGTCATTAGTCGAGTCCCGCTCACGACGGGGCGTATAGGCTTCTAGCCAGGGTGATTCCTGGCGCAAATATTTAGGCTGCTGCGCGACCGAGCATGGCGAGAATGCTAGAAATCGTTTCGCGTTGGTAAATGGCTTTGGTCACTCGCTCGATCTGACCTTCACCCTTCAAAGAAACCGATCGCAGTTTGCCGTTCATCCGATAGCGATAGACGGGGTAGCTGTAAGCGCGATCGCCGCTATAAACAGCAACAGTCGTAATCCAGCCAGTAGCGTTTGGTTTGTTCTGCATTGCTTTGTACGAGTGGGTACAAGTTGACTTGTGAAAAGCCCCTGGTAGAAGTCAGGGGCAACATGAGGAATGTTTTTGTGGATCTAACTACTCAAGTAATCAAGTTAATTACTTAGATTAACTACTTGGATCTACAATCTCTCAACTTGAGTAGAAAATCAACCGTATAGTCACAAGCTTTACAATCGGCTATGATTAAAGCGCTTACTCAAGTCGTTGATTCAGGTTGCCAATGTCTAAGCAAGAAGAGCAAGAAAGGTTTGCGGCATTGGTGCTCAAACTCCGTACTCAAAGGCAGTTGAGCCAGCATGGGTTTGCTCTACTGTTTGGAAAGACAAACAGCACAATCCACAAATGGGAGCATTGTGCTGACCCTGGCAACCCCAAAGCGGTTGATCCTGATGAGATTGCTGTCTCATCGTGGGAAAAGCTAGCAGAACTAGAAGGTTGTTCTGTCGAAGAATTGCGCCAACAGATTAAGGGGGTAGCAGAACTGCCCCCAAAGTCGATCGCGGCGAAACTTAAAAGCGCGATCGTTTTGCTGCAAAATATAGAAATTGACTGTTCGCCTGAGGTCGTCTTAGTGGATCAACCCCTATCGGTGCTAAAGATGGCTGAAGCGAATTGGAAAGAAATTGCGCGTCTACTTATTCTTGAAATGCAACGCCTCAATCTAGAAGGCGATGTCTATAATTTTGCTCACACGATCGGTATTCCTTCCGAAAAGCTAGCGTCTTTGCTGCTCGGTCAGCCGATTGACCCAGATTTGCTGACTATTACCGCGATCGCTTCTCGCGTCTCCAGCACTAACTATGACGAGTGGCAACGGCTGTTTGGTTTCGATCCGAATATTGAAACACAGCCAGAACAAACACGCAATGGTTCTGGCAAGAAAGAAGAAGACTAGGTATTGAGCGATTCGACAATTCGCACAATCCGACCGTCCCAGAGTCGACAAAGCTGAGCGCGTACACATTGATGGATTGGATCACCGTGATAGTTGTAAGCAGGGTATTCATACCCTGTTACCCCATCTGGATGCTGTGTCAGAGCGTCGATAAATTTGACTTTTTCAGACGGTATCCATGTGGGAACACCTTTTGGCGTGTCCTCTGACATCTTGCGACCAATCCATTCTTCTGGCGTTAGTCCGCTCGTTTTGTGGCAGTTTGCGCCTGCTGCTAGTCCTGTGTCCGTTGCCATCTCAATCACGTTCGTGTTCGGACTTAGCAACACTAAGCGCTGTAGTTCGATCTTGCTGGTAATCACCAACAACCCATCGGCTCCACGTGGCAAAATTAGCCCTGGCATAACAGCACCCCAATAATGCAAAATTTGCTTTGGTTTCAGTGTCAGGGGGGCACGACGATCCGGATCAATAATTGATAATACTGGCGCATCAACGCAGGCGGCGGCGGCTGCCAGCGCTACAAGTCGATCGCCCAATGTTTGAAAAGCTGAACGGGACTCACAGATAATTGTGACAGGTTTCCCGATGCGGTCTTGAGCGATTTGACAGTCTGAAGGTAAGGCAAAAAGCTGTCTGAGTCGTGTGAGCTTGGCACTGGCTTTGGCGAGAGCGGTTGAGTCCACGGTTTCAGATTGTGAAGGGGGCAGTCAAACTGTTTCCATTATGCCAACGCGAAAAAAAAGAAACATATCTCTTTCTAAGCACAGAAAAGCGATTTAGTTCTTTTTTCAGCTATTTTGCTGAAAACTTTAAGCGAATGGGCAATGTCTTTAAAGTTTGTAGCAGTACGCTTGAAACCTAAGTAATTTCCGCTAAACAGAAGACAGCGGTGCCTGGTCGATCGACGTTTGCCCCATGACAAAGGGCGATCGCCTCTGCAATGTTCAGAGTTTCACTCCAGTTAGCAGCCGCGATCGTTGGATAAGTCCAGCGGTGCGAATCTTTGAGATAGATGTGAGCACAGTACATCACTCGCCTCTTTGGTCGATCAGATGGGCAATGCACTCCAGAAGCTCTGATGCCGACTGCCTTGTTCTTAAGGCGTTATACAACGCTTCCAACTGGGCATCGTTTAAGCTGTTGGCTAGTTCTGCGATCGTCATGGGCTTACTCCGCATAGGTTTTAAGTATTTCTTGAGCCAAAGCGATCGCGTTATCCCGACTTAGTAGCACTGTCTGGGTTCCTGGATAATCCAGAAAGTCAAAGACAATCACGCCTTTGTCTTGAATCATTGCTTTTACTTGATGCCTGAGCGAACCATCAATAAAAACGCCAGTATCACCAAAGCCTTCGCCATCAAACTTAAGTGGCGGTTGAATTAACTCGTTGTTGTTGTTTGACTTTACTAAGTGCATTGTCATCCTCAAAAAAGGTTTACAGTGCCCCTTGCTTCAGCGAGAAGGGGCGATCGCCTTGCTCTTCAAATCTCTTTGGCTTGCGCGATCGCTGCTTGCCGATAAGCGATGAGCTTTTGCAGCGTTAGGCAGCTATCGCCCAACTTAGCGACACGGGCACAAACCTGCATTAGCTCTTTGCGGATAGACCGAGTTGCTGCTTCAATATCATCGGCGTTAGCCTCGGTTGTGCCAGTGGGGACACCGCTAAGTTCACGGATGAGGCGATCGCGCTGCTGTTCGAGCCTTTCAACTTCAGCCGTAATCTGGTCTAGGGATTGAGTGATCATAGGGAACACACCTGATAGTTAATTGTTAGTGGTTACGTGTACCAGTACCGCCAGTCGTTTTCGGTCCGTTAATGTCTGCTGGTGGCTGATAGCAAAGCCGTCCAGTACCTCGATGGTTTGCGTCGCAGCTTGCCGCTTGAACAGGCAGGGCGATTGTAGTGATGCTGGCGCTGATTAAAAAGGTCGCTGTGACTTGAGGAATAATGACATGATTGTGAGGTTCCAGTAATGGGACTTTGTTAGAGGGCGCTGCTTTTTCTTCGCGGGAGGGGCAGCGCTTTCTGTTTATCGACGCTTGAGCGGGTTGCTTGCGTAACTCGGAATTTCACCTGGTAAAACAGCACTTGATATTTGCGAATCGCTTGCGGATTGAACCGCTTGATTGCACCCATATCTTCAGGACAAATAAAAGGGGGAGCGTTGAAAAGAGCAGCAATAATCTGCTCCTCAGTAGCGTTCTGCCAGTTGTGAGTTGTCCAAAGTTCATGCATTTGAGCGCTCCTCCGTGAGGTGTGTTGTCATACCTTTAGTATGTCATCCCCATATCCATACGTCAATATGTTGACCTCAGTATATTGAAGGAGTACGATAAAGGGGTAGTTTAAAAAGGTTGGCTATGGATTTAATTGATATGCCTAAAGACAACCGCGCCAAAGCTGGCTCCTATGGAGAAACTAAAAAGCCTAAGCAGTTTTTGCTTACTGATACTGCGTCAGAACGGCTAGACGCTTTAGCGGTTAAATGTGGGGTTACACGTTCCGAGTTTATTGAAAGATCTATTCGCTGGATCGATGAGCATTTTGATACTCAGTTGCAGCGAGAGTTGGGAAAAAGTGAGGATGCTAGTGATGAATGAAACAACCACATGGAGCAAAGGCGATCGCGTCATTTTGCGTTGCCAGCAGTACGGTACAACAACGTTAATTGCTACGTCTGTTAAAAGCGTTAGCCCCACAGGTCAAATCACGCTGAAGAGTCAGCATCGGTTTAAGGCGAACGGGCGAGAAATAGGCGCAGAAAGTTATGCCCCTCATCGTCAAATGCTTAAACCTACTCCAGAGTTAGAAGCGGCATTGAATCGACAACAATTGCTGGCACAACTCAAAACCGTGAAGTGGGAGAAACTAAGTGACGACGCTTTGGACGATATTGGGCAAATACTAGCAGGAGCAACCTATGATTAACCTTCAACTATCCACAGCCGAAGCGATCGGCACCCATCACGCTCTCGAATGTCTGCGGTTGCTCTCTGGCGATTTACCCTGGCCTGTCAAGGCAGGGCTGTTAGATGGGTTGATGAAGGACGATCGCTGGCAGTCTACGCTCTCACGGCTAACTATCGAGCTAGACGCATTGGCAGCACGACAAAAAGCGATGGAGGATTCGAGGTCATGAGAAAACGCGCAGAAATCAAAACTGATGAATGGGTGACGTGGTGGGTAAAAGTCCGCCCTGAGTTGCCGTACAAGGCGGGATTGGATGCCAAAGTGCTTAGTCTTGATGGTGAGATGGCGACGATCGCTGTCGCCAGCGATGTTACGGCTGCTTCTTCTGTGGTCAAGTTTCAAGTCTTGTTATCGGAGCTTGAAAGCAAGACGTGGGAGAGAGACGAAGAAGCTTGGGCTAAATACGAGCGAGAAAGGTTTGAAAAGGCAGCGATCGTTGATCCAAAAGACTGCGAAGCGGTGATCGAGTCTGATGGCGAGAAGATTTACCACGAAATCGAAGACTATTTAGAAGAGTGCGAAGACAACGAGGTTGAACCATCCCTTTATCTTTGGTGCGTGAATCTGGTTGAGCCTGAAAAGCTGACTACTGATGCTTTTACAGAGCACTGGTATGAGCAAGTAGGGGAAGAGAATTGTTCTGAGATGAAAGGTGTTGAAGCGTTGCAGCAGGCAATTGATGCTTTTTACGCTGCCAATGCTGGCATGAAACTTTGTGAGACTGATTACACTCGCGCTGTGTTGGTGAAGCCATGATCACGATAGAAGACAAAATTAAAAGCCAAGAAAAGTTAGTCGATCGCTTGCAATCTCAACTCGATCTCGCACCTGGCGCTACTCCCCGCATGAAGTGAAAGATGTGGCAATAGCCCTGCAAGCCGCGATCGATGGGTTGGTAGCGCTCAAAACGCTGGCACGATCTGATTACGCTGAGTTTGAGGCAAGACTTGAGGCTGATAAAAGTAGAAAGAAGGCAAGACATGACAACCCTTAAAGCGCTACCCGCTGAAGCGATCGGCATCAGCAAGGGCGATCGCGTGGGCTATGTGGTCAACGGCAGTATGAGAGCGCGATCGTCCTTGCTGTGGGCACGGTTGCCAGCCGCGATCTGTCTGGGCGTAGAGGATGAGTGAGTTATCGGACTGTCTTTTCCAGTACATTTGCTGCATCGGTCAAGCCTCCACGTTTTTTGCCATTCTAATCAGTGCGGAGAAAAATGAATAAGGGAACCCCGGCAATTTATGGCGCGATCGCCGGGGTTTTGCTATGTGAACCCGTTAAGAGGTTTTAAGGGCTTCAAGCTGTGCGATCGCCGCCGCTAGCTTTCTTCGGGCAAGGAGTCTAGCAAGTTCCTGATCTCAGCCTTGGCTGATGATGCGTGCCACCAATTCAGCTTGTTGTCTTCTTCGATCAGGATTGGCAAACCACGTTCGATTGCTTGGCTGTAAACATCAGCGATCGCAATCCCTTTCTTTCTGCCAGTTTACGAGCTGCGTCATCATCAGCAGTCCCGACCCTGGTTTCAATCAACTTCTTTACGGGTTTAGCTACCACGTTGGATTCTCCTGCCATATATCCCCCTATATTATCCGGCTCGTCACTGCCATCTTAAGCACAATCAAGCAAATTAAGTGTAGATAGGGGGTGATATATGGGGTTATATGTGCTAGCTTGATCTCATGCGTGGAACACCCTTGGAACGCGATGGGAACTGACTTCCCTCAACGTGGAACGAGAGAATCGTGTTCCAACCCGTTCCAGTTCGTTCCAACCCAGTTCCAGCAAGCCTTTCACCAAAACCATCATGAAGACATCCCTCACCAAGTTTTGCAAAGACCACAATCTTCCTAAGTCCACCGTCTATCGCCGCTGCCAGGAACTAAATCTTGAGACGACAGACGGACTCACGCCCGTCGATCTCAATACTTTGCTGCATGAGTTTGACCTGGAGCCAACCGTCGAAACCCCTGAAATCACGGTGGAAGTAGGCAACCATCAGATCGTGATGGGCAACCCCCAACTGCCGCAAACCTTTTCGCTCGACAGCTTGCGATCGGATGAGTCAATCCAGCTTGAAGATCCACTGACGCTTGCTAATCAATTTTTGAAGCGGCAGATATGGTCACAAGCGCCATGCAGCAAGACATCCAGCGGCGCGAAGCCAAGCTTAATCAGACGCGACAGGCGAAGGAGAAGATCGCCCGTAAAGCAGCCGAATTGCATCTCGAAAAGCGGCTCTATCAGCAGCAGACTCACATGATTGACACTGCTCAGACCAGCGAAACCGATGCCTTGCAGCAGTCCTTAGCGGCATTGCAAGACCTGGGAAAGTCCTAATCCTCCTCGTTGTTGGAGGGGCGATCGCACTCCTCCTTTCCACCCTCTACCCCCGCTGTCACCATGAACGCAACGCAACACCCCCTCAAGCAAGCTTTCACCGCTAAAGGATACCCCTGGCTTCTCGCTCAAACCTATGCCGCTCTTGGCTTAGGCACCTCTGGCGACAAAATGAAGGGCTTTCGCTCCAATCTCCAGCAGGGGCAAGATTGGCTAGAGTATCGCGACCCAGCCCAGAACAACTCAAAGCGCATTTGCTACACCCAGTCAGGCATTCAGGCGATCGCTCAAAAGCTCAACACCCCGAAAGCCTTGGAGTTTGCCCGTTTGGTCAGCTCTCACCGCGCTGACAATGCTGACGCTGGCGCGATCGTCATTGCTCAACCTCAAGCAGTTACCCCCGTTGACACTACCTACCGGATGGCGCGAGTCGATGATGGTGGTGAGTTGCAACGATTGGAGCCGAAAGCCTCCCCACTCCAGGCTTCTGACTGGCACGTTGACGATAACAGCGGCGGCGAGTTGGCGCGGGTAGATCAGCCGTTTAACCCTAATTTGCTGGGCTTTCAAGGACTGCGGGTAGGTATGCCGAAGCGTGTAGGTGGCTCCGTGATTATCAACCAAGGCACGATTAACTACACCGTGCAAACGAGCGAGGGGCGGAGCTTACCCACTATCTCGCGCCAGACCTGGGAGCGCGTCAGCATTGGCTTGCTCTTCACTTGTATTGCCGTCCCTGTCTTCTTCCTTAGCCTTTACATCAATTCAGCCATTTCTAGCCCCCGTAACAACCATGCCTCCGACGTACCCTATACATCAGAATTGACAGCCCTACCCTCCAAGGGCTTGGCTGGATCAACTTAATCTTCTGTGGTGTCAGCATCGCTACAGGCGCATTTGTCCCGACCGTCTTCACGCTCGTTATGTTTGGTGGTTGCCATTGGTGGGCAAGTTTAGAACCCACCGAGGAGGGCAATGATGAGTGAGCAAGCAGCAAGTGCAGACGCAAGCCCCAGGCGAGCCCTAATATCGTCGTCAATACAGGGCTAAAGCCTGAAGCCATCAAGCTTGACACCAACCGGATTAACCAGGCGACCGAGACAAAATGGGAGTGGCTGCAAGACCTAGCACTCCCTGCCACGCTAGCCGAATTGAATCTACAAGTGCTGTCCTACATCCTCGGCTCTGCCACCCTGATTAGCGTCCTACGGCTGCTAGTGCCTGTAGTCCCACAGCTAGCCATCCCGATCGCCCTCATGCTGATCGCAGGCTTTCTGTGCAGTGCCTATGCCGCGCAGAAGATTCCCTGAAAGCCGCTTCTTTGTGGGCTATCGGCTGTTCTGGCTTGCGATCGGGGTCTGCCTTGCCTACCACCAAGAACTTATCCAACTGCTCAAGGGCTAACCTGTGCAAGACTTCATCCTGTCACCCATCAAAGCCAGCAAGCCACGATCGACCACTCCCAGAAGGTCATCTGGCAAGCTGGCTTTTTGGGTTGGGCAACGCTCACCGCCTCACTCTTTCTGGGCAGCGCCGACCCATCACGTACAGCGCTGTTTGGCGCGGGCTGGTGGGCAGTACAGTTTGTCTCTGCCCCTGCTGTTCGCACGTTGAAAGCTACTCGCAGACTGAAAAACGATATTGATTCGGTCTACCTCTCGGCAATGCAAAAGGTTTTATACGATCGGCTGACAGCCAAAGAGATCCAGTACAACATTGAGCCGCAAGATGCTCCTGCTCTAGTGGCAGCGCTGCCCCCACATCGGAATCTAGCGGCAGAAATCGCAGCGCTCGACGGGCAAATAGCACTGGTATCAAAGACGAGATCAGGGAAGACAACCCTCTTCATCGAAACCATCGCTTACGCGCTCCAGGCAGGGCATACGGTCTATGCGATCGACGGCAAGGGCGACAAAGATTTGCGGGCTTTCTGCCAAGCGGCAAACGTGCCCTATACCCATTGCAACAGCCCTGAGAAAGTGGCTGATCTTTTTGGGTTGCTCGATCGTCTGCTGGCAGAACTCAGGCGACGGCAAGATGGCGGCAAGGGCGAAACCATCAGCCTCTTCATTGACGAGTTCAACCTCGTCCGTGATACCTGTTCTGACGATGACTCAGGGGAGACAAAGGGCAGAGAGAAAGCCGTTCAATTCAGCCGGGAGACGAAGCGGATTCTGCTGCAAGGGGCGGCTGAGAAGATCTACCTCCGTGCCAGCTCCCACACTTCTCGCGTAGAGGACTGGGGCTGGAATACGGGCGTGCTAGATAGCGTCTCCTTCCTGGCGTTGGGGCGTAAAGGTGCCTACGACTCGATCGAGGATCTCATTCAGTACCAGATTAAAGGCAAAAAGGCAAAGGACTATCAGGAGCAGCTTGACGGCTTGCGTGGGCAAGAGTTCAATGAAACCCTGATCCTGACGACGCTTGCCCCGATGGGCTTCTATTTGTTCAGCCGATCGCTGGGAACCGGGCTGGGACTAGCACCAACGCAGCACGATGGCAGCACGGACGCTTTGACCGATTCGACTCAGCACGACCCAGAAGACCCTTGGGACGAGGACTTTGAAGATTACAGTGCTAGTGCTGACAATTTGGAGGACTCCGAATTTGAGCAAATTGACGGGGTATCAGAGGAGGCACTAGCGCACGCGATCGTAGACCTTGCCTTAGACCACGGCATCAAGTCACCCACCGCATTTGTGGAGGCTTTCTGGAGTTACCCACGCGGTTCAACCAGTCGCCTCTTTCAGCGTGCCAGAGAACGAGCGATCGCGGTCTACAACAGCAAAGGTCTGACCGTCTGGACGAGGGCGAAATGAGTCAATCTTTCCCCCACCGTTACGCTGCCAACTGGCGCAGCATCAGACAGCAGACACTGCAATTAACGGGCGGTTGCTGCTGCCTTTGTGCGGGTAGAGCTAAAGAAGTACATCACGCTCGCTATGGGCTTTGGGACGGTAAGCGCTATCAGTCGATTGCTGGCAAGGAGCACCCCTTAGTTGATGTCTTTCCGCTCTGCAACTCTTGCCACACTCTCGCCCATGCACCACAGAATTGGGTTTGGGACAAGCAGAATCCAGCGTTAGGTAATCACAATCAACCCGCCTTTGTGGAGCGGTTGCAAGCCTCGCTAGCACCCGTAAGAAAGCCCGCAAGCGTGCTACCCGCAAACACAGAACCAAGCTGGGTAAACGTGGTTAACATGGCTTTTCGCTTACTGTTTGTGTAACTCCAGTGGACTTGCTTTCTAGTGCCAGCAGGAACCATTACAGTCAGCATCGTCGCTGTTACTATCGCCCTCTGCCTGCTACTGGATAAGCCCAAGCCAAAGCCCAAAAGTGAAAAGGATGTATTGATGGAGGCGATCGACAAATACATCAAGAAACGCGGTTAACCACTACAAGGTAAAAATCATGGCACTCGAAGTTATTATCAATGGCGATCGTTACATCAAAGCCCCACCTGTTGTATCAGCAGAATCAATGACTGAGGTTGAAGCGGTGTTAGCAGCGCCACTTGAATACGAGCATGGCAGTGGCACTGTGCGATCCTACTTGCACGACTTGCTGACTACGTTATGGGCTGAAGGAGAGGGCTTTAGCGGCAAACGACCTTTTGGCAATTCTGGATGGGATTACGGTTTAAAGGTTGCGCTAGCAAAAGCTGGTATTTTAGCAGCCACGTTTGACGAAGATGGCGACCTTAACTATTTGCTTCAGGAAGAAAGAAGGAGGGGCGATCGCTTAATTAAACAGGCGATCGATTATGTCTTTTTTGGGGCAGCAGACAAAACGGAAGATGAATAAGCCAAGTTGGCTTGCGTTAACGTTGAATGAGTTGCAGCGATCGCACCGCCTTGCACAAACAAGCCTTCCCCCATCGTTACGCCCCTAATTGGCACTCAATACGCACTGCCACATTTCAGGCGACGGGTGGCAAGTGTACGTTGTGCCGATGCAAGGCTAGACAAGTGCATCATGTGAGATACGGTGTCTGGGACGGTGGGAAGTGGGTAAGCATTGCAGGTAGTGAACGCCCCTTAATCGACTGCTTCCCCCTCTGCCTCAAGCATCACAAAGAGGCGCACGCCCCACAAAATTGGGTATGGAATGCTAAGAACCCAGAGTTAGGAAATCGGAATCAGGCAGGGTTTGTGAAGAGGCTGCGATCGGCGTTGATACCCGCAAAAAAGTCTCTAAGCGTCCGGCACGCAAACGCAAAGCCAGGACGGTCAAACGTGTTTCTAAAAGGTAGGAGAATTATGAAAAAAATCATTTCTTTGTTTCAGCGTAACTATGACGGCGATCGCCTAGTTTGCAACGAAGTCGTAGAAGGCAGTGAATGGGTACAGGCAGGCGAAGGCGTTGCTACTCGCAAGTTTGATGGCACTTGTTGCATGATGCGAGACGGTAAACTGTATAAGCGGTACGACGCAAAAGCAGGTAAGACACCACCTGAAGGTTTTGAACCTGCTCAAGAACCTGATCCAGTGACAGGGCATCATCCAGGATGGCTACCCGTTGGCGATGGAAAAGAGGATCAATGGTTTAGAGAGGCATACGATCGCGGTGTTGATGCTTTCAGTCAACCGCTCAAGAACGGTACTTATGAACTGTGCGGACCCAAGGTGCAAGGCAACCCTGAAAAGTTTGTTAGCCATGTGCTAGTGCCACATGACGGCGTGATCATCAAAGAAGCTGTACCTACAGATTTTGAAGGGCTTAAAGAATACTTGAACGATCGAGAGATTGAAGGCATCGTGTGGCACCATCCAGACGGGCGCATGGTGAAGATTAAAAAGAAAGACTTCTTCAAGCCACCAAAGCGCCGTTAAGCTCCAACCACAATCCATGCCCCTCAAACATTCTCTAACACGGTTCGCACTTCCACTGCGGTCGGGTATGGCGTTGCATCGTCGATCGCCTTTGCTACTACCCCGTTGATGCCTAACTAATAGATGCTGATCGGACTCAATGCTGGGTCGAGTGCTACATAATCAATACTGGTCAACATGACTAACCTCCTGCATCCTGGTGCCACCCCCAATACGACGACCTGGGGCACCTGCACGGGCTTGCAGCATCATCGCTCCGACCAACACCAGACTCAAAAATCCTTTCATACCATGCCCCTCAAGCTGATGCCTCTACTATGTCTTTAGAGGTAGAGAGTACACAGGCAGAGATTACCTGAGTTTTGAGGGTGGTAGAAATGCGGATACTGAGGACTTGCTAGTACTGAGGGCTTGCTGATTGTCTTCCAAATCGTTATCCAGTTCAAAGTCTTCTTCCCACTGCCAACAAGCAAAGAAGTTTTGGAAGACTCCTTGGGCGTAGCGGCAGACTTGCAAGTGAATAACTATCTGATCTTTGAAAAAGATGCTTGGGCGTATAGCAATTCTGTCAGGCGCTTGCGCTTCAGTAGAGATGTAAAAACACCACTGATCGTTATACCAACCGAACCAAGGCGGAATCTTGAAAGGATTCAAAGGACGCACTGGCATCCCTGGAATGAATTTTGATGCCATCGTCTTCGGGCGGTTGTCGCTCCAATTTCTAAGCTGTAAACGCTAGAACCCTGTGATGGAATGCTTGTACTTCCTCAATTCTAGCCTTCAATCACGGAGGGCACTGTTCAGATTCCGACACAGTAATCACAACATCATCCCCAACATCTTTAATTGTCGTGTTCTCGTGGTTGTGTTGCCGCTTCTTGTCCCAGCCAAACCACACGACCCGTACAAACCGTGTCTTAAAATCATCCTCTGGCTTTTGCAAGCAGTGGTGATCGTAGTCATAGGGGCTATCGTTAGGCGTATCTGGTTGCACCTTAAAACTGGGTACGCTGTTGTTTTCTGGAGCGACATTGGGTTGCACATCATGTGGGAAGCGATCGTTCTTCTGATACCATTCAATGATTTCTGTCTTCATTGCTGAAATGTCGGCATCCGCCTGTTTTGACTGCGCTTTACGGACTTGATTGAACAATGCAGGTAGAGCGATCGCTGCCAAAATTGTGATGATGAGGATCACAGACAACTGCTCTATCAAGGTGAAGCCTGCGGTTTGCTTCATTGGATGCCGACCTTTTTGCGATACTCTGCGATCGTCAGTGCCAAGCAACGGCTGCCATCATCCAGCCAAGCAATGTCGATCGTCTCGTTATCACAGCACCACGGAACTCGTTTTCAGATCTGCACCGAATCAGCAACGCTTTTTCAGTGCAGGTAAACAGTCGCTTTTCAATCTTTTGCACGTTTCGATCGTGATCCAAAGTCCATCATTCGGCGGAAAGTCCGAGAGATCAAAAAAGAGATCGAAGAGACCACGAGGATTGTACGAGTCACGAAGAAGCGCCGTATTGCACTTAATCGTGTGGGTTGGTAATGCGCCTCCAATAGGCTTAAATCCTTCTGCCAACAGGATTTTGGCTGCTGCTGGTTTGATTGGACATGCAAATAAGTTATGCACGACTCCAGGCGTGGCAGGGATCTCGCCGCGATATTCGGCGCTCCAGTGACTAATAAAAACTGTCCCGAACGCAGAAGCAACTCTTTCTGCTTTTCGTCTGCCAAGGAGTCCTCTAAGCACTGCTCTTTCTTTTCGGGTTTAGGAGTTTCCATTTTGGACGTTATCACCAAACAATTGTGCCAATGGCTACACCCCACTGCTTCTATTCTAGGCAGTGTGCAACGTTTGGACAGTTTGATTTGTGAGAAGGGCGATCGCCCCTTCAATCTTTCAATCCTTGTTGAGCATCAACTGATAGAGGAATGCGGGGTACTGCTGCTCAAAGAATGCTTCTAGCAATGCCGCACGCGATTTGTAGCCGTATTTCTTAGCATCACTGTCTAATTGGTCAATTCGCTTCCCAGTAAGGCTTAAGCCTGCGTTACGCTTCACTTCGTCGCGATCGGTTTTTCTGGTGTTAGGCATCGTGTTATGCTCCATAAAGAAACCCGCGATCGCGACTCTAGGTGGTTCTTGAGAATGCGATCGCGGGTTTTGTTTATTTAGTTGCTAGCTTCAATTGCAGCTTGAGCAAGTGCATGTAACACCTGACTTGATTGAGATTTTGTGTAAGGAGCAAAAACAAAATACTTATCGTTGTTGCGTCCGTGGCTTTTAATTCCCAAATTTTGATTTGTTTTACTGGAAGCTACAAACAACTCTCCAGATACCGATCTGCGAACTCCAAGAGACAGTGCGTACGCTTCAATTTCAGTGCTGTATTCTGAAGGGACACGCCAAACAGTTTCACGCTTGGTCAAACTTTTGTTTTCTTCTGTGCAAAATTTAGCTAAATCCATTTGTCTGCCCTCTAGGTGGTTGAACCCACTATAGCTAAAGGATTATAACCTTGTCAAGGTTTCAGCAGAAATAAAGTGAGACAGAAAGGAAGTCGATCGCCCCATAACATCAGCCCCTTCCATCACAGGGACTAAGATGGACTTATCCTGAACGCTAGTCACTGTGCCGAACACATCCATGCAATGGCGATCGCGCATTGATCAGGCGATCGACTCTGGTAGTCTGATCTTTCACTGTCAGCCCATTTTCAAAATTGGGGTTGAAATCCCTTACGTGTTTGAGGTTTTAGTCAGACTGAGGGAGCCGTCTGGCGAGATAATCCCGGCGGCAAGATTCATCAATGACGTAACTCCTGAGCAGCTAAAGGCGATCGATCGCGCTGCTGTAGTTGGCACTCTGGAGCGTTTGCAGCACTCGTCTATACCGCACGCAATCAACCTGAGTGGGCAAAGTTTGAATGACTTGCAGTTTCCGTCTTTCATGACGGAGCAACTCAACAAGAGCGGCATCAATCCACGGCTTTTATACTGTGAAGTGACCGAAACAGAGGCACTAATGTTACCTTCGACGCAGGTTTTGAGTGCCCTGCGTGAGCTACGCTTACCAATCGGCATTGACGACTTTGGCGTAGGTTATGCCAACATTCCAGCGATCTTGGCGATCGAGCCTGATTTCTTGAAGTTGACGGCTCGATCGTGCGACTGATGGCCGCGACCATTGGCGCGAATGCGTTGTGTTTGGGGCAATGGCGATCGCTCATCGGCGTGACATACCGATTGTGCTAGAGCATCTGGAATCGGGAGCAATTGAAGCGAGGGCGATCGCTCTGGCAAGGCATTTTCCAAACTTACAACTGTTAGTGCAAGGGCATTTGTACGGTGCTGCCACGGCTGGTTGCTAATGGATCATTTCTCCTGGGTGCCTCACGGTTATTGCTTCAACTGGAATCCCTATCTACTTTGGTCGTTAGTCGGCAGTGACGTGCTGATTGCGATCGCCTACTTCGCTATCCCGCTCTCACTCCTGTACTACTCACGGCAACTGTTTCACTCGCAGGCGTTCCCCTTCGCTTCTATCAAATCATTGGGCTGTTTTGCGCCTTTATCGTCTGCTGTGGCATCTCGCACATTGCCGAGGTCATTACCGTCTTCTTGCCCCTGTACAGCCTGTCTGTAGCGAGCTAAGGCAGTAACCGCGATCGTCTCTCTAGTAGCAGCACTCTGGTTGCCCCCTTCGCAGCACAGGCGATCGCGCTCGTTCAATCATCTCAGGCGAATCAGGCAGGGCTTGAGCAGCATCAGCTCATTCGTGATCTATTCATTGATTCATCGCCCTACCCCATCTACTGCAAGCGGGCTAGTGACTCGACCATGATCTGGCTCAACCGGCGTGTGAACGTGCGATCGCACGACCCGCATCGTCAGTGATTGGGCTGAATGACACCAACTTTCTCAAAGATGAGGAACAGGCAGCGAGAATCTTGCAGAACGATCGCCTAGTGGCGGAAAACGGCGAGGCAGAATTTATTGAGGTAGTGCCAGATGCCACAGGGCAGCCGCGAGAATATTACACCCGCAAGTTTCGGTTTACAGATCCACACACCAACGAGTTATGCATCGGCGGTTTTAGTCTGGATGTGACCGATCAACAAATCGCCCAAGGCAAATTGATTGCTGCCAACGAAAAGTTACGCGAGAAAGAAACCCGACTCTCGTTGATGGTTTTGAACCTCAACTTGATCTCAGAGTTATCAGTACGCCTCAACCTTTGCGACTCCTACCAAGAGGCAGGCGATGTTGTGCGGGTTGCGGGTCGCAAACTCTTCCCCTATCTGGCAGGCGAACTTTTCTGATTGATAACTCACGATCGTACGCAGAGCGGCGCTTTAGTTGGGGCAGTGATGCAGGCAGCAAAGCGGGATTCATGCCGAATGAATGCCGATCGCTCAAAGAAGCGAAAGTGCATTACTGCGAGGATCAAGAAACTGAAATGGTCTGCGAACATCTACACAAACCTGTGAGCGGTTCCCATCTATGCGTGCCTCTGTTCTCTACGGACGCGAGACACAGACTCTAGGCGTGTTGCACTTGAGGCGCGATCGTCCCTTGACCAATGTCGAAATCGAGATTGCTGAGATTGTGGGGCAACAGTTAGGGCAGGCGTTGAGCGCACTGAGCGATCGCAAAGCAGCTCAGGAAATGCTAGTTCGTGATCATCTGACTGGACTTTTCAACAATATTTATCTAGCCGAAACGTTCCCGCGTGAAGTCGCTAAAGCTGATCGCAATAGCTATCAGCTAGCGCTTTTATTCGTTGATGCTGACGGCTTCGGGCAGTATAACAAGGAAGTATCCGATGCCGCTGGCGATTTTGTGCTTCAGAATATCGGGCGTGTTCTTCTAGATAACTGCCGTAACGGGGACGTTCCAGTACGCAAAGGGGGCGATGAAATTGTGGTGCTTTTGGTTGATTGCACAGAGGCAAGCGCGATCGCCAAAGCTGAGGCACTGCGACAGGCAATCTCAGCAATCAACCTGGCTTACGGAGGCTCCATGCTTAGGCAGGTGACGCATCGATCGGGGTTGCAATGTATCCAACGAGTGGCAGGACACTAGCTGAAACTGATGGCTGCCTGCTGATGCGGCTATGAGCAGGCAAAAAGGCAGGGCAAGAACCAAGTGGTAGTTCCCCAACAGAGTAAAACTAGGGGGCGTTATGCGTTTCCTGTTTTGTTTCATGACTGGCTCTGTCAAAGCTCTTTCAACACTCCAGCCCAATCGACCCAGCCTATCTTTAAGAACTTCTCTTGGAAAACCTATTCTTCAGCCCACGGCGCTAAGGACAAACGCGTTCTGCCTGAAAGGGTGAGCCATCGCGTGTTCCGCTTGTTCTGGCGCCTGCTCTTTCGCTGTAGCCCCAGTCGCAGTTGCTAGGCTCGTAATTTCCGTTCACATCAGCACGATCGATTCCAGATGCGCTTTGCTTGGGGCGCAATCCCATGTCAGCTAAAAATGAGGAAAGCTATTCCACTCTGGAATCAGACTTCAATGCCTCTAGAGCCATAATGCTTCTGTATTTGAATGCCTATCTTTGACATCTGTGCCTAAGCGCTTTCCAGCTTATGTAAGTCAAATATTCCAGACTCGAATGATCTTTTACTGAAAAACCATGATTCGGAGTCACAATCTTGTCACTAGCAGATGGATTTCGTCTTGCTAGACACCCGCAAGATAAAGCTTTATTCGTTCTCAAGCTGTTAAGCCTTGTCTGGTGCCTCTTACCGCATTCACAAAGGCAAGCCGCGATCGCAAACCCTGCGTGATCTCTGCCTGCGATGCCTAAAACTGTTAGCTGCCAAAAACTTCACCGATCGATTCAGTCGGTTTTCTGTATATCCTAGTCATGTTGACCTTCTCTTAATCCGTTAGGTTGACCACGCCCTCGGTGTTTCCAGCACGCGGGGGCATATTCCATTTTACCAAAAAGATGGGCGCGATCGGGTTTCGCTGGCGGGTTGAACCCCTACGATCGCAGCATCTTCTCAATCGTCTCGCGCAACTGAATGGCAGCAAAATTGACATTACCTAAATGCTGCTGAAGGATGTCGTTAGTCTGCCAGTCTCTTGTGCGTACAACCTTCTCAACGATCGCGGCGATCGCTTCTCTGTGCGCCTGCAACTCAGGTGGCAACCCTGCCACTTCATTCAGTGCGATTTCTTTGGGCGATGGTAGTGGGTTGCGATCCATTTCTACAAGCCTGTGGGCTTCCCTGCTACGCTCGTAACCCATCGACCCCAGCCGCCTCTATTGGGTGTGCCACGCTCAAACAGAACGTGATTCAGCAAGCCCCAACTGTAGCGATCGTGCTTGCCTGATTGATCACCGTAACCAGGGTTGATGTAGTGGTAATAGTTGTCCGACCCTGCCCTGAGTCCATAAGGGTCATGGACATACAAACCACCACCCTCGCTGCTGTAGTAGCCAGTAATAATGCATATATGCCCAGAATATTTATACTCAAAGCCGACCACTATAGGGATGTCAGCATCAAGCGATCGCACGATGTCTTTACTAGTGATGTCAGTACGCCATTGTGATTTGATGCCGAAGGCTGACTCTAAAACTCTGGTGTGAGCGTCGTGGTTGCCTCTGTCTGCGGCACTATAGCCCAATGGTTGAAACTTACTCTTGTAGTAACTCTCAGGCTCTCTAAAGCCGTTCTTCTTCGCTAACGGTATCATATCCTTGTCCAGGGTCGCCGCTAGCATGGCGTTAGCAGTAGGGCAGCATTGAACGCTGCCGTGAACACCACTCCAAAGATCGTTATCGTTTTGAACCATGAAAGGGACAGAGAGAATTTTGTCAGACATATTTTTTCATTTTCTTGTAAGCACTTGTTTTACTAATGTCCAGCTTAATCATCAAATCATTCGCCGTACAACCTTTTGAATTAACGACTGCGCAAACGTCGTCTATCAGGCAAATCCCCTTCTTTTAAACCTGTGTGTTTAGCCCATGTTCGACCAGATTTTATGGAACTTATAGTAGAAGGCGCAACATTAAGCATATCCGCAACTTCAAAAACGGATTTTCCTTCTCGCAGTCTGTGTGCCGCAAATACGGCTAGCGTTTCATTGAGTTTTGCTTGATGGTTTTTAGAGCCTTGCTGCATTCCTGCTCGTTCCATAGCATCATGTATATTTTGTTTTCGAGTGCCTTCGTACAAATGCTCTGCATTCACACAAGCCCTGTTATCACAAGTATGACAAGCAACCATTCCGTCTTTTATCGGTCTACCGAGTTTTTCTGCTAAAACAAGACGACTAATTTTTTGAACTTTACGCTGAAAGGTCTTAACAGGGTATCCAGTCTTGGAAAGGCAGTGTTTTGAGTATATACAGCCTGCCGTACTAAATTTAGGTATCATGCTCTGTTTGCAAAAACTATGATACTATTATACAACTATTTTGTTGTGTTTTTATGCCAAACCAGATCCCCCAATTTATTGATCACTTGATTGATAAACTACCTGAAATGCTTATAGAGGAAAGGCAACGCTTAGGACTGACGCAAAGAGATGTCGCTGAAAAGCTGGGCATGAAAGAACAACAAATTCAGCGGTATGAATCAACAAGGTATCAATCTGCTAGCCTGCGAAGAATTAGAGAAATAGCAAAAGCTATTTTTGATCTTGGTTTGAAGTAGTTGGTATGTGCCCATCTTGACGGGTCGGATTAACTGGAAATAAACAACGTCTAGTAACTTATCCATTTTTCACCACTATTTCTTATCTAATGCCGTTTTTGCGCCAGCCGTTGCAACGATCGCCAGTGCTGTAATCGCTTCTACTGTGGTCAATCGTTCCACTAGCTTTTCTTTGCCATCCTGCGAGATGTTGAGCAAGAGCGTTGTTACTGCCCCCGCCGCTACAACTCCCCACACCCATCTATGGTTGCGTTCTGCCCAGTTGAGAATTAGGGCAATCTCATCCACCCAGCCCCGGCGATCGTCCAGGTTTTGAATCTTAGCCTTGAGTGCCACAATCATTTTGCTCTGTTCGTCCAACTGCTCAAAGACTGCTGCCATATCGCCATCCACGCGATCGGTCAGCGCTGCCATTTGCTCATCAAGTGGTCGAGCGTTATGGCTGTGTTCTGGGGTGATGTTGGACATTTAACGCTTCCAGAAGATGATTAGACCGAGATTGATGATGGACAGAGCGATCGCTATGATTGCCACCGCTTTCAGACTACCCACCCTATCGCGGGTTTTTTGGGCGATCGCATTTATATCGCCACGTAATTGTTCCAGTCTGAAATTCGTTTGACCCAGCTCCTCAACAGCCTTTTGCCGATGCTGCTTCACAATAAACGAAAGTTTATTGATTTGCTCGTATGGCAGTGGGAATCGTGGTTCAGGCATCATTTAGCTCCAGTTGCACTTCTATGCCTACGGTTTTGAGGGCAGCGAGGCAGATGGCGATCGGTGCGGTAGAACTGTCAGATAGATGCCACCCGTGGTTCAGTCCAAGTTCGCTTATATTTGCAAACAGACAACGCCATTTAGCTGATTGTTGCTCTGTCTGAGTTAACGCCTCAATAACGGGTGTAAGGTGTTCTAACTTTTCAACAACCTGCCAAGCGTCTTCAATGCTTTCTGACGGAGACCATTGATTATATGTGTAGCAAGTTTTCGTGTCAGGGTCCCAGTAATGCGGAATACCTGGTCTTTCCTCAAAAAAATACCGATCGTCCCAGCCCATCACATAGTCTGCAACGAACAGGTTCAGATCCAACAGCGATCGCACTACTACCACTTGCGCTTGCTCAACTTCAATCATTGAGATCACCTGTATAAGTGCCCGTTCCTTTCCCTTGCTCAATCTGCCCTGCAACGTCAGCAGCGTTCAGTAGAGCCGCGATCGCTTGTGCATCGCTTATCCCTTCTCCCACGTCACATATTGGCACTGGCATGATGTCTTTAGGCAGATACCTCTGCAATTGAGCCACAGCGCTCAGAAGGAAGCCTTGACGCTCCTCAAGTCGTTGGATGCGTGCCATCTGCTCGTCATCCTGTTCGTGCATCAGTTTGCCCAGATGGTTAAGGCGATCGTCTGTCGTGTCTGGTAGTCCTGGCATATGTCAACCGCGATCGACACTACCATTTTGACCTGTACGCTAGGGATTGCGCGAAAGATTTACGATCGCTCGTGCCGTTTTGTGCTGGGGCGATCGCACTACTCCAACTTTTTTCGCTCACCCTCTTGCCAATCCACTCTAATGGGTGTACATTAGAAGGGTAGAGAGAAACGAGGCACCGAGATGAACGCAGCGATTTTAAGTTTGTACAGTCAGAACGAAGGCACGATTGATCTCAAGACAGCGCAAATAATGTCAGGGGTGAATGCTGGAATTGTTGCAGACAGCAGTATTGGTAAGCCAGTTGAACTAACAGGAACAAGTTGGCATGGCAATCCAGAATTGACAGGCGACAAAATCTACTTGCCTCGCGTTACTGAGTTCAAGCTAGATGTAGAAAGAACGCTAGCCAAGCTAAACAGAAACCCATTAAGCAACGTAGTAAGCGACATTGCTACTCGGCATGAAAAGGCTTTAACCGTATACAGTTTGATGCCTCACCTTAAACCTGAAGGCTTTGACCAAATCACAACCAAGCTTGCCTCACTAGCATGAAAGCCATCCACTATCGGCACCCAAAATTCAGCGATCGCTTCCACGCTTGCGGCATGGGAACGCCTGAACCCGATCGCGTCACCTCTGACATTGAAAAAGTGACCTGTCAGCGTTGTCTAGGGACAATCTCTGGCAAGAAAGCCAGCAACAGGCAGGCAGGCGATCGCCCCAAGATTCCTGTCAAGCTCAGGGTCAATCGTGATCTGTGGGATCAAGTGGTGGCGCGATCACTCAGTCAAGAGACTACACAGATCCAGGTGATAGAGGAAGCGTTGGCAGTTTACTTTCGATACCTTAAGTCCTAAGTACCAGCGCTTGGCTTGCGTGGTTTCTGGCATATGATTGAGGGGCGATCGCATCTTCTCCCACCACAATCGCAGCAAAGGTGAACAATGGTTAATACAGATGGCAGCGATGGTGACGCGATCGTTGCTTTAATTGCCAAGCATCGTCTGACTGTAATTCCTGATGAAGATGAGGGGCTTTGGTATGCGGGCGTATTCAGTTACGCCTATTTTTCAGCGTGGGAAAAGTACCTCAAATTAGACGGCAATGTTGAGCCTGTCGGTTTTGGTAGAACGATCGCTGAAGCAGTGAAAGCGGCGGCGGCACTTATAGAAGCAAGCACACCTTAAACAGGCATCACGCTAATCGTTGGTATGCCCTGATTGGTGATATGGAGCGCCACAGGTTTCCCCTGTCCATTGGGGTCGATTTCGATGCTGCCAGTCGAAATACTGCGACACGTATACAAGTTGCCATCGATCGCCCGTACTTGATACAGCCCGCCACTCATGCCAACCACAACACCTGTACCGGGTGTTGGCTTTACAGCATTGGCGCGATCGTTGTAGCGACTGCGAGAGCGGTCTAGCTGGCTTCGCAGATTAGCGGTAACGTCAGACATTACTTGAAGGTAAAAGTGTAAGTGGTCGTGTAAGTGAAAGCGTCAACATCGCTAAGGGTTGAAATAGCGGTGAAGGGAGCGAAGATAAAAATGCTAGCACCGCTATTTTGTCCACCCTGGCTAATTGTGCCGTTCAGTTTACCAACAATCTTCTCAGCGTCGATCGTGCCAAAAATGCCATCGTTGACAAACCCACTGGCGCTAACGGGATACGGTGGATAGGCTAGCGTTGCTGTGTCCAGAAAGCTAAAAAAGTCTTGAGTCGGTAGTTTAAAGTCATCCAAAATCAGCCAGTTGACAAAACGTGAATCAGGCTGTGGGTTGTTGCTGTACCAATTCTTAACCTGAGTCTCACAGGTAATGGTCACATCCAGATTTCGCACTCTGGCAGGATAGAAAAAGGCATTTACAGATGTGTCGAGATTGCTGCCAGTATTTTCAGCGTGTAGCGTCATTTTCAGCTTGCGATCGCGTGTCCGCATAGGCAACGTCATCAAGCCGCGCCCAAAAACGTCAAACCGTTGAGCAAGATCATAAGCGATTTCGCGCGTCCTGCCATTAACGCTAAACATGAACGGCTGACTGTTGATGCCGATACTCTCAAACGTGATTTCTAGATCAATCTCAGGGCGACTCTCGCTGATCTTTGGTTGCCGCTTCACCCGTGGCATTTCGTTGGCAGTATCCCCGCTCACAGTGACCGGATCGCCAAGCCCGATCGCCCCATTTGTGATCACCTGTTTTGCTGTCAGGGTGCCATCATTGCCACGCACCAAGAGGCGATCGCCTGTCCAGCCCACAGCAAACGATTGAGCCTGAGTCGGGTCATTATGAGCCGCTAAAACTCTCTTGTTATAGTCACCTCTTGCTGCGTCAAGACGGCTTCGCAGTTCTGCCGTTACATCGTCAGCCATCTACAGGTAATCATCAAGTTTGAGTAGGTAAGCAGGAAACGTAAAAGCGAAGTCAGACGCACCATTAGAAGACGTTGGTGGCGTGTAGGATGACGGGGTTTTAATCGTAACCGTGACGGTGCCCGATGCCGTTGCACGTTTGGATAGGACGATCGTTGTACTGGTTGGAATTGCCAGAATCGTTGTTTCTGAGGGGATACCAGTGCCCGTGATGGTTTGCCAGCAGTCAGCGCTGCAAAGCTGTTTGTCGTGCTGATATGGGCGACCCGGTTGCGGTTGTGACTGACGCGATCGTTGTGTCCGCCGTTAGTTCGATCGCATCAACAAAAGGATCAGAAGAGGCATAACTACCCCCTGCACGTTTGGTAAAGCCGATGTGAGTGATCGCAGTTGCCGCGCCAGCGAATAGCCCTGTCCAGTTCAGTGAGGTAACGCTGGGCACTGTCTTTGCCCCTGAGCCATCCGCAGACGGTGCAGTGAGGGTAAAGTTTTTAGAAGTGTAGTTACCGCCAGAGACAATGCTTAAATCGGCTCCTGTGCTTGCTGTTTCAGCCGGGGCAGCAGTCAACAGGTGAGCGTCGATCGTCGTGGCATTAGGCAGGTAAGCTGTGAGAAAATCCAATGAGAGGCGATTGGGAATAACTGGAGGCATGGGAAGAGTAGTGACAATGCCTATATTGTGCCACCTGTCAAGTGTATTGAATCAATACTGTATCGGTGGCTGCGTCCCGCAAAGAAGGCACATAGCCCGACAGTTGGCGCGATGTTGTGCGATCGCTCTGATAGTGTCTATTGATTGGCTTCTGACATCATTGATCCGGCAAGCTCTCACCGATCGCTTTTTGGCACTATCCATGTGCTGAGAGCATAGCCCCAAAGACTACCATCGGCGTCAACACCCTGACTGTGGTTTGAGTCTTGATGCGGTCGATCGCTCACGACTGACGGTGTTTGCCCTCCCTTCAGTTCGCTGGTGCCGTCTTGCGATCGACGACTTGATAGCCCTGATCCTCAATCAGTTTACGCAAGCGATCGGCTTCTGCCCAGTTGCGCTCTGACCGTGCCTGCGATCTCGCTTCTAAAAGTGCTGTGACATCTGTACTCATAGGTCTATGTTATGGTTGATTTTTTATGAGCGTGGTTAAAATGTCTAGTTCAGCGAAAACTGTCAAACTTAGAACTGGTAGCGCGATCGTTCTTAATTCTGCTTTGGCGATAAGTCAAGAAGTCGGCATTGACGAATTAGCCTCCGTCGCCAAACAGAACTTTTTAGAGAGCGTGACGCTGGATAGTGCAGAAGTAAAAGCGTTGGATCGTTTCGTTAGCGGATTGGCAGCCAAACCGGAAGCCTTAAGTTCTCCAGATTATTTTGAGGTCTTACAGGAAGTTAAAACTGCTCTTAACTCTTGATTCTTGCCGATCGCCCTTGCGACTGCTAGGCTAAACCAAAAATGTCGCAAAACAAAACTCACTCGTTATCGGTGGCTCGATCGCCCTTGCCCTGCTATAGCCGCGATCGCCGCTATGGTTTACCTGAAAGGCTACCCCTGGACTTGTGGACAGGCAACGGCAGAAGTCGATCAGTCGAATAAGAGAAGTGTGCAGGCGGCGAAAGATGCAGCATCCGGTTTATTGGATGAGCAGAAGCAGCAAAAGTTTAAGGATGAGTTGGCGCGATCGGAAAGCGCTACTGCTACAAAGATACGGCTTTGTCGCTAGGTTTTGGCTGTACGGCGTAGGAAAGGAACGATTGCTTCAATGGCTATCTTGCGAAAGCAATGGGGCATGATGAGGGTGTCTTTCTGACTTCTTTTGTGAGACTACCTTATCTTGACGGAATACGCGGCTTTTGCGCTCTCTATGTTGCCGCTTGCCATGCCAGCGCTTCATTCTTACAACGCAACCCGACTGGCTTTGTTTACCCACTCATTCACGTACTGGGTTACGGGCATTTGGCTGTCACTATTTTTATCGCTATCAGTGGCTTCACGCTTGGTTTACAAGTCAAACCCGATCGACCATTCCTGGTGCTACCGTTCCTCAAACGACGCTTCTGGCGCATTGTGCCCCCTGTTTATGCGCTGACGCTATTGGCGATCGCGCTTGCCGCCTTGCGGTTTCAGGTTTTGGGTATCGACTGGCTACCAGACCAGAGACAAATGCTATTCAACTTACTGTTACTTAATGATGTCTTTGTTGATGAAACCCTGGAGACAGGTCCACTTTGGACAGTGGCACTAGAACTTAGAATTTATCTGCTCTTCCCTGTGCTGGTATGGTTGCACCGCCGCTTCGGATCTCAAGCTGTACTTTTGTTCGCCATTGCTGTCAGCGGTTTGGCTTGCTGGCTGAATTGGTACTTTAACGGATGGCTTTTAGGGCTTTGGTTTTTTTGCATCTTTGCACTTAGCTTTCTCGCGTCACAAAAAGCATTGCCAGAGCCAAAAGCTTTTGCTTGGTTTGCTGCTACCCTTTTGCTGTGCCTGTTCTGGGCTTTTCCCATCATGGGCGATCGCAACGAGTTGAGCGGCTTGCTGTTCTTTGGAGATCACCTTAATCGATATTGGGAATTTGATCTGGTGACGGGATTGTTGTTAGCCTGCCTTTTTCAACTGAGCGTCGACAGAACGCAACCAACTTGGCTAGAAGGCTTTTTTGGTTCACGTTGGCTCATTTGGCTAGGGTCGTTTAGCTACTCGCTTTACTTGGTGCATTATCCTGTTTTCGCTTGCTGGAAAGCGATTGCCATGACGATCGGCTACCGCAACCCCCTTATGCTTTTTGCTCTTGCGATGGTTTTTGCCGTTGTTGTTGGCTGGTTGTTCTACTGGACAGTAGAGCGTCATTTTGTCCGCTACAAGGGACGACCAGCTCCCCCGTTGTAGTAATAGGCAAGATCGATACTTCCTCCAGCATCGGCTGGTAGATCTTTCCAGAATCCTGCATACCTCATCCTGCCATTGAGATTGAAGTTATCACTAGAACGATAACCAAGCGTCATGTTGGTAGCCGTGTCAACATGATTGATTGTGGTCGTGAGCGTATTAAACGCACCATTGTTCACGCTCAGCCCAATCGTATTGGGCGATCCAGGCTTGTAGTAGAACACAAGGTAATACCAAGTGTTGATCGCTGGAGCGCCAAAGGTTGAAGCCGTAACAATCGCAACTCCGGAGCTATTAAGCGAAGTCGTGTCATACAAGGCACCCCTAAAGCGTAAGGCGCTCTGATCGTAGTAAACAAGATACTCAAACACAGCACCCGTATAATTGCTGCCCGACCCGCCCAAGCCTTTTTGCATGAAGGCAAGAAGAGAGGCTGTGCTATTGAGATAAACCCAAGCGCCGATCGTGAAGGCTTCGTTACCCACGCTAATGTCTGCCGTATCTGCCCCTGCAAGCGTGGCGCTAGTGCTTCCATTAAGCGCTGCATGGGTGCCACTGGCGAAGGATACCCCTGACCCAGCCGTGAGGTTGGGTGTACCCACAGCAGTGTTACCGTTTGCGATTAGGTTCCAGTAGGCGGAAGGTTGAGCACCGGAAGGCAGCGCACCAATCTGCGCCGTCAAAGTGCTCAAATTCATCACTGGTGCTACACCCGATCGCTCGACTGAAGCATTCGACTACCACCTAAAGCACTCAATCTGAGTACAGGTGCTACACCGAGCGGAATGACAGGCAAGGTATAGTCACCACTCAAAGCAGAGAGATTGAGTACAGGTGCTACGCCCGAGCGGATGATCGTTGTTGCCCCTGTTCCGCTCGAGCAAACAGTTTGATTAATGGTGCCACACCCGATCGCGTGATCGAGTGATCCAAACTCACCTGCAACACCGCTCAGACTGAGTACAGGTGCCACACCCGATCGCATGACGGTCGGCACATAAGGCAGCACTGGCACTGTTGCGCCCTGCGGGAATGGTTGCCAGCCAGATCAACTCACAACCCGACCGTAGCGCGAGTGCGATCGTGCTCAAAACTGAGTGCATCAACCTGATAAACGATCGTGTCATGCACCACCGTCATTTCCCCACCCTCAAACACCAGACGCGGCTTCTCTGACGTGAATGACTGGATAAGGGTTCTCATTGGTCAGCCAAACATCAGTTAAGGCTAAAAGGATTTGTGCCCCTTGTCTGCGTCCAATTAGTTCAGCGCCTAAGTGTTGAGCGATCGCGCTTGCCTGCTCATTGCTGACCATCCAGGGGATTGAAACGAAGCGCTTACGATCTTGTTGATTCGCGCCTGCAAAGCTACCAAAGAGTGCCACACCCTCTAACTGCCGTTCGTTACGGGCATAGCGCTGTGGTCTTCTCTCGGTAGCAGGCGGATTGTTCTGCCCACTAGCGGAAACAGTTGAGATTGGGTCAGTTGTTGCTAACCTAATTTTCTCGCTGACTGACGCGCTATCAGGCACCGCATCAGGGTAAACATCAACCAGTGGTGAAGCTGATGCTTGCGTGTACTCCCATTGTCCTGGGCAGATTTCACGGTAGGTCTGAATTTCGCTAGCAGCAGGCACTTGAAAAATTACGCCTGCGGTCGTTGGATCGACACTGGGTAGTACACTTGCCAGCATCCGGCTAGTACGGCTTTCAATCTCTTTGATTACTTCTTTTTCGGTGTAGCTGTAATAAACGATCGTGCGAGTGTCGATTGACGGACTAAAAGCAGCATAATTGGCTTTCTGAGCCGTACTCAGCCCACTCCAGAACTCGCTGACGGCGACACGAAACGGACGGACGATGATCGTCTCTTCTTGCAGCAGCTTGCCGTTGCCGCAAACATTAGCCTCGTAGGTTTTGATATTCGTTGTGCGACGACTGAAGATGAGCGAATCACTGCCAGGGAAATCGTCTGGCGCTAACAGTCCGCGTGGTTCTAACTCTGTCACCTCATGCAAGATCTCAGTAGCGCTCTGTGCGTCTCTCGTACACGTTAACCGTGTGACCAAGTTAGAGCCAGGGGCGTAGAAAACCTTGCAGAACGTCACATCCTGCCATGTATCTGTCACATCATAAGTAGAGCCTTCACAGTGCAACGCTTCGCACGGTGTTTCTTGCCCTGAGACGGGTTCATATTCAGCCTCGTCTTCCCCGATCGTCACTGTCAGCAGTGGTGTGGCATCGGCAGTAGCGCGATAGTCTACAGCGGTGATATTGCCTGCCGTCGATCGCTTTTGCACCAATGAGTAGAACCGTGCAAACGCGACTTCCCCTGCCACAGCTAAATAGCTGCCACTGTCGTTAGAAACAGGGTAGGAGAATGGATAGTTTTCAATCACGCCTTCCCAGGTGCCCGTCACCCCTGCTTTTACCAGTAATTTACGGATCACTTCGCTAGGGCTTTGCTCAATACCCACATGAGAAAGTGTTGGATCTTCAGGGTCGCACGCCAGTACGGGATTAGGATTCGGTGCTGCAAAATCGCGTAGCTTTAACTCGCAGCCAAGTTCTAACGTGATCCGCGCGTCTTGAGGTTGGGGTGATTTTGGTGGTAGTGGTTCTTTGAGGATATAAAGCTTACTAAACCGATGATCGATTAAGGTGCCACTCGCATCAGTAGACTGAATGCGAATGAATTGACCACGACTCCACAGCGCCCGCGGGTTAATGCCCCCGCCAATGTCGTAATTCAATCTAGGGTTGAGTAAAGCCAGGTTGTTATCCAGCGCTGTCAGCACCAGTGTCCCGCTGACTTTGCACTGCCCAGAACGATCGCGCTTATCAAAACCCGCCACAAAACTAACGATCGCTTCGCTAAAGTCGATCGCGTCGGGACCGACTAAAATTCTGATCTTGCTGGCAGTGGCGTTAATTCCCATCAGGCAGGCACGACCTTATACTCTTCAAAGGCTAAGTCAATAATCACGCTGCCCCCTTCGAGGGTAAATTCGGGACGCTTTGAGAACCACACATCAAACTGAGCAAAATACTCAGTCAGTCCATAGGCATTGGTGGTCACAGCATCAAACGGTGCAGGTGCTACAGCGCGAGTGCGATCGCCTAGTTCATTAAACATCTGGTAAGCATCAATCAGCCGAATTTCCGCTGGTTGCCGCTTTGTGAACAGGTCGTTATGGATGTCATACATGGCTTGCACAACGGGCTGAAGCGCGATCGGTGCTAAAACTTTCACCGTCCAGATGTGCGGTTCTGGCAGAAAGCCACCATATTTGATGGGTGTATTGTAAGCACTGCGCTCAACGCCTGGTGCATCCGCTCGCAGCCGTGGGAAATTATCTTGTTTGTGAAAGACAATCTCACCCGTCGCCGCATAGATGGGAATGGTAATGCCTGCTATGGAAAAGCTAAGGTAATTGATTGCCATCAGATATTTGCGTTGGGCACTTGTTGAGCAATGATTTCTGAGTAAATCCTAGCCGCGTCGTTTATTGGGTGTGGACTGCTAACAATTAACTTTTGCTTGATTTGGCGCGATTCTCCCACCACTTGTACGGCAAGTTTTACGTAGCTATCAATATCAGCATGAGTAATGGGTTGTTTGCTTGGATTTTTGAAAGTAATTGCAATTGAAAAGTCTTGCATTTTTCTCCTATATATTCGCGTTAGAGACTTGTTGAGCACTAATTTCTGAGTAGATACGAGCGGCATCGTTGACAGGTTGAGGACTGCTGACTGTGAGGTGTGGGCGACCCAAAGCCGCTCCAATTACGTTAATGAGCTTGTCGAGCTTGGCATCGACGCTACTGCCATTCATCCCACTGAAGCCACTACTGCTACCCCCGATCGTTGGTGTGGCAGCAGAGGCGCTGAAAACTTTAGCAGTATCATCGGCATTGTAAATTTGCCCACCTGCTTTAGGCACGAACAATTCGGGTCCACGTTCGCCGACGAGATAGGGCTGACTAGCGTTAACGGGTCCACCCAAAGCTCTCGCAGGGGTTTTGGCTTTTACCGCTTGCTCAATGATGCTCAGTTCATTGTTTTGCCGCCTGATACTGTCTTGCCCTGCAAACTCTTCGCGAATCTTTTCTTGGCTCAAAGTAAGCTGAATGCGCGAGTTTTCGGCAATTTGTTTCTGTACGCCCATATTCTCTTGAGCGGCTGCCAGTTGAGCGTCAGCCAGCTTACTCATATTGGCAGCAGTATCAAGGCTCATGCCCGCCATCCGCATCCCTGACTCGTCGCCGGATGCCTGAGCCGTGCTGTAATCCTTGATCGCTTGGAGCTTGGCGCGATCGCTGTCTAGCTTGTATTTCTGAGCCTCGATCGCCAGCGTTTTGTTGGCAATCTCCTGTTTCCGTAAATCAATTTCTAGTGATTTGCGGGCAAAGTCAAACTCTGTCTCACGTGCTGCTACCTGTTTGGCAGCAATATCATTCTCGATTGCCGCTCTTTGTTTGAGGATGCCTGTAGAATCCATCCCGCCAAAGCCCGACTGCCCTAACTGCCGTTCGATCGTTGCCCGCACTTCAGGGTTTAGATTTTTATCCGTTTCAAGCCGTTCTCTCAACCCAAAGGCGCGATCGGTGGTATTCAGTTGGGTTGAACTACGGGCGATCGACAGGTCAGATTGTGCCTTGGCAAGCGATGCCTGAGAATCAAGTAGTTGTTTGGAGCGATCGATCTGCTCATTCTCTAGTCGTGCCAATTCGGTCAACAATTTAGCGCGACTGTCCTTGACCATTTGCGCCATCTGCACTTCACGTTGAGCCGCTTGCAGTCTCATATCACTCAGTTCTTGAGTGAGTTGCATTTCTTTCTCGATCGCATCTTTGGCGCTGATCACGCCCTCTGCTGTCAGTTGCTTCGTCTGTGCTAGCTCGTTTTGCTTCAACGCCATCCGAGCCGTAGAAGCTGATTGCTCAATCAAGATGATCGATCGGGCTACCTGTGACTGCTCTTGCTCGCCCGCCGCAGGGCTACTCAGCAAGCTGGTTTGTAGCGCTGTTTGTTGGTCAGTGGACTTAAGCTGAATGCCCGCTTCTGCCTTCTTCTTTAGCAGTTCAATCTGATCAAGCTTCTGACGGTTAGCCGCTTCAACCTTACGAGCATACGGCCTCCTCTAGAGCCGCCGCCGCTTCCGTCCCTTTAGTGCGTGCCTCTGTAATTTGGTCTACTAAATCGCGCTCTTTTTTGCGGAACTCTGACGCACTCATTGCCCCTTGTTTGTAGAGTTGCTGCTCTCGTTGCAGTTGCTTCTCAAGGAGTCCAGTGCGATCGCTGCAACTGTGTTGCTGACTCACAGCACGCTGAACGCCCAATATCAGCATCAGCAACCCCGGCTTCGGTTTCGCTAAAGAAAGAGTTCTTCGGCTTTTGCCATGCTCAGACCCGCTTGCTGTGCCACGAATTTGGCATTCGCCACGCTTTCGCGCCGTTTGAGGATCGACTCCTCATCAGCATTCATCTCTTGGATTTTTTCAATCCGCTGACGATTGACGGCTTCAATTCTACGGGCGTAAGCCTCCTCTAGGCAGCAGCAGCTTCAGTCCCTTTGGCTCTCGCGTCCGTCGCCTGATCAATCAAGTCGCGTTCCTGTTTGTGGAACTCTGACGCAGACATGGCACCTTGCTTATAAAGTTGCCGTACTCGTTGTAGCTGCTTGTCTACCAAGTCAGCGCGATCGCCTGCAAACTGCTGTTGGCTGGCAGCACGTTGAACGCCCAGCCCAGCTTCAGCGACTCCTGCATCAGCCTCACTGTAAAACGTGTTCTTGCTTTTGCCATGCTCAGACTGGCTTGCTTGGCACTAAATCCGGCATTGGCTAAAGTCTCGCGCCGTTTGAGTATGGATTCCTCATCAGCGTTTAACTCTTGCACCTTCTCGATACGCCGACGGTTGACGGCTTCAAACTTCTTGGCTCTTGCCTCTTCAATTTGCGCTTCTGCCTCTGCCGATTTCGATCGCGCTTCCACCAACTGATCGCCCAGCTCGCGCTCTTGGCGAACGTACTCCTCCTTGCTAATTTTGCCTGCATCAAATGACTCCTTGATCCGCCTCAGGCTAGCCCCTACATTGCCTTCTCTGGTAGTTGCAGACGTGCGCTGTGATTCCGCCTGTCTGATACCCAGGTCGGCTTCAGCAATACCCGCATCAGCATCAGAGTAGAAAAGGTTCTTCGATCGCTTGACATTGACCGCTGACTGTTGACTCCTGAGTTTGGCATTGCGATCGGTTTCCGTCCGTTTGACCTTGCTCTCATCATCAGCGGTTTGCCGTCCTAACTGCGTCAGTACTAGCTGCTGCCCTGCCTCCTTCACCTGAAGTTTAGAACCTGCTAATTGCCCTTGCAGTTCCGGCAACTTATCACGCTGTTCGCGGTACGCTTTGAGTTGGTCTAATACGTCTTTCTTACCAGAGTCTTTGTCGCTAAGACGTTTTTTTGCGTCTTCAATTTGGGCGATCGATGAATCGGGTGTAATGCTTGCGCCTGAAGTGGTTGTAACCGACTTCAGCATATCTTGCACCATCGGATCACTTAACTGCTCTTTTGTTTTGCTAATAGCAGTTTGAGAGCCGGAAACTTGGGCTGAGAGTCGATCGCGTTCTGCTTCCGCTTTAGCTACATTTGCTTTGCCGCCAGCATCAATATCATTGTTAAACCCAGTCAGTTGATCCGTATTAATTTTTAAGGTGCGTTGAGCAAAAGCAGCATCGGCTTTACGCCTTGTTTCTTCTAGGGCTGTGTTAATTCCTTCAAACGCTGACAGCAGTTTTTGTGTTGGATCGACTACTGTGCCGACCGACTTTTGCAGTCCATCCATCTCCTCTTTGGCAGTTTTCAGCGCTGTGACCGACTCTTGCAAAGGCTTTTTGAGTTGTTCTTTGACGCTGTCATCTACTTCAAGAGTGTCAACTTTCGCTAGTTGCTCCTGGTAATTTTTCAGGGCGCTAGAAACAGCGCCATAGCGATCGCTGAAAGTTTCAGCCGCCTTTTTGCGATCGCCTGTTTTCGCAGCAATTTCAACATCAACTTTCTCGATCGCCTGCTTGTCTGGAGTCAATGCACCCTGCAATGCCTGTTTTTTGTAGCCTAAGCGCTTCAAGTCTTCATCGCGTTGCTTGGTTTGATTCAGGGAGTTGACTAGGGACTCTTTGTCAAATTGCGTGGCTAACTTTTTAGCGGTTTCGCCCGCCTTCTGAGTCGCTTCTATATCTTTTTTGGTTTGATCCTCTGCGGCTGTGTTGGTGTTCTGCCACTTAATACCAACCTTGCTAGCTGCACCACTGAAAAACTCATCTGACTTCACCTGAAGATCATCAATCCAGCCAGACGATTGGCGCTTAGGTGGTGTAATCTGACTGATCTCTCCACGAGCGATCGCGGCTTTATTGGCAATTCTGGTGAGACTCTCTTCGATCTTGTTAGAGGACTCAATCACACCTTTGCCAAAGTCAGAGGGGGTGAAGCGAGTCAAGACATTTTTCCCGACTTCGATTGTGGCGTAAAGCGCCACAAAGGCGGCAGCGATGGGTCCCATTGAGGCTAGCAGCATCTTCCCGCCCGCTGCTGCTGCCAGTGTTGCTGTTTTCCACGCTGTAGACACTACACCAATAGAACCAAGTGCCCCTACGCCAAAAACAGCGAAACTAGCCGTTAAAGCGCCGACAATCAGCGCTACTAACTGAATGTTTTCACCCAAAGGTTTAAGAACGGCTGACAAGGTGTTAAGAATCGCTACCTGTGCAGGCTGAATCATTTTGCCGAATGATTCTTGCGTGGTCAGTACAGAGTTATTAAATTTGTTGAGTGCGCCCTGAGCGTTGCCTGCGGCATTGACCGCTGACGCTCCAAACTCTTGCTGTAGTTTGTCAGCAAGCTTAGGTAGCAGATCTTCAGCAAGTACGCTGCCTGTTTCCAACTGCTTGTTTAATTCGGAAGTCGTCAAGCCCATCGAGTCGGCAACCAACTGGAAAGAAATGCCAGTTTCTGAAAGTTGACCCCTTAACTCCTCCGCTTGGGCCTTTCCTTTTTGCGCAATTTGTGATATAGCGGTGTTAGCACGTTCTTGCTGTTCTGGTGACATTCCTAGAGCGACAGAGGCTTGCGAAATACCAGTGTTAAGCTTTCTGGTTGTTTCCCCGTCCACATTTGTGCCCTTGGTGGCAGCGCTTAGTTGTTTGAAACCTTCGCGTGACTGCGCTAAAGGCGTGTTCAGGTCTTCTACCGTTTTTTGCACATACTTCCAATCGTCACCACCTTTAGCCGCTCCCCCTGCTGCGTAATCCATAGCGACTCTGAGCCGATCGACCGTCATAGCGGCTTCCAAAGACCGCATGGTGAAGTCTTTGAGAAAAGTCCCAGCCGCTTGCAAGCCCTGGAAAGCAGCAAAGCCAAGCCCCAGACCCTTTAACGTATTGAGCAAACCGCCCGCATTGGCAGCCAATCCGCCGAAACCCACCAGCGTCAGGTGGCAAGGGTCGATCGACCTGTGCGTATACTTTCTTGAGCGCTTGCTCAACCGCTTTAAGTTCAGCCAGATCCTTGCCCGTAACTTTGCTTGAGGTTTAGCCAGAATCGCATCGCCTTTCGCGATCGCGCTAGATGCTTGCCCGCCCACCTTGCCTAACGCTTTCGCTTGCTGTTTGTCGCCTTCCCCCTTGGCAACAATGCGCGATGTTTCAATGTCATTGGATAGCGATTTAGCATCAGTGAGCAAGACAGCAACCCGCTTTTGGACAGCGGTATTCATGTCTTGATTGATGCCAGCTAACAGTGCTTTTTGCCTGCTTCAGTAGCCCACTACCAAAGCCTTGCACTTCTGACGGTGGGAGAACTTTTAACCGTTCTTGAACGACTGCCCCACCTTCGCGCTCCATCTGATAGGCTTTGCGGCGATTTTGTCTGATCTCAGGTTCATTCTCGCGGATGACTTTTTGAGACTGGTCTTGCGTTTGGTTGTCGATCGCTCTGTCTGCCAACAAGCCAACGTCAGGGAGCTTTATCTACTTTCTGCTGCGCCTTTGCTCCAATCGCTAGCAACTCATCATTTGCCCGCCGCATCTCAGTTTCAAAAACATCATCAATGATTTCAGTCCGCTCATCGAGTAAGCGTTCGGTCATATCATTGAGCCGCTGTAACGTGCGGTTCACTTTGGCATTGTCAATCAGGTCGGGCTGATTTTGCAGAGTGAGCGTGAGCGCATCGATCGCGTTACCGATTTGCTGCTCAACCTGCTCTAGCATCTGTTGCCGCTTGCTGTTCAGGCTGCGAGAGATGCCAGCCACATTCAGCGCTTGAGCTTTAAGTCATCGCCTGAAGCTTTGGCATCGTTGCTAACGGCAACACGCGTCTGAATGCGCTCTTTTAACTTGGCTAATTGGGGCACTGCTGCGACTGCTGCTGTACCTTTCATGGGTGCCAGTGACGCTGCCTTAAGCCCTGCACCTGACGCATCATCGATCGCCTTAGCTTGCTGCTTGCGAAGTTTAGCGACTTGCTGTTGAGCGAGCTTTTCTGCTTTGCTGATTTGACCGATACGACTTGAAGCTTGCGATAGTTCGCCAGGACTTGCACCCTGGTCTTTCATCGCTGCGTAAGCCGTCTTAGCCTCTGCCTTAGCTCGTTCTGCGTTGGCTTGGATGACACCCAGGAACGCTTCAGCCTTGGTCAAATCGCCCGCTTTAACCGCTTGTTTGAGAGCGGTGTAGGCTTGAGAAAACTTACTCGAAACCTCTTTTGCCTGGTTGAGTGCGTTGCCAATATCAACTTGCGCTGGCTGAACAGTAGCACTCGCCTTTTGCGCTGCTTCAATGGTCGATCGAGCCACTTGCCCTGCGCTGGAAGCCGCTTGTTTAACGCTTTCAGCAGGCGTTTTAACCTGTGTCGGTGCTGGAGCGATCGCACGTTTTATTTCAGGCGTTACAGGTTTAGCAGTGGCAACTTCTACCATTTCAGGTTGCCTCTGCATTGCCAAAGGCATTTGCAAAAGTTGACCCATTTCTGGGGTTGCGACTGGTGCGGGTGGTGGCTCTACCTTATAATTAGCAATTCGTTCTGTTAACTTGCCCTCAACCGTTTGTAGTTGACTGCCTAAGGCTTCCCGACGCTTCGAGTAGTCTGCAAGCTTGGCTTCATCTAATGAACCTGTAGCGGCATCAGCGACCGCTTGATCAGCAAGTTCATTAAATTCACTTTTAATTTTGTCGAACACTTCTTTATAAGTTTCGACCACTTTATCGACGTTCCCGCCCAGCTTCGCCGCCATCGCCTGAAAGCCAGCCAACCGAGCGTTTAACTCTGTTCTTTATTTTGAAAAAAGTCTTTGCCAGTAGCAAAAACTGAAGCATTGCTAAAGCCTTTACCTTGCTTTTGTCTTTGCAGATAGGCTTGAGTATTCCGCAACGCTTCAGTTTTGGCACTCAACTCTAGGGCACGTCGATCTTCGCCATATAAACCCAGATTTGGCGCTATCTCACTGAACTCTTCCGGTGTGGGTGCCGTAGTTTCTCCCACCGTGCGATTTTGTCGTGCTGCCTGAATGCCTTGATAGGAACCAAAATCAAAATCTCTGGCATGGGCTAATTCTTCACTGAGTACGGTAATTTGTTCCGGTGTGAGCGTGCCCGCCTTCACCTGTTCGTACATTTCAGTTGTGACCTCGATCGCGTTTCGCAACGGGTCATACTGGCTGACCGCGCCCGATTGCTTGAGGCTGGCATCAGCAACCACCATCTGAGGTAGTTTTTCAGTATCAAACTCTTGACCGTAAAGCGTGCGGGCAATCTCTTCGTATTGCTGTGGCTGATCAGGCGATGCTACTGCTTTGAATTGTAAGAATTTTTGCGCTTTTTTTTGTGCAGCAATATTGGCTATTTGCATTTGCTGTTTAGCGCCCCCAAGCTTTTGCTTTCCTGCAATCGCTTTTTGTTGAGCCTTTGACAGTGAAGCGCTGTATCTTATAACTTCTTCAGCAGACTGCCCAAAAGTTTCGCTGATTGAAGCGTCGTATTCTGCAAGTTTGTCATTTTGAACTGCTTGCTTGGCGCTAAGTGCCTTTAGTTTTTTTGTGTTTTCTTGTACACGTAAATTTGCGTTTGAAACCTCGTTAGCTAATTGATCAGCTAAGCCAGTGTCGCCAGCTTTAGTCGCTCGTTTCTGCAAGGCTTCTAGTTTTGGCAAGCCTTCTGTGTCTGATTGAAGGCTTGCCTGTGTTGTGCCAATTTGATTTTGTGTTAGCGCTAAATCAAATTGACTACGCTTCCTTTGCTGCAAGATTGGTGCAGCTTTTAAGTTAAAGTCAGATGCAGAAAGACCAAATTTGTCTTGAGTCAGAGAATCAATTTTGCTAAGAGCTTTGGTAGCACTAGCTACCTGACGAGTTGCAGCAACGGCTTGCGCTTTGATTCTTTCAGTCCTAGCCCCTGCGAGTTTGTCTGAAACAACTACGGCACTCCTCCATTCCTCTACTGCCTGCTCTCTAACAAGCGGAGTTCTAGATTTGTTCGCCTCTCGCTGCTGACCTCTTTGGTACAATCCCTCTTGTACAATTGCCTCACTGCCGATCGCCGCCTGTGTTTGCGAAGCGATCGCTTGTGGCGCGGCTTTCACATCAGCGATCGTCTCTTGCAGTTTTTTCTTTAGCTTCTGATCAGAGATGCCTTCTACCGCTTTTTCGGCAACTTCTGTCAGCAAGCTCAGGCGATCGCTAAAGCTCTCAACGACCATGCTGCCGAGTTGCCCGCCTAGCTTATCGCCTAGCAGTCGAGTCGAGCCGATCGAGGTGGATGCTGCACGTTCTAGGGCAGTAGACAGCCCTCCCCCTAGATTTTTAGAGACTTCCTGTGTGATGCCATACAAAAGACCCTTTCCGGCTTCTGCTGCCAGATTTGCGGGGATGGACAGCACATTACCTGCAAGCGAACCAACCGTACTAGACACAGCGCGACCAATGCTGCCCGCAGCTTGCCCCAACGCACCGGGCTTGATGGCTTTGGCAATGCGATCGGGTAAGGCATTGATCGCTCTCTCTACTCCATTGCTTGAACCACTGCTACACCTGTTACGGCTTGAGAGACAGCAACGCGAATAGTGCCACCGTTGTTGGCTTTAAGTGCTTTGAGCTTTGATGAGGCTGCGTCAACCTCGCTTGTGTCTACTCTGGGCGTAAGCGGGTTAGAGCGAAAATAACTATTAACCTGGGCAACGTGCTTTTGCTTTAAGTCCAGATGTTGATTGAGCTTTTTAAGTTCAGCGTGGTCAACCGTTGGCTTGAGTTTGAGACTTTTTTCAATATCTCTGCCCACACCAATGGCAGCAGACTTCGCCGCCGACAGCGCTCGATCGTAGTCGCCTGTGCTGAGTCCAAGCTCTAAATAAAGTGACCCTAGAGAAACGCCTGCTGCCACTTCACACCTACGATCAGAGTTTGCTGCCAGTGAGAGATTCGATTTCGTCGATTAGGGGTGAGTGCCCCTGTAACGTGTGGTGGAATCAAGCCTTTGCGGTGCAAGCGAACAAAAATAACAGCCGTTGCTTGGCTGATTCTGAGCTTGTCATTCGCCAGCGCATCATCCATCGGAAACGGCAAGAGTTCAGACCATTCGGTTTTCGGGCTATCCTTGCCACCAAAACCATTGAAGAGTCCACTCCAGCCGATCGAGTGACTTTTGCCATCACGTTCGCGTTTTGCCGTTCCCGCTTGCTGATTTGCTCAACACATTGGAAGCACTAACCAGCTAGGGCAGTCTCCAAAGTTTTCAGCGCTGAACCGTTGATCTCTACATCCACTGAGTTGGATTCTCCAGTAGAGTTCGTCCCAGTCAATAAGCTTTGACCGGAGCCACTCTCGAAGCCTTTCTTCTCGCTCGTCGAGGCTAATTCGTTTCCCTCCGCTTTCGGCTTCTGCTTCAGGCAGCTTGCCCGACTCGCTTAGGTAAAAGTCGTAAATTTGATCAATCTGCGATTTTGACCCGTCAGCGTTAACCAGCGTCAGCGATTGGGTTTCTTCGGCTGACCAGCTCGGATCGCCCATCGCATAGGTCTTGTTGTCTGCCTTCAGCAAAAAGCCAACGGCACCCGGTTCGAGAGTTCCGCCGATCGCTGTCACTACGATCGACTCAGATTCAGGATCGTACGGTTCTACGATCTGTACTTTGAAGGATGGGAATTGGAAGCACTGACCCACCTCGATCGCACGCTTCTCTAGGAACCAGGGGCACTTGATAAACAACTGCTTCGACTTGGCTTTGCAGGGTTGAGAGACAACGATGTGAAACGCAACGCGATGCCGGATCAGGTTGGCAACCATTTCTAGCTTCAGCTTGGCGCTCTCGGAAACCAGTCGCAGATAGTTTTTACCTGCTACTTCATCGAGATAGCTGAGTGGGTTGATGGTTTCACCATCTCGCGCCATCATTTGATCGAGGGCAAGCTCAGGCGTGATGCCGCGATCGCTTGCCAGATTGCGCGACGATTGGAACAGCAGCATCGTTACTTGTGCCTGCTTTTCCCGTTCCTCTTCTTGGAAAGAAACGGGATAGATATTGCCATCAACTCCACCTGTGCTGATGAAGTAAATGGTGTCCCCATCAGGCAGGGTTATCACGGGCGTGGGAATGGAGCGGAGTTGACCGAAAGCGCTAAAAGTCATAGTTAGACCAGATTGCCAGGGTTGGTTACAGTTTTGTTTGCGTCGATTTCATGGAGGGCAGCGATCGCGCCTGCATTTTTGTCAGCGATCGCATGGGCATTGGCGATCAATGCTTCTGCCTTTTTGTCGTCAGGCTTGACCGCTGCACCCATCTCGAGGAAGTCTTTAGCCTGCTGTTCGTCCACCGTGAATTGATGCCCTACTTCATGTCGCACCTTTGCTTGATGGTCAAAGCAGGGAGTAACCGCAATCAATTCAACGTCTTTACCTTTGTCAGCCATGATTAGTACCTTGTGAATGAAAACTCAATGTCATCGTTTCGACTGGTGTAGCACTGTGGTTGCCATGTTCTGATCGAGTCAGGGATGGCGAATAAAGCCTATCTGCCTGCCACTGGGATTACACAGCACGACCTTTGGGGGTAGTCCGGGTGTTGCATAGACTAAACCACACAGCACCCGATCGTCTTTGAGGTCGCAATTAATCAGCAAAATCTCACCATTAGCAGCCCCTAAGTAGTCGTAAGCTTCGACCTTAGAAGAAGACATAGTTAGGCTTGGTGTATTCGTAAGAATCGCCTTGCACCTGAGCGGTGGCAGCAATCTTTCTCAAGTCTTGATTTCACCAGATTCGGGGCCAGCGGTGACGATCGCCGCTCCGGTGTGCAATTCGTTGTAGTCGAGCGATACCTCGAAGTAGAACTCTCGGTTGTATTTCTGTTTGTTTCGCAGAATGTCAACCAGTAGCCCGCCACCTAAGTCGCCAGCAACCACGTTGAAGTTAACAGTCATGGTTTGTTTGACCGCCGTGATCTTCGATTCCATCCCAATCCCTGACAGCAGGTTGGTGGTATCAACGACCTTTGGCTCAGGGCTGGGCACGGGAGAAGACGTACAACCATAGACCGTAAACAAGCCTTTAGTCGTCGCTGTGTCGCCAGCAACCAATGCTGTGCCAAGGGCGCTGACACGAAGCTGTACCGCACCCGCTGGGCTACGACCCGTCACGATGACAGATTGAGCGCCAAAGGTAAGGATAGTGCCGACATCGACGATGACTGGCAAGGCTGTGCACCGCGATCATCGTTGAGCCGATCGTTAAAGGCGCCAGCGTCGTAGGCAAAGACTGTAGCCGCTGCAATTTCAAAGTTAATCGGGTATACGGTGATGGTTGTTGCGCCACTAGCCGCCGCCGCAGAGGTGACGACCGCACCGGAGCCGCCTAGTGTCAGAATTGAGAAGGCAGGCAGCGCTGCTGTGAGGGCAGTAACGGTGAGAGTTGTAGCACCGATTAGTGCCGCGACACCCACCGTGACGGATTGAGCCGTTCCAGGTGTAGCAACCGTAATTGTGTAAACAGGAGGGACGCGAATACCGAGCGGCAATTCGGCAATCTGTAACCGGATATTAGTGGTCACAAGTGCGTTTGAGGGACCGTTCAGCTTGACTGTTGAGAGGGAAACCATTTAGGAACTCCAATTAAGGGGATTGGACGATGATTTTTTGGGTAGACATTAGCTGCACAACAGCCACCAAAAAGGTTGTTTGAGGGGGTAAATCTTCGCGGTACGGTGTAGAGATTTCGCGAGAGCTGGGAAACTTTTGGCGCATCAATGCGATCGCCTGGTCATACCTCTGTAAATTCTGTTCATAGGTAGCGTGTTCAGCATCAGTCCTGCCCTTTGCCGCCACGCAGCACAAGCGACACGCGCCACTGGTACAAAGCGCTGGTGAGTTGCGAACAATGCCGCTGAATATAGACGTGTACACCTTTACCTGATTGCGGGGCTTGTGGCGGTTCCACCCAGATTGCACTCCCACCATCGGCAAAGGTGCCAAGTTGATCCTTGAGGAGCGATCGCACGGTCTTGGCTAGTTCTGATACAGCAGGTTGCCTTGGTGTTGCGTTCATTCGCTTACCTCGACTTGCAAGGAGTCTCTGAGTGCGCCTGAATCCGAAATGGTTTTCCAGGTGGGCACGCCTTCTCTATACTGCTTGGTGTTATTGCTGGGAATACCCCAGTCGTAGTGATCGATTACATCGCTAAAATCGCCTTTCATGTGATCAACGACATCTAAAAAGGCTTCTCTGATATTGCCGTTGTAATTGGCAGCAAAGACCTGGGGTAAATTATTCCGAGCGATCGCCACTTCAGTCCAGTCACGAGCGGGTCCACGATTGCCACCCAGATAGGTAACGCCCAACGCTACATCTACGGCATAATCCACCTGTTCATTGCCCCAGCCAAAAGTGGCTGTGATGTTTTTGCTTGTGGGAGGATTCCATTTGAGTTCCATCAGGATGCACTCCCTGAGAACAATTCTCCAACTATTCTTTGACCAAACTTTTTAGTAATGGCGCTCGTTCGGTTTTGCGTGGTTGGCAGAAACCTAAAGTCACCCGTAATGGTTGCGCCACTTGTCTCATCTTTCAATTCGGCATGGGCGATCGACTCTTGACTTATGCCTTCAGGTAAATACTTTGGATCGACTAAGCGACCTTCAAGTAGCATCGTGGCAGTACCAGCACCAGGGCTTGTCTCGTCGGTGGGTTGCCGTGTGGGTTCCTTCACCGAAGCTTTAATGATCACAAAGCGTCTGCCTGAGATGTCATTACCAGCGCTATCAGTTGTTCTTGCCCCGTCAGAAACGGTAAAACTCAGCGTCAAGTTAGGACGCAAGTAAGTTGGTGCTGGCAATGAATTAATGACTTGTTCAGCGCGTAAGAACATCGCAGGTATGAACGCTACGCCTCAAATCTAGCCGCTGTGGTTTCAAAATTCGGCGTTACTATTGATAAATGATATTAGCTATCGAAAAATGATAGTGACCGATTCTATCCGACGAAAGACAGGCATTAAACAACCGAATATCATTGGTAGGAACATTGCCCGCACCCGTGCTTTTTGGGAGATGACACAACAAGAGTTGGCAGATGGCATCGCGGTAAACGTGCAATATATCGCCAGAGTGGAACAGGGGAGAACTCAACTGAAAGCAGAACATCTACCACCGATCGCCCGTTTGCTGCGCTGCTTACCCGAAGAATTGACCGATCGGCATTTAACGGAGGATTGATGGCTGTCACCTGGGAATATAAAACGCTGCCAGATGTATTTTCTCCCTTTAATCCAGCCGATCGCCTGAACAAGGAGGGTTCACAGGGATGGGAGTTGGTTTGTGTCACTACGGATTATTTTGTCTTCAAGCGCCCTAAGATAGTGCCTGACAGCCAACCAGAACCGGAAGAAGCTGCGTTAGACCCTGTACAAGAAAACTTAGCGTGTGTAGCCACTTACGAAGGACAGCCGATACAAGTTTTTGAGCTAATGCGTGATGGTGTTTGCATAGCCTATAAGTGGTTTGCTGGTGCCGATGTTGCCAGCGCTCAAATGGAAATTGTCTTTGTGGCTAGCCCTTTGGAAGCGTTAGAGCAAGCAAAAAAGGCGATCGACGAGGCTTTGGCAGTGCGTGGGCAAAGTAATGAGTGATTCCCCAACGAATTTTAGTTATCAGATTGCGTACGTCATGCAAAGCTGCCTTTGGGAATCTCAGAAGGCGCTTTCCCGACGATTAGAGACTGGCGACAGTCAATGTTTAGACGACCTTATCAAAGCTAATCAAGCGCTAAAAGAAATCAGCGAGGCTTGCTGCCATCTTAAAACCGCAAAACTTATCGACTCAGAAAGCGTTGGCTCTGAACTTGAAAGGTTAAGGCTAATGATAAATGAACTTGGCGGCACTGATGGTTAGCGCAAAGCCTTGTATCTAGGGCATGATTGGATAATGCCAATTTAATTAGAAGGTTTTTGGGTGGCTCAAAAGTTCCCTTACGAGAAGGCATCATCAATACTGGCAGAGGCAGAACTGTTTGGCGATGATGCTACTGCTAAACGTTGGGGCATCACAAGCCGAACCATCTACAATTACAGGGGAAGATCTGCTTCAGATCCTAAACTTTCCGAATCTTTCACCCTTAAAAAGCGCATCCTTATGATTGACTGGCAATCAGACGCTACCAAGACAATTAAGGTGGGCTTGACTGAACTCAATCGTCGGATGCCTCTTGCTGCTACTGAAGAGGATGCGAAAGTTATTCATGCGATCGCTGGAGCTTGCAAGATTGTTGGAGAACTCAAAATAGCGTATGAGGCATTAAGTGAGCCTGTCGATCATCAGTCGAGTCAACACGCTTAAGGGACTGCGAGACAAACGCAGACGACAGCAACCTAGCCACATCTCAAAAACGCTAGAAATTGACGTGCCTGAATGGGCATCGCCTCTACTTGCCCCCTCTCGCTACAAAGGGGCACACGGTGGCAGATCAGGCGGCAAGTCTCACCACTTTGCAGAGCGCTTGGTTCAGAGAATGGTTGAGGATAGTAACCTGCGATCGGTGTGCATCCGTGAGATCCAGAAGTCGCTGAAGTTTTCGGCTAAAGCACTGATTGAGAACAAGATTCAAGCGTTAGGAGTCTCCCATCTTTTTGAAGTCTTGACGACTGAGATCCGGCGCAAAGATGGACACGGCATCATCATCTTTCAGGGGATGCAAGACCATACAGCAGACTCGATTAAGTCATTAGAAGGCTTTGGCATTGCCTGGGTAGAAGAAGCGCAAAACTTAAGCGGTCGATCGCTCTCCCTGCTGCGTCCAACCATTCGTGCCCCTGGTTCTGAGATTTGGTTTACTTGGAACCCTGATCAACCTACGGATGCCGTTGATCAGTTTTTTAGAGGGGATGAAGGCTTACCAAAGGGTGCGATCGTTGTTGAAGTGAACTACTGCGACAATCCGAAGCTGCCACAAGAGTCGCTCGAAGAAATGGCGATCGACCGGGCACGCGATCCTGATTATTACCATCACGTTTGGATGGGTGGCTATAACGTTAAATCTGAGCTACAGGTACTCAGCGGCAAATGGAAGATTGATGAGTTTGAGCCGATGCCCGATTGGGATGGGCCGTACTTTGGTGGAGACTGGGGCTTTGCTGCTGATCCAACAGCAGCAATTAAGCTATGGATTAACGATCGCCGTCTTTATGTTGAGCGCGAATCATGGGCGATCGGTCTTGAACTTGACAAGATTGCCGATCGTTGGATGCGCGACCTTCCAGGCATTGAGCAGCACGTAGTTAGGGCTGATAGCTCAAGACCTGACACGATTAACTTTGTCAGACGCACGGGCATTCCTAAGCTGGTTGGGGCTGAAAAGTGGCAAGGGTCGGTTGAGGACGGGATTGCTTTTCTAAGAAACTTCGATCAGATTATTGTGCATCCGCAATGCCCTAAAACCATTGAAGAATGCAGACTGTATAAATACAAGACCAATGCCGCTGGTGACATACTGCCTGCGATCGTGGATAAGTTTAACCACTGTTGGGATTCTGGAAGATACGCTCTATCGCCACTGATCAAAAACAAGAAAAATGCACGGCATAGACCGATCGCCGCTGTTTCTTACGCCACTTATTAGCACCAGAGTAAAATTGCATCATGAAGGCAAAAAAGTAGTTGGCGGAAGGATTGGAGACAAGAGAACCTCGACTACTATGAGGGACTGAATCTGTTCGATTATTGGATTGGCCCCAAGGTTGACGAGAACGACCCCAATGCTGAAGAGTTTAATGCGGCGATCGAGCGGGTTTCTCAAACCAACAACCTGATCCGCAACTGCATCGATCGCCATGTACGTGCGCTGATTGGTCGCTTCCCTAACTGGTTTTTTAAGGACGAAAGCGGCGATCGGGTGGAGACTGAACCGGAAGAAGGCACGAAGGAGAAGCGCCAACTCAGCGGCAACTGAAGCCGAGTTATTGATACAGACGGTGGATCGATCGCATTCAGTCTTTGAGTCAAACTCAAGAAGCAGACATGGGCGATCCCTTTAAGAAGGCTGTCAAAGATTTAGCAGTAGCAGGCGAGGCATATTTAAGGATCTGGACTCCGAAGCGGTTTGAGAATGCCGATGATCCGATTCGTCGTGTTGCCATTCACTCGCCTGATATGGGAGCGATCGAGCTTATCTATGATGCTGATAAGTTTCTAGAGAAAATTTACTACCGCTATCAGATAGACAACGTTGACTTTATTGAGTCTCAATTATTGACGAGGTGACAGGCGAGACTGTCATCCAAACTCTAGACTCAAATGAGAAACAGGCTTCTAGATGATGAAGAGATCCGCTTGAATCTAGGCGGGCGCTACACCGTCTATAAGATGTCTGCACCATCATTGATCACTCAATCAGCGAGAGACGCGCAGAGCGCTGCTAACTTTGTCCTCACGATGCTCATGCGGAATCTGGAACAGGCAGGGTTCTTAGAGCGAATCATCCTGGGCGCTCAACCACCGGGGCACTGGGATGAAGTGAATGGTGTCAAGACTTTCGTGCCTGATAACAACTTTAAGATCGGAGTTGGGCAAACCGCATTTATCCAGGGCACACCGAACTTTGATGCTGAAGATAATATAACGGGCTACTCTAACCCCTCGGTAAATTATCGAGAACCTGTGAACGTTGAAACGTTTGAGCGATCGCACGTTCTCGCTACCTCCATCATCTATCACCAGATGGGGCAAGGACATCTGTTAGCCACTGACCTCAACATGAGTGGTATTGCCAGAGTGCAATCTAGACAGGACTTTGACACCACGCTAGAAGAACACCGGAACACGGTGCAAAGCGCGATCGGTGGGATTCTCGGCGCTGCCCTGATGCTGATGGTGGATAACCCAGAAGCCTATGAAGGCTTAGACGTAGCCGTACAGTTGCGCCTGAGTACGTCTAGCCCATTGCCTGAGGAAAGGAGAGAGAACCGTGAAGATTATGCGGCTAAACTACGATCGCGCTCCACGGCAATGTCAGCAGCAGGCATAGAGGATACGGATGCGGAGCAGCAACTTATTAAGGATGAGGCATCAGAAGAAAACGCTGCTACTACGCTGACCAGTCTGGCCACGTTAGGTCAGATTGACAATCAGCAATTAATCTTGGCGTTGCAAGAGCTTGGCTTGATTCCAGCAAGCGTGACACCTAGCGATCCAAACAGACCACTAAACCCAGGAGATGCTAATGGCGATCGAGCCGCAGAGACAGCTATCTGATGAAGAACAATTAATCCAAATGGGTCAGAAGCTTCAAGAAGACTTGATGGCTTTCCGAGAGCGACTTGAACCGTACTGCACCAAAAAATCTCTTATACAAGGCAATTTTTCTGCCTTTAACGCTCCTCTTTTTGAATCTCACCGCTTAATCTCGCTCGTCTGTAATTTACTAGCTGCCCACTTCTTTCTAAAAACTAGACGCGATGACTGATCAACCACTAAAACCCTGACAACAATGAAAAAGCAGCAGAAAGCTAACTTCAGTCTTGAGTCAATGATCGATCAAGCTTTGTCGATCCGAAGGGAGCTTTCACGTTTCTCAAACGCTCTGGACTGGTATTGGCTACAGAAAACTGATCTTATCAAGCATCATGAACTTCTTTATCCTATTGTCGGTGCTGAACGGGATAACTTAGAAAAGTCAATGCATATGCTGAACAGGCTTGCGCGTGTGCTAGAGGCTCATAGGTTGTTAAATGAGACGCAATCCAAACCTGCTGTGAATCCTGATAACAATGCACAACAGCAGTCGGAAACAACTAAAGCCAAATGGATACCCATAGAGGAGCAAAGCCCTGAGAACCAGCAAAGAGTTTTAATTGCTTATCGAGATGGTGCAAAAGTAGAATGCGTCTCTGGGACTTTTGAACTGGGTTTTGCAAAGTATCCCAATGGCTTCACCCCCGACGATCGCGACTGGGAGATTGACGCGATCGCGTGGATGCCACTACCGGAGTATCCCTAATGTCAACCGAACCACAACCAACAATTAAACCAGTGGGTCAACCTATTTCACTCGTCAAGTCGCAACCGACGAACGATCGCGGTGAAGTTGTCCTGACTCAAGGCGATGTGAACCGGGCGATCGCTGAAGGTGACAAAGAGATTGCGCAATACATTGATGCGGCAAATCGTTAGCCACATGAAGATGAGCAAGATATACACGGCGATGAGTATTGGGTTGTTGAGTCTCAGACTGACCTTAAAGTTTGGGAAGCTTCAGGCTGGGAGATTTGGGGCATTGAAGAAGCAAAACCTGGAGTAGTTCAAATAACAACAAGAAAGATCACATCAGCTTTTTCCGAGCTTAGGGTTCTATTTTGTTCGGTTTCTATAATCAGTAAATACCTCCAAAACAAAAACAAGGTCAACAAAACTTTCTCAGTAATTGAAGGCTATGGCAAGTCTAGCTATCTTGCTAAAAGCAAATACGGGCTGAAGTCAAACCCGTATAAAGCTGCCAATCACTCGATCGCTCTTGCAAAAGCAATTACGGTTTGCCCTGACGATGACGAGGTAGAAACCATTCACTTCAATGGAGAGTGTATCTATGCCCGTACGGTATATCCTTTTAACTTGTTGCTATGACAGCGCAACTCATTGGTGACAATCAAAATCGAAGAGGTCTAGTGCGATGGTGAGGATTAGCGATCGCATAGCTAAGTTCAGCATCAACCCAGGCAAGTGGAACCCATTCAAGCTTACGATGAGGCATTACTACAATGTGCACATCTTTGCTGACAATGAGGCGATGTGGGCTTTTGGTGCAAAGGTGTCAACGCATGACAGAGATAAACATGGTGGCTACGGTGCTTTAACGGTCCCCGTGTGGCGCGAACGTTATACAAACGATGGGCAAATTGTAAAAGCACCCAAGATTGGCGATGTCCTTTCAGTAAGGAAAGGTTGGGATCTGAGTGTATCAGCCACGAGTCAGTACATCTAGCCACTAGCTATTTGAGAGTAATCGATCGCCTCAAGCTTGGCGAACAAATAGACAATGACGAGGAACTGTTAGCTTATTGCGTTGGTAGCTGTATGCGGCAAATCGTTGATCATCTCTACAAGTGAAATACTTTAATGGACTTTAATGATCACGGAACTCATTGGTGGCACTCGCACGACACTGGAATACGTCAAGACTCTAGGGCATTCCGCAATGCTCAGAGCAAACGGTTTGTCGATCGCGCTACCGTCCTGCAAGTCGTAGACGCAGAAGCGCAACGTACCGCCATCCAACTGCAAGGGCATACCCGCCTCATGGCATCGGGAAAAATTAGCCTCTCTGAATGGCAGGAGCGCATGGCAGCTAGCGTCAAGAGTAGTCATTTACGTCAAGCCCTTATGGGCAGTGGTGGCAAGCTCCAGATGACTCAACAGCAGTATGGTTTTGTCGGGGCAAGGTTAGCAAAAGAGTATCAGGCGATCGACCAGTTTGCTCAAGCTTTGGCGAGAGGAGAAGTTACTGAGAAGCAGGCACTTGCGAGAGCATCACAGTACGGGCGATCGACCGCGCTATCATTCCATCAAGCCGAGAAAACAACAAAAATTAGAGATGGCTTCGTGGGTAAGCGCAGCCTTGATCCACAGGCTCAACATTGCCCCGAGTGCCCCATCTACAGCACACAAGGTCAGTTTGTACCTGCTGCCGAGATTGTACCACTGGCACCAATTGCAGTTGCTCAGGGCGATGCCGTTGTTTCATAGCCTGGCGCAAACCGTGATCGCTTAGTATTGATAGCAGCAATCTTTAGCAGGTTAGCAATGAATGACATCCTGAGCCAAGCCTAGCTAGTGAAGTGTTAAAAGAAGAAGGTTTTGTGATGCCGTCAAAGCCAGAGAGTGCACCAGTTTTGACAAATGAAACTGCTAGAGCGTGGCTCATTCAACACGTTGCCGATCGCTTCAGTTTGGATGGCGACACTGCCAAAGCGAAAATTAAAACATGGCAAGACGAAAGAAACGCTGAAACCAAAGCCCATCTTTTAGAGTACGGGAAAAGTATTCCTGGTGGCATTCCTGATTCTGTGACCCGTGAATTAGAAGTCATAGATCATGAAGATTCATCGGCTTTGATAGTGAGCTTAGTCAGAACTGGTCAACGTGAATTTTACTTGGAAGGCGAAAGGTTATGCGATCGCTGGGTCTAACAAGCGATCGCTCAATAACGATCCAAATCAACTCTATCTGCTTAAGATCGCCATCTCATAGCGCTTAGGGCATAATGTTTATAAAGCTCTTGACAACTTACCCGACACATGGATCTTCAAGCCGCTCTTGCCGCCATTCAAAACTGTGATGCTTTGCCTAACCGTGCCGATATTTATGCGGCTGTAAGTAGTGAGATTGGCAAAATAAAGCCGACTTGAAGAGGAGCGCGATCGCGTCATCACTTCCAAGGCTGAAATCTTAAACGAGAAAAAGAAGCTGCAACAAAAGTCTGAGCAGTTGCAAAAGTTGTTGGATGAAACAGTGTCCACGTGGCAGAAGGTGAGACGTCGAAGAGAAATTAGCAAGATTAAAGACCTCACCACAAAATTACTGAGGCAGAGGCAGCACGCACCACCGCAGAAACAAAGCTGGCTGAAACTGAGGCGAAGATGGGCAACCTTGAAAAAGGTTTAACCTATGAGCGTATTGCTTCAAAAGTTGGAACGAATGCAGATGCATTGGCGACTTTAATCAATCTACCGAGCGATCGCTTCCTGATTGAAGACAATGATGTTTTTGTTCTTGATGAGGCGAAAACAAATAAAAAGCCTTTAAGAGAACACGCTCAAGGGCTAGGGTAGTTGGGTAGAAAACGCTTTGTTCCCTGTAGTAGCTGCACCGACTGGCAACGATCCAGCACCCCGACGAACACCATCAGCGCCACCAACGGAACTGAAAAAAGAGGTTAATGCTAATACTATTCTGGCTAGCACTTTTACGGGTCCTCCCAAAAAGAAGACGGCATAGTTGCGCTTTTCTAAACTTGGGTTACATTAGTCTCAGATGAGACTGTATTGAAAAATCTAACGGTTACTGTGTAGCCAAAGTATTTGCTCTGTGAGCGCACCAGACCCTTTGTGAGGGGAAGGATTCAACCCCTATCCCACACAAAGGGTTTCTTTTATGCGTCCTCGCGTTTTAGCCAAGTCATTCGATCGGGTATCGCCTGCATGGTCAGGCACTCCGCAACATCAACCAAAAGTTCTTGTTCCAGGTGGCGCATTCTTGAATGCTGCTGCTTTTACTGCGTCTAGTAATGCGATCGTCGTTACCGTTGGTGCCAATGCTGCACAGGGCGCAACCTCCGTCACAGTCACAGCGCTAACTGATAACCGTGCTGAAACGACGAACACAACCATTCTGATTCCGGCTGGCACACTTCTAGACTTCACTGGCGCAGGCAAGTATGCCAAGACGACTGCCAACGCGATGAAGGGCGCAACCACGATCGCCGTTGAAGCACTGCCACAAGCCTTAGTCGCTGCTGATACCGCTAGTTACAACCCATCAGGTAGCCGATCGCTTTATGTGGAAGCGGGCACTTTAATTGGTCGCACCTATGCCGAGCGTGATGCAGGTATTGGCTACGGTCCTGCTGATGTAACCACACCAGATGACGAGATCCACATCCTCTTTTTCGACGTGCATAACGCCTTTGACGATCCAGAGTGCGAAATGTACATGGCGAAAGCTGGAAACGTTGTCTATGAAAACTTTCTGCCGAATTGGGCAAGTCTTCCCACGCCTCAAAAGACCTGGATTCGAGCAAATTACAACTGCCTCAAAGGGCAAGCATAGGAGGACTTGATCAATGGATATTTGGAGCTTGATGCGTGAGTTGATCGAATCGGATGAGCCGATGGCGATCGCTCGTAACCCAATGGTGCAATTTGGTACGGAGCAACGGCGTTACTTAGGTGCAACCCTACTGCCTGACGGTTAGTGCCATCTAACGAATTTACCGAAGATCGGATCGTTTATTCAGTGTCGTAGCCAATGACGGCACCCGCTATTCAGAGCCACAACTAAAAAGGGCGAATTGCTTGGTAGCTTCTCAGTGAGACTGGGTGAGATTGACATTGCGAGACAGTTGACTGGCAAGGATTTTCGACAATATAAAATGAGTTGCTGCTAGCGACCCTGTAGCAGCCTAAACGAGCGCTGATCAATTGGATCAATACCGCTTGCAATCCTGGCAATGATCGAAAAGGCAGAAGCGCAGCGCTGGCAAGGGATTTGTAACGCTTCGATCACGATTTCCCAATTGGATGAAGTAGCCGTATGAGATTCCTATCTCTAATCCGGCTGGGACATCCGCATCACCATCCAGGTGGCACGACAGCAAACCCCGCAGGCTGGTACGAAACAGACGGCACCTACGATCCGTTTGAAGATATTTTCAACCAGGTTGCGTTGTTATCTGACAAGGGCTATCAGGTTAACCGAATGATTGGCGACACCCAGATCCTTTCAGCAATGGCAAAAAACCCTGCTGTTAAAGCAGAAAATGGGATCACTAGCGATCAACAATGGTGCCTTTACATCTCGCGTGGGTTGGTTGATGCCGCTTCCATCAACGCTTACTTGACTGGCAACATGGGTCTGCCACCGATGGAGCTTTATGACCTACGATACCGCGATCAAATTAATACTCACTTCTTCAAGCCGCGTGGTTCTCTCGTACTTTGTGCTGCCACGGGACGAACCGAAGAGTTTGCAACGGGCACTGATGGTAATGAGTTTGAGATTGTCGAAGACACACTAGGCTACTACGCGATCGGCACTGCCGTTGGGGAAGATCGCCCCGGTCGTGTGATTCGGGCACGGTCTAGCAACATGAAACCTGTGGGCTTAGATGCTCAGGGCTTTGCTACAGCCTTCCCGGTCATTCAGGAACCGGAAAGCGTTGCTGTGATTAACGTTCAAAAGCCAGTAGCAGCTTAGGAGGTTAAGTGAAAACGACCTTAGACAGAAGCTACGGGTGGAAAGGTCAGTTTTACCCAGCAGGTGAGGCTGACATTCCTGATGATTTAGCAGAAGCGCTGGGGCTAACGATACAACCGATCGCCCCAGTCGAAATCCCTACAACTGAGGAGGCAACACCATCCATCGAAGTTCAGGAAGAAATAGAACCACCGCAAGCCATCGCAATCAATACGGCTACGGCTGAAGCGATCGCTGATGGTTTAAGCGGTGTTGGGCTAAAGGTAGCAAGGCAACTTGTCATGCTACGGAATACCCGACCCGATCAACGCTTCACTAGTATTGATGATTTGAAAACCATCAGTCGTGTTGATTGGGATGCGTTAGCCCCTCAAATTTCGTTTGACTAAGAGGTGATGCGATGGGTGAGGCTTTGAGTGCCAAACAAGGGCGATCGGCGTGAGTTGGGGAAAATCAAAGCTCTTAAAGCAGCGATCGTCTGACTAAGTGCTGCTGTACCGAGCAACGGTACCACCCGATCCATAGGTACTGTACTCACCATCACATCCAGAGACAACATTGCCACTACCGTCCGTCTGCCCTGTTTTGATCAGCTTCTCGTATTTGGTGATGTCTTCCAGCATGGTTTGAATGCGACTAATAAAGTCTGAGCCTCTAGCTCAATCGATCGCTGCTAACGTTCGGCTCTAGTGAAAACAGCTCGAAACCCAGTTTCAGGGATCGAGCATAACACTGAAACAATTTGAGTGATTTCGTCAGTATCAAGCATGTTTTGAAGTCCTTTTGTTGATGCGATCGTAACCGCAAATGTCTTTTCCCGCTTGCTAATGCCATTACAACTTAACGGCAAAATATTGAGACGCTCTCTAGCGATACAGGCCATATACCTGGCTGATGTCGTAGCGCTTGGCTCACCAACCTCATCACGCTTGCAACAGGGGTGGCGTACTCTTTATCGTTGGACTGGCATATTACGCTACGCGGCACCAGCATCCTCAACATCACGAACCAGACGATCGAGTTGCTGGATGGCAGATTTAGCGCTAACGAATCCAGCACGATTAACTTTGGGGCCGTATCAACCTACTTAGGGCAGACCGTTTACAGTGGCGGCTGTCAGCTTTTAATTTCTCGGAATAACGATGAGGGTGGATCGGCAAGCGACAGCTTGTTGAGCTATACGACAGGCAGCGATCGCAGCTCAACCGCATCTAAAATAAATATCTACAATTCTGTTGTTTCGATCAGGGCTGGTAGTAATCGCTCGAATCTTTTCGTGTCCGCCATTTATAATTCGCTGCTTTATGTTGATTCTACGGACAATGGCAGCCTGGGGTCTTTTTGTTTCTTGCAAGGTAATGGAGTCCTGGCAGGCACAAAATTCACACGATTAAGTATTGAGTTGGCAGGCTCAAACATTCAGGTAAGCGGCTTTGAAACCGTTTTGCCAAAGTATGCCTTCTTGAACTACACAGGAGTTCGGCAAAGCTTTTCGGGAGTGTCGAGCCTCACATCACTGACTATGATTCTATGTGCAGATAATTCACGATCGATTTGTGGACTCCTTTGTTTCCCTGACAAAGGGGCACATCAATCTGTTGGAAGTCCTGTACAACAATCAAGACAGTTAGCGAGCAGAGGATCAGAATCCAGTACGAGCGGCTCTCCTGTCCAGATGCTATATTGCCTATGCTGGGCGCACAAATATAGTAGCGTGACAGTCGCAGATGGTAATTTTAATTGCTCTTTGGTTTGGCAAGAACAAACTAACGGGTAATCCAGGGGGAGCCAGCTTTTTTGCGGAACCACACCGATCGCTGACTATTCGAGCTACATCAGAGAGGTGCGATCGTACCTGCATCTAGGGATATTAGAAAACCTCACGATCAATTCTCCACTCGGCACGATCGCCCAACCTTTTTCACTGGTCTGACTATTGATAGCGGCATCACGCAAACCAATACAACAACGGTCGGCGCGTACTCAGGC